GGTGCAGGGTGCCATTTCCCAAACCACATCATGCTCATTCGATCACCACTCCGTGCCGTATCGATCCGCCGAGTATGACGGTGTGCTCCTGAACGAGCTTTACGAAGCAATCCACGCAGACCACGTGCATCTCCCTTTCCAACGCAGCGCGAATTCTCGTGCCACCATCTGTTCGGCCTGTAACCGCTCAGAAATTGCTTTTGCCTTCGCCCAGTCCTGTTCTTTGCTGATGCCGTCTTCGTATAAGAATTTAAATACAGGCTTGTCGCAAACTTCGCAGCGGCGATTGAGTTTGCCAAGGGCTATATCTTCCTCGACCATAAGCTCCAGCCCCTTCATCGCGTCCGCTGGAGATATGTCCTTGTCGTCGTACATGATGCCGTAGATTGCGTGCCGCTTTGGACCGCACAGGACTTGTAACATGTGGATCATTTTTTAGACTCGCCTGTTTTATCGAATTTTTCGACGTACATAAATTGCGGCTTGGGGGTGAACGAACTCAGAACCTCGGCCATCTTGTCCACCGGCCAGTCAGACTCGGTCAACATTTCAATCTGGACCTTGCCCTCATGGTTGGGGTCGTGCTCCATATCAAAATCGCGAATCGTTTGCAAAAATGACTGCAACAATTCGTTGGGCAAAGTTGCGGCAAAAACGATCTTAACCATTCTCTTCTCCGGGATACTTCTTTGGCTCACTCCCTACTTCTGGCACTCTCATGGGAGATGGTTCACTCTCTCGTTTGGGCACTCGCTTCATTGATGGTTCACTCTCTGGTCTTGGTGCTCGCCGTGATCGCTGGTTCACTCAGGCACATTGGTGCTCGCGTTGGAGATGGTTTCACTCCCTGATTCTGGTACTCTCCCGTGGTGCGGTTCACTCCTACACTTTGGTACGCTCTCTTTGAATGGCTCACTCCCAAACTCTGGTACTCTCCTCAAATTTGGTTTCACGCCGATTCTCTGGTGCTTCTCTCGATGTATGGTTCACTCCCGTGCGGTGGTGCTCGCTTTGATGATGGTTCACTCCTTGACGCTGGTGCTCGCGTGATAATTGGTTCACTCACTCATCTGGGTGCCCTCTGGTACACAGGTTCACTCGCTGGCTTTGGTACTCGCATTAAAGCTGGTTCACTCGCTTAATGTGGTGCTCGCAACAATTCTGGTTCAACTCCTGCCTCGTGGCGCTCTCTTGGGACTTGGCTCACTCCCTTGAATTGGTACTCGCATGCCTAGTTGGTTCGCTCAGGTACTATGGCACCCGCTTCACGTATGGCTCACTCTGCTCTTTTTGGCACTCTCTTCGACCGTGGTTCACTCCTGCACTATGGTGCTCGCCGGTTGTCTGGTTCACTCCAACACATTGGCGCTCTCCCACCACTAGGTTCACTCAGTGACACTGGTACTCCCACGCTTCTTGGTTCACTCACTGATCTGGGTGCTCTCGCGATGTTTGGTTTTCACTCCCGTAAGATGGTCCTCTCTCCGATGATGGTTCACTCTTGTACTCTGGCACTCGCAGCGATGTTGGATTCACTCCAGATCATTGGTACGCTCCCACCACTGGGTTCACTCTTTATTCTTGGCACTCTCCGGATTTCTGGTTTCACTCTCTACTCTTGGTGTTCACTCGAACTCTGGACTCTTGGTGCTCACTCGAACTCTGGTTCACTCTTCTTTTATGGTGCTCTCCGCAATCATGGTTCACTCACCATGTCTGGCACTCTCCCAATTTATGATTCACTCCCTCTTTATAGTGCTCTCCAGTCGCTTGGATTTTTATTTTTCCCCGCGCTTGCGCAGTTCGTCTTCGTACTTTTTGAGCGCAGGCAGCAGGCCATCCACCAGATCGGCGTGGGGTGGCGCGATGAAGTGGATGTGTCCTTCGAGGTGCGAGAAGGCGTAGGGAAAGGGCGGCAGCTTCTGGTGATGCACGAAGTAGGCCACCATATGGTAATGCGCTAAAAACAGTTTTACCGCGTAGCGCCGTGCCCGCGCATGGATGTGGGCCGGGGGCAGCTTGCCCACGCTGTACGCCTTGTAGGCATCGGTTTTCTTGTTAACGCTGGTGGCTCTCTCTTTGGCCAGATCGGCAAACTTCAGGGCTTCATTCCACTCTGCTTCCTGTTTCTTTCTGGTGACGAAGACTCTGCCGTAGATGTCGTTGTCGTTGGACTGCACCTTGACGAACGACTCGCCCAGCTTAAAGGCGCACAGGGTTTTGAGTGAAGCGTTGTAAGGCCGCTTGGTTTTCTTCTCCCACTTCATATCCGGGTTCAGTCCAGCAAACGACCAGATATGTCCTGCCGTTTCGCAGCGGCTGATATCGATGTTGGCTTCCAGCCCTGCCGCGATCACCGGCCCGATTCCGCAGATCGACTTCGCCCAGACCGCGACCGGCTGGCCGTCGGTCCACTTATCCAGAGCGCGTTTGACCTGATTCTCCAGCATCTCGCTCTGTACTGCGAACCAGTCAATCACGCTGTGCGGCTCATCGCCTTTGTCCAGCGTGCGTACCTGATGCGCAGCGGAAATACGGTTGTGCTGCATGATGTAATACGCGTCTACCAGAAACCGCGCTTCGTGGGGTGACAGGGTGACGGCTGCTTTGGCTAAATCTTTCGTGAGCCGTTTGAGCGGCTCCATGGCTTCAATGATCGGCGTGGTGCTCATCTGATTTTCACTCCTGAACGATGGTGCTCTCTACGATTTTGATTCACTTCTCCGCTCTGGTGCTCCCTCACAGCTTGGTTCGACTCTCATCATATGGTGCTCTCTGGATTTCTGGTTCACTCTCGTCTTCTGGTGCTTCTCCGATTTGATGGTTCACGCCCTTTTCATGGTGCTCTCCGCTATGTTTGGTTCACTCTTAGCCTATGGTGCTCGCATACCTTGTGGTTCACTCGCATCTCTGGGCGCACTCTTCAGTATCGGTTCACTCCCTACTTCTGGCACTCGCTTTGTTGATGGTTCACTCACTCGTCTTGGTGCTCGCGGCATGATTGGTTCACTCCAGTTCAGTGGCGCTCTCCACGATCATGGTTGCACTCTGGCACATTGGCACTCTCCTTGACGTTGGTTCACTCCCACTCCGTTGGTGCTCCTCCGCTTTCTCGGTTCACTCTTCCACTGTGGTGCGGCTCACTGACGCTGGTTCACTCCTCAACTATGGTGCTCTCCTCTGTACGGTTCACTCATTAACCTTGGCACACTCCTCGATGATGGTTCACTCTTCATCTTCTGGCACTCGCCGGTTATCTGGTTCACTCATCGATTTTGGTGCTCGCGCAAGAACTGGTTCACTCTGTCCTTTTGGTGCTTTCCGTTTCATTGGTTCGCTCAGGTACTATGGCACTCGCGTCACGTATGGCTCACTCCAGCTAAATGGCACTCTCACTTCCTTTGGTTGGTACTCCTTAATCATGGCACTCTCATTCTTCATTGGTTCACTCGGGACTCCCGGTACTCGCATAGCTCATGGTTGTATTTCCGCTCCCAGACTTTGGCGCTCGCGGAATGTCTGGCTGGACACTCCCGACCCTTGGCACTCTCCATGAATTTGGTTCACACTCGTCTCTTGGCACTCTCTCCTGATTCGGTTCGCTCTGAGTAGTTGGCGCTCGCAATTACTTCGGCTCACTCCACATTACATGGTGCTCGCATCATGTATGGTTCACTCTCGATGCGTGGCACTCGCGGCAAATATGGTTTCACTCTCAACCCTTGGCGCTATCACTTGACATGGGTTGCACTCTTGACTTTCGGCACTCGCAACATCATTGGTTTTCACTCCTCACCTCTGGCACGCTCATGCTCATCGGTTCACTCCCAGACTTTGGCGCTCGCGCTACTCGCTGGTTCACTCGCCGGATATGGCACGCTCCCGTAATTTGGTTTCCACTCGGAGTTCATGGCACTCTCAGCCTTCGTGGTTGCACTCAACTCCTATGGTGCTCTCGCTGTTTGTGGTTCACTCATGAACCTTGGCACTCTCCTTGCACTTGGTTCACTCCCCGGATATGGCACCCTCACAAACTCCGGTTCACTCATGGGTTTTGGTGCTCACGCCGTAGTCGGTTTCACTCCCGTATTTTGGCACCCTCTGTAGAGTCGGTTTCACTCACTTTTCCGGGCACGCTCAAGCACTCTGGTTTTCGCTCACCACCTTTGGCACTCTCATCAGATTTGGCTGCACTCACCTTTCTTGGCCCTCTCAGCAGACTTGGTTTTCCCACTCTTGTTTCATGGCACGCTCCCACATATTGGTTCCCACTCATCTACATTGGCACGCACGTCGTATTTGGTTCACGCTCGATATTTGGCACCCTCAGAGGATATGGTTGGCACTCCCGTACTTTGGCACTCTTCCCAGCGTTGGTTCACTTCCCTCTTTCTGGTGCTCTCCCAATTATTGGTTCACTCTTCAATCATGGCACTCGCGCTGGATGTGGTTCACTCGTCCTTCATGGCACGCTCGTCCTGCCCGGTTCACTCATTGATCATGGCACTCGCAATTAGTATGGTTCACTCCCAAACTTTGGCACGCTCACAACTATTGGTTTTCACTCTCAGGCTCTGGCGCTCTCATACCCATTGGTTCACTCGGGAATTTTAATTCCACGTTGGTTCAAATAGAACATCGCCACCGAACTAATTTCCGACATAATCTGCATCACTTCTATCTTCTTTTCGTCGCGATACTCGTCAACCGTCTTCGACAACGCTTCACTCAGGAAAATGTTGGGCGACAACGCGACCGTTTCCCACGCTCTATCGATGGCCTTGTGACTCACAGAGGCGTACTCCTCAATATCCCGAAGGAGTGCCCGTAGCTCATCCGTGCTCCAATCCTTAAGCACCGGGAACAGGGCGACCACGTCTCCCAGCCCCAGCACCGTTTTGAGCCTGTCGCTGGCCTGCATCAGTTTTTCCTGTAGTTCTTGCGCTGCCGATCCCGGATCATCCCGTTCGCGAAGTCGGCCATCTTATGCAGCAGGCTGAAGAGTTCCGGCTCAGCGTTGAGCAGTTCCACGAGGTCTTCAGGGGTGACTTTGCGCAGTTTGCGTTCACCCTCAAAACGGAGCATGGATGCGCAGTAGATGCAGATACTGAAAGAGGTGTTGGTCGGAACCCAGTCGTCCTGCTTGGCAGGAGGGGTGTCAAATTTGGCGGGGGTGAGGCCGTCGAGCTTGTGGCCGCAGACGGGACAGGGAGACTGCTTCAGATGTACGGCGTCCCCAACGAAGACGTGACGCGGCATCCTACTTTTCGTCCCCTTCTTCGCCGTAAAGCTCTTCCTCGGCGTCGTTCAGTTGCTCGCAAACCTCGGACGCCTTGTAGGGGATGAGGAAGCCTCCATCCACGGCTGACTGGCCATCGGTAAACGCAGAGCACGCTTTTCCGTCCTCGCTTGCCTTGACTACCGCAAATGCGATGTCGCTGCCAATACGGACGTAGAAGCCTTCATGCAGTTCGATCATGGGCATGGGGGATTGCCCTCCCGGCTATTTCTTCTTTCTGAAGAATACGTACTCTACGATAATCTGGCTCGTTTTGCCAATGCCGAAATGATCCAGAACCTTCGCGCCGGGGTGACGCCTGCCGTTGTAGATGTCCGAAATGTATGCCGGGGTGACGCCAATCGTGGCCGCGAATTCACGGAGGGACTGTGCCCCCTGTTCGGCCTTCATGATGTTGAGTACCTCAGCCTCGGTTAAGGTGTTGGCCACTTTTGTCGCCCTCGTTTGCTGTTTTCTTACTACCGCCGTTTGTCCCATACTTCAAGAATAAAACCACCCGGTTTCAGTGTCAACACAAGTAAGCGTATGGATGCGTAAATACGCTTGACATGTTAGGGACGCCGTCCTAGACTGGCCTGCATGGTCGCACCAACCCCTGTGCTGATCGTTAGCGACGCTGTGTCCGCAGGAACAGGATTGGGCCGAATTGCTGGCGAAATCGCTATACGAGCTGACGCGAATCTTAAAGACGTTTGCCGCATCGCCAGCTTTGGCTATGGTGGCCCCGGATCACAGAGATTTAAATTTCCCCAGTACGCAGTTGAAGGCATGGCCGACTTTGTCCTCCCTACGCTTCCCGAGGTCTGGGCGGACTGGGCCGGTAAACAGGCGGGCGTCATTCTCTTTGTCTGGGACGCCGGTCGTCTCGGCTGGTTCTCGCGGCCCAACGTAATGTGCGGGGTCGAACCTCTGAAGCAATTTCTCACCTCCGCCAAGATCGAGCGCTGGATTTACAATCCGGTCGATGCTGAAGGGCCGCATGACACGCTCTCCTACCCGCTCGTCCAGAGCCTTCTAGGCTTCGACCGTATTCTGGCCTACGGACAGTGGAGCGAAGACATCATCCGCCGCTCTCTGGGGAACGAGCGTTCACAGGAAAGAGACTTAGGATCGATCCCGCACGGCATCGACCCTGCGATCTTCTACCCCCGCGACCGGAGCGAGGCGCGTAAGAACTTCACGTCGCTGACTGGCTGCGGCAACCTGCGTGGCACAACGCCGCCACCGATTCGGGAGGACGAAATCCTGATCGGCGCGGTCGCCACCAATCAGGCCCGCAAGGACTGGGGACTGTGGGCGGAGATTTGCGAGATGCTCCTCCATCGTCATCACCCCAAGGCGAGATTCTGGATTCATACCGACAAGATGGAGAACTACTGGTCGCTCTTTGCCCTGCTGGTGGACTTCGGACTCGCTGACACTGCCATGTTCTCGCTGGGCTATCTGGACGATGACGAAATGGCCCAAGCTTACTCGGCTTGCGATGTCACCCTTGGGATCGGAGCGGGTGAGGGTTTTGGCTATCCGATAGCCGAGAGCTTGTTTTGTGGCACACCCTGCATTCACGGAAAATACGCAGGCGCAGTTGATTTTGTAGACCAAGACCTGTTAATAAATCCAGTTCGTCTTCATTTGGAAGGCGTGTACAACTGCTACCGCCCGATCTTTGACGCTAAGGACTGGGTGGGCAGGATAGAGTATTTTCTAGGGAAGAGGGTGAATCAGCCTAGTCAACTCGACTGGAGTAACGTTTGGCCCCGCTTTGACGCGTGGTTTCGAAAAGCACTCGCAAAGCAGTAACACCTTGTTCCCCTTCAAACTGAGAAAATTTGAATTTAATTTAGAACAAAAACAAGTAAACAGACTGAATTGAAGTAAAGGAGAGTTAATGACAAAATGTCCAGTTCCTGAATGCGAGAAAGAGTTCAAGAGTAACTCTGGCTTATCGTCCCACATGGCGATGGCTCACAATCTCTTGCGAAACGGAGAGCCGCTGCCCCCAGAGGCTATTGAGAAACGTAAGGAAAACATTAAAGCGTCGCAGCTAAAGAGGCGCTCCGATAGCGGCTGGCATTCGCCCGAAGCACGGAAGAAAGCCAAGGTAGCGATCAAAGCCAGTTATGCAAAAAAGAAAAAGCTCAACACGGCGATTGACAAGGCAACCGTAAACGTCTCTTCCGATAAAGCTGCCAGACACTACGCGGCTCTTGCTCAGCAAGGTATCTTTCGTTGTCCGGAATGCATGCAAAGCCTACACCGAAAGATTGACTTTCCTACGGCAACCGAACTTGGGAAGCACCGCCGTTTCAAGCATGGCGTTCTTGGGCGCAATCACCTCAAGACTCAAGTTGCGCTGGAGCGTCGCCAAGAACAACGGATCGAACAACGAACCAATGGGGTCATCGTGAATCCGAAGGTAGCCGTGAATTCGAACGGCAGGGTTCAGTGTCCGCAATGCCCCAACACTTTTAAGGCATTGAAATTCTTGGCGGCTCACCTTAAGCGCAAACATCAGGTCGATCCACGCGGACTTCAAATCCTTCCAGCCACCACTGAGGAGCTAATACACGCCAATGGCAGCACGCAAAGAACAGCAGCCCACACAGTCCACGCAACCGAGCGGCACGGTAATTCCCATGATGCCTCGTTTGCCGAAACGATTGCAGTCGCTGATGCAGTCGGAAACATCAAAGGTTTCCTCAGCCATGCTGCGGACGAGCATGATGTCGCTCCACGCCAGTTTGCCCGCAGGGTCATTCTCGCTCTTGGCCAGCATTATTCGTCGTAGCGGACGCGGCTTCGGGGTTCCAACCTTTTGCATGTTTTGCGAAGCTGTGCCACCGAAGGAAATGCACCGCACCGACTTGCGGCGGCGCTGGCAGGCGTTACACCTAGCGATGCATATCAAGAAAGGTGACACGCCCCAAGACTTCGAAGTTCACGAAGGCGATCTCGGGAGAAGGTAAGCTTCGCATGCGCATAGGTGATAGTCCTGATCCTGAGCTAGCAGCCGCGCTGAAGGAGGTTGGCGGAAAACTAACCGCCACCCTCACCGAAGCATTCCCCACTTACGGCTTCGTCTTGCTGATCTTTCCTGATCGCGGCGCGGATACGTTTTATGTCACGTCCAATGCCAGTCGGACGGAGGCGGCAGAGGCCATGATGACGTTCATAGAGCAAGCCGCTGAACCAAGCGGCGATCTCAAAAAGGAATGAGACAATGAGGCTGTTATGCCGATGTTCAGCATTATCACCGCCACGCTTCAGCGTGACAGTCTCTTTCGTTGCTGCCAGTCCATCGAAACCCAACTGGACCTGTGGCAACACATCGTCGTCGTGGACGGCGGTCCCCTTAATTCCGATCTCCTGAATTCCATCCGGCACCCCGACCGCCAGATCGTCTGTCTGGGCAAGCGTTACGGCAATTTCGGGAACACGCCCCGTGGGATCGGCTGGCGGCTGGCGACCGGCGACTACTGCATCTATCTGGACGACGACAACTTCTTCCAGCGCTCCGACGCGCTCACCGATATCTACCGCGCTCTCGATCAGGCGCGTCCTGACTGGGCCGTCTTCCCCATCCTGCGCCATGGCCGGATTTTCTTCTCCGAAGACCCGCGCTGCTGCCATGTCGATACCGCCAACATGGTCATCAAGCGGGAGATCGCGGAGTGGCCCAACCGGGATGAGTACACGCTGGACGGCATCTTTTGTGATGCCCTCAAAGAGCGTTATTCCTATATCGCTTTCCCGGAGATTGCCCCTATTATTAACGTACCGACGAGTGGGATGGGCGTATGAACATCGAGAAGGCGTTGACGATTCCGGGTTGGATGAGCGAAACCGAGTTGCTCTGGCTGGCGCAAGCGGCAGCGAAGGTTCCCAAGGGCGGCAGCATCGTGGAGATCGGAAGCTACAAAGGGCGCAGTACATGCGCTCTGGCCGAGAACACGGAGGCGCGAGTCTACTCCGTCGATATCTGGTCCGAATGCGGTACGGATGGCTGGTACTACGACGTGTTTTGCGCCAACACCGCCCATCTAACCAACGTGCGCCCCATGAACCACGCTTCGATCTGGGCCGCTCGCAAGGCGGTCAAGCTCAGTCGGCGTTTCGACCTGATTTTTATCGACGCTGCCCATGATGAATACAACGTGCGGCAGGACATCATGGCATGGCAACCGCTGCTGGCCGAAGGCGGAACCTTCTGCGGCCACGATTACGGCTTCGCGGGCTGGCCGGATGTGAAGCGCATCGTCGATGAATTGATTCCCGGCGTCGAAGTAGTGGACACCATCTGGATCGCGCCATGATTCGGAAAGACTCTGGTAGCGACTGAAATTAAATTTTAGAATCTCACCATGTCTGACTTTGCGGCCTTTATTCCTGTCGTAAACCGGCCTGACCTGCTGATAAACGCGGTAAATTCGGTCACCTGCCTGCACGACGATCTGACCATCATCGACAATTCCCCGGACGGCATGGTCGCAAACATCATGGTTCCGACCGAGAACGGCGCATATGCGAGATGGTTGCCCCCGGTCAAAGTCTTTCGTCCGCCTGTTCCGCTGTCATTCACCCAGAGCATGAACTGGGAACTCGAAGAGACGCTGCGCCGGGGCAAGTCTTATTGCATACACATGCATAACGATGCAGTTATCCCGGAAGGTGCATGCGAGAAGCTGCTGGAGTATGCTCGCGCTATCAATAATCCTCTTCCTCCTCTTCCTCATCCTAAATGGGGAGTTATCTACACCCTGCACGACGTACTATGCGTCTATAACCCAAAAGTCTATGGGGCGATAGGCGGTTACGACACCACCTTTGCCGCCTACTTTTCCGACAATGACTATTTTCGGCGCATGGACCTCGCTGGCTGGGAGCGTATCAGTTCGGGAATCGTGGTAAAACACGGCCCGGAGGGGCATGGGAGCCAGACGATCAACAGTGATGCCTATCTGCGCCACCTGAACAGTGTTACTTTCCCGCTGTATCGTGAGTATTACCGCGCCAAGTGGGGCGGTGTAGTCGGAGAAGAACAATTTACTCACCCCTTCGGCGTGCTACCCAAAGAGTGGAAGCTGGCTAAAACCCCTTGACTTGTGAGTAAGTGGGAATTAAATTCCGTCTAACTGCGCCATAAGTCCCACTCACAGGAGAATTCAGCCATGGCGGACGAACAGACCCCCGAAAAACAGGCACCTTCGAAGCTGACCAAGGAAGAGCGGTCCAAGATTTTGAGCGCTGCGGCTAAAGAGCGCTGGGAGAGGGAGCGCAAGGCCAAGGCAAAAGCCGCCAAGGCCGCTTCTAAGCCCTCGCGGAGCAGGAAAGGGGTCTCAGGCCCACGGGAGTTCTCCTCGGCCCTTAAAACGGCAGAGAAGCGGCTGGCAAAGGCCATCCTTGAACGCGCCGAAGCTGCTGCCAAGTACGCGGTCGTGAGCGCGGAGATTCCGTCGCTTCAGCGCATCATCCTAGCCCTCAAGAATCCAATGGGAATGATGGAGTTCCCCGGCGCACCCTCGTACGGAGTCGTTTCCGCGCCGACGCTGGAACAGATCGTGGGCGATCAGCCGCTGTCGTACGCCAATCCGCCCCGGTATGACATCCCGGCGCAGCCGCCACCGCCACAGGTGCCGCGAATGCCTGTCCCGCAGGAGCTTCACCCGGCCAATACCTTGAGTTCTCGCGGAGGGGGTGGCGCTATCGGGGTCGAGCTTCCGGTAGAAGGCGATGGGGGCGCTGAGGAAGACGAGAACAAGTTCCTGAATGAGAGTACGGTCGCGGGCGGTGCGTGGCACTAGCTGATCCGGATGAACCCATACGCCGGACCCGGCTCCTGCTGGGCGTGACAGGGCGTGCGGAAAACACAAGGCGCGGGCCAATCGCAGGTACTCATCTGCTGATCCGGCAATTCGGTCGTATTGCGGATCATTTCCAGCTTCTTCAGCGCCAGCGCTTTGATGCGCTCCCGCGCTTCCTCTTTCGGCACCGGGATGTCGTACCTCTTTAAGCAATCCTGAAGCACGCCGTCTGCCAGCATTCCCTGTAGCCAGTCGTGTGTGGAGATATCGTCGTAGTCCTCGCGCCAGACCTCGATCCACGATTCCTTGAACGGCTCAGCGGTGTTATTCCGCTTGCGGAAGCGCAGTACTTTGTTGGCCGGGTGGCGCAGGCCGTGCGACCAGTAGGAGTGATACTTCCCGTTTAGGTGCTTGCCCAGATGCACAACCACCAACTGCATAGGCAGGTTGTGAAAACAGGTTTCAGCGAGGCTCTCCCACGAGCGGCAGAGGCTGTAATGCTTGTCGTCGCTCCAGCTTGTGACGAAGACGATCCGGCGCAGGTAATTTCGCTGAGGCGAAAGGTAGCAGCCTGACTTCCAGTGATCGACTGGCGGCGCTGGCACCCATGGATCGCCAGCGGGTCGGCGGATCGCGGACGTGACGATATCGGCGATGCAGGCCAGATGTACGACCTCGGTGTGCTGGTCGTATTGCTTGGAATCGATGCCGGGATCGGAGCCAAAGCCGTAGACCTCTTCCCCGGCTAACTCACCATAATCACTTCTGGTGAGTTCCGTGAGTCCGGCATGGACCCCGGCCTCCAGTATTTCCACCGGCTTCAATTTGCGGAACTTCCAACTCTTACCCCAGTACGGGATGCGTCCGCAGCGCTCAAAGCCGGTTAACAGTTCCGGGGAGTTCACGACATAATTTTAGCGCAGCATCGGATGCGCCCCAGCCAGCGGCAGCAGCGTGTACAGCAGCCAGATAACGAACACCAGCACAATCGCAAACTTGATGATATTGAGAAACGGCTGCGGGATCGGCAGAAACGACAACGCCCAGAACAGCAGTCCCAGTACAAGCGCGACGATAATAATCGTGATGAGAATTGAGATCATGCGACACCTCGATCTCAACCCCTCCCGGCAGAAACATTGGATGCTTAAAACCGCACCTAAGCAATAATAGGAAAGGCGCAGGCGCTCTCGCTCCACTGCTTCCGGGTTGGACTGCTGGCCTTCCCTGTTGACGTGGGGCGGGCACGTCGCGCTGGGTTCACTGACTCCTGTCTTTTCGACTGGCAGCAAGCTTCTCACGTGGCTTTTGCCGCTCAGCTATCCTCTTTGCTTCCTGAATCGGGATCACTTTTGGCTCTCCGAAGTCGAAGGAGGTGTCTCCGAAGAGTTCTCCCGTTGATCCAACTCCCTCGCCTTCAGTATCTTCGGGCCGTACTCCTTCCGCAGGCGGGCCAGCGCCGCCTCCAGCGCTCCCTCGGAGGGCATCGTCCCGTTGCGCAGCATCTCTCTCGCCTTGGCTTGTAAAACCTTCAGATCGAAGGTTGAAGACATCTTTCGCTGCGCTGGCATAAGTTCCTCCGAAGGTTCCCCTCTGTCCTAACCGCGAGTAAAGTCCCTGCTCGTAGTACCAGAGTGCGGCTTGCACCTGACTGGTTTCAAGGCCAAATTCCTTGCCCAGCTTGTCGATGGCATCGACCATAGCAGCCCGCTCGTTCTTGCCCCGTGGTACGTCTTGGAGCTTTCCTTCACTATTGATCAGCGTGCCCATCAGCCGGTTCCATGTCCGCATAAACCAGCGATCCACGGTCAACTCCGTGGAGATGCCGTTCAGGTTCATGAAGAAGGGGCCGACCTTCTCGCCGAGAATGTACGCGCCGTACACCGCATCCGGGTCGTAATCTGGCGGCAGCGCATTTTTCACAGTGTCCCTGCTGTAGCCAGACCTCGCCTTCACATTCTCAACTTCTTTCAGCGGGTGCTTGGTGAGCATCCACTCCATTGCCTTGCCTACGTCGCCATCGAAATACCTCAGCAGGCCCTGAGCGGTCTTGAGCGGAGCATGTCCGTAAGCTCCCCACGGCGTCCCGTCTTCCTGCCGTAGCGGTATCTCGCCCCTTTTCTTGTAGAGGTTGTACGCCTGCTCGGCGACGTTGACGTTATCGAAGGCCGCAGTCTTACCCGGCGAAGTGGCCGCGACGTGGAGTAAAAACATTCGCTCGTTCACCGGATCGCTGAGTTCAGGATGCAGTAATTTCATTTCCGACATCAGGGAGTTCGCGGGGCCTCTGATGTCGTCCTTGTACCAGTCCGCGCCGCTGTTCTCCTGAGCGAGTTGGTATTTTAATTCGTCCTTGGCGATCCGCACTGCCCGATTCACCATGGCCCTGTGCTCGGCGGTTGTTCCACCGGGATACAGTTGGTCCAGAGTTTTGCGGGTGTTGTCTTCAAGATGCGCCGCGATATCTTCAATCATCTTGTAGCGCGGCAACAGCACAGAGCGCATCAGCGGCACAGTCGAACCGCGTGGGCCTTGCAGCCGTTTTGTTTCTTTTTTAATTTCTTCCAGCGTGCCCGGTCCCGAAACCGGCGCTGGCTCGGCAGGAACTAGCTCTTGGGCTTCCCGGATGGCTCGGTGGAGAAGATTGTAACCGGGCCTTGACTCGAACCCTCTACGAAGTCTCCGGAGGGATGGCCTTCTACGCTCAATCTCTTCAATCGCTGATTGAAAGTCTCTTCCTGCGGCGTCTCGGTCTGTGTAGTTGCCGGGAAATTCCGCAGCACCTCGGTTATTTTCAACACTTTTTACTCCCAGTTCGTTCTTTAGGTTCCTGACAGATTCACGCAGCCCATCGTTGGGGTCGATCAGCGTGACGATGTAACCGTCCTCTGCTGGAATTATTGTACTATTTTCGATGCTATTCCCTAAGAGTAAGCTCGCTATCTTGCTCGCATCGGCATTTGCACTCTGTACCCAGAACTGATGGAGCGTATCTTTCCCGTTTACATCCGGAGTAAATCGCGCCGTCGCGTACTGGTAACCCAAGCGCCCAAGGTTCGCCTCGTAGTACTTCACCAGATCGGGGTCAGCGCCGAACGGGTAACGAATCGCAATGGAGTTTTCGGCTCCACCCTTCCACGATCCCAGCGCTGATTCGACGACAACATTCATGCCCATGTCGTCGGCCAAGGTGTGCGCCTGATCGATGAACCGGTTGTGGATGTCTGACTTAAATTGACGCTGTGCTTCGGTGACGCCGGGGATGTTCAGAGTGTTCGGGCTGATAAAGGACAGCGGCGCATCGATGCGGTAGTGGTAGCGCCTCGGCAGCAGTCCTGCTTTCTGCTCCGCGAAGGGCCGCTGAGGACGGTCGAGCCAACCCTCCTCGCCTTTCTTAATCAGCGTGCCGTCTGCGCGGCGCATGTGCGGCCCGAAGTTGACCCAGTTGTTTTGCCCCTTCGTTTCGCTGGTCAAGGCCGGGATCGCCTGCCGCGAGAACATCTGCGAATGCGTGATCCATGCGTTCTCTTCGCCACGCTCACCGAACTGCCAGCCATGCACCGCGTGACCGTACAGGTCGTGAATCGCACGCAGCTTGTCGTTGTACGTGTACCCGGTCTTAGGATCGACCGCTGCCAGCGGATGGTCCGCAGGCATCTCTCCACCAGTGAAGAAGAACAGGTGGGCGTTATCGTCTACGTCGGCCTTCATCGCAGCGGAGTCGGCGTAGGGCTGTCCCGGCTTCGTCCACGGCTCGAAATCAACGCCGGATTTGACGGCAAAATCCCACTGCTTGTCGATGTCCTTTTTGAAGGCGTCGTAGGAAGCCTTCACTGCCGGGTCGTTTGGATTATGCTCCATTGCCTCGTAGGCGTCGGCGATGTCCATAGCGCGGGCGTCGCGAGTCCCGGCAGGTGCTTCGTGGTGAGGACTCCCGCGTCGAGAGATGTATTGCTGCGCACTGCGCTTCAGCCATTCCGGCTCAGGCTTGCGCTCTTCGGTTTTGACCTCTGTGGGCTTCCCCGACTCTCTCGCCTTCAGAGGCTGGACATATCCGGGAAGAGTTCCCTCTGGGCTAGGTCGTAGGCGACTTTCATCTCGTCCTGCATCTGCGGGGGCAGCGCCGCCAGCGAGTCCCTCGCCCCCAAAAATATCTTTTGTAACTTCTGGTCGCTTACGTGAGTCCTCATAGAGTTGTATCGCTGAACCAAGGTCTGGGCGTATTCTTTCGGGGTCATCGGGGTTGGCATATACATCCTCCAGTTGCTGGATTCCGGCCAGTTCGCTCTTACTTCCCAGCGCCCCAGCTACCACCGCCTCAGTACTGGTGAAAGTCTCGTGATGGCCCTTCACCTTGTCGTGGACGATCTCATGTTTAATCGTATGCCAGACTTGGCTGGCGGCACGCTCCGCATCATCCTTCAGGCTCTGGAACGGGTTCACGAACAGGTAGGTATCGCTTTCGTCCACAGGATTGGTGATGTGAACTCCGTGCAGCTTGTCGGAGAGCACGATGCCAATCTTTTTAATTTTTCCTCCCAGCCCCTTCAGGTTGCTGGGAAGGTCAGCGGTCGCGAGCTTGGCGATTGCATCCTGCGTGACCTGATTGATGGTGTGCGCGAGATCGATGAATGCCGGGTCGGACTGCAACTGCTGCATCTCGTCGGGCGTAAGCCGCCTGCCTGAATCGAAGACCGGAATTTCTGTCGCACCGACTTTGATGGTGGGCAGGTCGCGTATTGCATCGGAAATCTCCTGCCTATGCTTGGAAGCCTGCGGTGCAAAAATCTTCTGCGTGATGAGTTCCTTCAAGTCCCTGCCTGTTTGCTCATCGCGAAACGCCTCGCGGTTCGCCTGAAACGGATAATCCGGATCGCGCTCCTTAACATTCGCCTTCACGTTCACCGCGACACGCTTGGGCACCTGCATCCCTTCGACGGGCGCATATACCTCCATGTCGAACTGGTAGATTCCGTTGTTATTTACCTCGACGGAAACCGCACCCCAGCTAGGCACTTCCGTTTCCGAACTGGCGAACAGGTCGATATCGGCTCCGGGCCTCGTCATGCTGCCCACGGGAGACGGCTCCAGCGCTGCAACCGGCTTCGCGCCTGAAGTGCCGCCGTATTCGTCGCCGTTCACGCGCAGCGTTCCCGGTGCGCTAAGCGAACGCTGCGACTTACGGGCAAACCTCTCCGCCACCCATGGCTCCCAGTTATCCTCGTCGAACTGCGCCGTGATGACGGTGCCGGTCTTTTTATCGTCCAGCCATTCCGGCAGTTCTCTGGTGCTGACCTCCACGCCTTTGCCGACGATCTCGTCCGGAGTGGACGTGAACGAGTGCTCGACGAATTTCCCGCCCTCTTTGGTGACCGTGGTGACCGTCAGCTTCTTCGACATCATGAACGGTGCCGCTTTTGCGATCCCAAAGCCGCCAGATGCCCCCGCCTGAGAGAGCTTCCCCGTGGCTCCAAGGTTAGTGAAAACAGTTTCCAGTTCCTTGCGGGTCATGCCGGAGCCGTTATCGCTGATCGTGATGCTGCGGTTCCATTGATCAAAATCGACGGTGACTTCCCCCACAAAATCCTTCGGAGGTTTGCCGGGATGCCAAGCTTCAGGCCGGATCGCGTCCCATGCGTTCTGGAGCAGTTCCTTGGTGACAACTTCAACCGGCTTTTTCCCGTAGAGGCTGGAGCCAAGCACTTCGGCCAGCGCTTTCGGATCAGCACCGATCTTGACTTTGCCTCCGGTGACGCGGGCCATCGACACGTACGAATCGGCAGGCGTATCCAACGTCGCAGTTTTGACCTCCCTCGCCCGTGCAACGACACCCGCTGGATGATCCGTTTCACTGGCCGCAGCCAAATCTCCCAGCGCTGCCATGCTGCCATATTTACTGGCCTCAATCGCCGCCGCCGTATTCGTGGTTTTCGGATTCAGCCCCTTAATCGTCTTAGCAATCCGGAGTACCTCGTCCAGCTTCTCAGGCGACGGGATTAAATTTTGTTGGACGGCGCGATTGACAACTCGCGCAGTGGCCGGGTCGTACAGACCGGCGTTCGTGAGAGCGCCTTTCACCACCGCCGTATTCGGACCCGTTGGCGGCGCGGCTGTGAGAGCTTCGCGGCGTGCTTTATTCGTCCTCGCCGTGGCCCCGAGTTCACCGGGCGTCGGTGCTTCCCAAGCTGACGCTTGATGTGCCTGTATCTGAGCCTTAGCATCGCCCACACTCGGCGCTGTACCGATATGTTCACCGCCCTTGCGGACATCGAACTTGTCATCACCGAGATAGTGGATGGTGTAATCCGTGCCCGGAACTTCCCACACCATCCCTGAAAGACGGTTTACTGTGATTGGCTTAGCAGTTGGCGCGGGGGTAGGCGGTGTAGGCGCAGGAGTCTCGGGTTCGGCGGCTACGGCCTCTTCTGGTACTGGCGGCACGATAGAGTCTTCCGGCTTTTTCCTGAGCCAGTCCGCCAATCCTTGCCGCTCCGTATCTTGTGGAAACTCGTTTGTGTATTGCTTGGCAAGACGATTGAAGGCTTTCTTAACTGCGCCCGCCTGCGCACGGTAGGCGGATGGCGTGTTCGGATTCTGCTTTCTCAATTCCTCCAGCTTGCGATTTGCATCTTCGTACAACCAACGCTGTCTGCGTAGATTTGGCGATGGCGTGGCCGGTTGTTCAGCCGCAGACGCTTCCGGTTCCATCACTGGCGCGACGGCTGTTGGAGTCGCAGGCGGCTCTGCGGTAGATTGCGCATGGAACTCCTCAATCGGCATCAACCCGGCTTCCCATTTGGCGACAGCCTGCTTTGCCTCCGCCTTAGTTTTAAATTCTTTTCCCTTTCCGTACTCCGCAACCCACGCACGTTCGCCCTGCGGGCCTACATAGCCCACTGGTGCAGTTATCCCAATTGTCTTTTCCTTTTCGTCCGGCTCCACCTCGGCGCTGGGCCTAGCCACCGCAGCAGTCGCCGCTTTCGCCCCTCTAACTTTCTTTGCAACCTCACGGACATATCCCGACTTAGGTTCTGCCGCTGTCTCCGGGGCGGGCGTCGTGGTAGCTTCCGGCTCCTCCGCTGGCGCAGTTTCCGTAGTAACCGGTGCTGGCGTGATCGCGGACTCTGCTTCCGAAGTGTCGAACAGCGCTCCCTGCGCCGGTTCTGCTTCAGCGGTCGCGACCGGAGCACGTCTACGCGTTGGCGCAGGTGATACCTCAGGAGTGACGCCTGTTTCGGGGGTAGCAAAGAGCGTCCCCTGCGGCTCTTCTGTCGCTGGCTCTGTGGTCCGGCGAGCGAGGCGCGGGTCGGAAGAAACGATGGGCGTAGCCGGTGTTACTGGAGCGGCTTCCGCAGCAGGCGTAACCGCCGCAGCCGTCGCACGTGCAGCACGCGCCGCACGCGCTTCTGCCTGCATGATCCCTTTGAGAATCCACGCGTGCTGCACTGCTCTTTCCGCAGCTTTCTTGTCGCCCCTCTGGTACGCCTCGACCCCTTCTCGATTGATCGCGTCTAGAACCGCCTGTCTGTTTTCCGGTGGAACTTCCTGTAGATCACTCCGCACCTGTGCTTCTGTTTCGGGGTGTTCCTTAATGCGATCTAGAATTCCCTGCTCTACTTGCTGTTCCGCAGGCGACAAGCCTTCGGTCGGTGCGGGCAGCGCTGCACGCGGCGCACCCGATGGCGGTACAGCAGGTGGGGCAACACGCCCCTCAATGGTCGGCGGCTCCGCACTGGCGGGTAAGGCACGCTGCTGCGGATCAAGAATCTCAGGCTGCATGCTGCTGGCTTTATGCGCGTAGGCGTCACTGAGTGCCCTGTAGCCATCCACTGCCGCTAAACCCGCCTGCGCCGCCGCAGCCGCTGTTGTGCCCAGTACTACCGGGCTAGTGGCCACGATTTTTAAATTCCTGAGATACTTTTTGGGATCGGTGATGTCTTCCGTAGGAGTGACCGGTTCCGCGCCCGCTTTTATAGCTGCGTCCAGAGCTTCGTCTTTTAAGCGGCCAACAAAAGGAAGCGCTGAGAGTTCATGGGAAGCAAAAGCCGCCGCTCTTTGCGGAGCCGGTATTCCCGGAGTGTTCAGCGCCTTGGTTGCTTCGTCCTCTTCTCCCTTGACTCTCTGCGCCTCACTCCACAGCGCCTTGGCCCCTTCGACGATCCGCTGGGGGCCACCAATGAGGGGGATATAGCTCAACCCTTCTTTGACTGGATGCTCGCCCAGCTTTCTGGCTGCTTCGCTGGGCGTGGGCAAGCCGACGCCGTGAAGCACTGACGTTCCGGCCTGACTCAGCCATTCAAGCGGAGAAGATGCTGGCGGCGGAGTAGACGCCGTAGTAGCCGCAGCCGCAGGAGTGGGCGTTGCCGCCTTTGCCGTAAACGTCTTTCCCTGTGTTGCCGGGGTATCCAGCGTGTACCCCTGCGGAAGCACGATCTTTTTTGCAGACAGTGCGATAGGCTTAGGCTTGCGCAGAGCCGCCTCTTGCTTCAGGACGCGGAGAGGGTAAATGCCCAGCGGATCATCTGCCTTGGCGGGTGCTCTCTTGACAAGAGAGAGCGGGCTGATGCCCAGCGGATCAGCCGTTCCCGGCCCTCTTGGCTCGTCGTCCATATTGTCGAAAGCGGTTACTGGAGCCATCTCACTGTCCTATTTGCTGCCCGGATTGAATATCGAACCACGTCACGCCGTCATCGCTGCCGATCTTGTGGTTGTTGGGACCGGTAGCGGTGTACGAATAAGTTTTGCGCATTCCAAGCATCGCTTGCGCCTTCGCGACTTCTTCAGGTGTCGCACCCGGTATCGGTACTGGTGTCGGTGGTGCCGGTATCATCGGAGACGGCTTCCGCTTTGCGGCTTCTGCCCTTACAACTGGGAGAGGAGCGGGTTCTGGCGGCGGCTGTGAGAACGAATCGTATCGCCGTAAGACCGACTGCGCGTATTCATCGGTAGACGGGAAACCGGGAGGCGGAGTACCGCGTCCGTAATAATCCTTCAGAGCCTCCGCGACGTTGCCGTTATGTCTGTCTAGGAGATCGCGAAGATAGTGAGCGCCTCCCATCACATTCTGCTCAGGGTCTGTGGCGTCGGTCACCCCATACTTCCGGGCCGTATCCGGCATAAGCTGCATCAGGCCGGTAGCTCCTGAAACGCTGACGGCTCCAGACTTGCCGCCACTCTCCTGACCCATCACTGCGTAGATGAGATTTGGATCGAGATCGTACGCCGTGGCGGCACGGTTAAAGAGGTTTTGGTCTGAAGTGTCGGCCAGCGTCGCAAAGGGGTCGCGTCCATCATCTGCCGCTGCCGCTGCCGCTGGTGTCTCCGCTGCTTCCTTCTCGCGAAACTGCGGGTACTGCCGCCAGTATTTCTCGTCCAGTTGCTGCGGCTGACTCGCCGCCGCCGCGCTGGCTACCGCTCCCGCTCCCCTTACCTTCGGGAAGTCCTGCATCCTGTACGCACCCTGCGTCCAGCGCGTTCTGATCGCCGGATACATGGCGATTTTCCTTACCACCGCTATCGGGAGGTGCCCGGTTCCCGCAAGCGCAATGTCAGACAGATTCCAGTTCGCGTTCCGTTCAGCCACCGGGATTCTGCGCTGGAGCGCCTTGGCTGCGCCAACCAAATTGGAGTATGTCTGATTTAAATTCTCGAACTCTTTCCCGAGAGTGGCATCCAGCTTGTCATCGACCGCCCCGTACACCTTGGCCATCGCCTTGTTGACATCATCCTGATACGGCAGGGACGCATCCCACTTGACTCTGTCCCCAACCAGCCGCTTAAACTTCAGGGCGTCATACGGAGACATCGTCATATTTTTGGGACCGACACGAGTCCGCTCCATACCTCCAACAGCTTTAGGGTTTGGAGTCTGCGTCCACTCAGAAGTGATATCGTGCTTGGCTTCTTTCAATCTTTCGTACAGCGCGTCCGGGCCTTCCTTGGCGGCTTTAGCTATCGCCTCATCCAGCGGCTGAAGCGCCGATGCTGTATCCACGGTCTTTCCCGCGTACGCCTGACTCTGAGCTAGGGTATCGATACGCTGACCCACCGTTTTAAGCCTTTGTGAAACCTGATCGCTTACCGACTTAAGGCTGTTGCCGGTGATCCCTTCAGAGAGGATTCCCTCGGCGGGGTCTTTGCCGAACTTCACATCACCCGCTCCAGTCCTGATCATCCGGTTAATGCTGCCCTTAGGCAGTTTGCGCGTGACGTACTCGCTGCGCACGGCTTTGCCGAATACTTTCGGAGCTTCTTCAACGGCAGCGCCACCGGCTACACTACCCGCTGCGCCAGCCCAATCGCCCATCCCGGCCTGCTGGCCAGCCTTCTCCGCGATTCCCGCCCACATGGGTCCAATCCCCGGAAGCGCGGCTGCTATCGTGCGCCCCAGCGCCAGTGATGCGCGGTTGACATCGTCATCCGGATCATCGCTTGGCCCATACGTCATGAGGGTCGCCAGCGACGACACAGGGTTCTTCACCTGCTTCCACGCTTCGTAAGCCTTTTTCCCTTGCGCCACCTGCGGTTGAATAAGTAACCGCCTGAGTGCCAGATCGGCGCGAGTGTTTCCCGGCTGATTCAAGAATTCTGCTTCCTCGGCATCCTGTGGCTTGTCGGCAAATGCGCGGTAGACGCCTTGGGGCACGCTTTTAACCTGCTGCCACATGCTTGATCCGAATCGGCCCCACGCGCCGGACTCCGGCCCTTCTACGGGGGCAAATATCGGTGCGTTATCCGCGTTCAGGCCGACAACGAGGACTCCCCCTTTAGTCAACTTGGGATCATGCGACAGGTCGCCAAGATAGGACTTTGTATCCACTAGCTGGTAACCGGCCTTAGTAGCTCGCGGCACCCTGCTGTAAGCGATCTTGGTCTGCTTACCTGACTTATCCCGCATCCAGTAAGTGCCTTCGTTCGCGGGATTGTCCTCCATGGGGCTGGTGTCGGGCAGATGAGCAAACGGGTCGGTGTTCCCAGCCGCAGGCATTGGGGCGGCGGGATTGTAGTTATCCACCTTTACCGAAGTGTCCGGCAGAGCCGCGAAGGGATCGGTTTTGTTCGTGGCTGGCATTTTATGGCAACGTGTAACTGTACTGATTGTCGTGTAAGGTCTTTATTACTTCCGCCTGCGACTTACCCGGCATCGCCCCTATGGCTCCCTGAAGACTTCTCGACCCTTTCGCTCCTCTGAAGGTGTCTGGAAGCGGCGCTCCACCGCCTGTAGTAGCCGCTCCGCCGCCCCCGCCACCCCTGCCTGTCGCTGGCCGCGCTGTACCACCGCCACCACCCTGTTCGATTTCCGAGTATGGAGACGGCTTGTTTTGCACCGTCCACTCCGCATCGCCAAGGTTGTATTGCAGCTTGATATTGGCAGGGATCATGCGATGTACGCGCTCCAGCGTTCCATCGAAAACATCCATCTGGTTGATAGCGAAGTCGGCACTGGGCGTCAGCAGTCCGGGAATCGTGTTTGTAATCGCCCTACGCACATCGTCCGAACCAGCCCCCGCGCCAAGAATGGACCGCATGCCCATCGCCTGTTCGATCAGCGCAGCGGTTGAAATTAAATAGTGCTGCTGGTCTGGGGTCAGAGTGCCGAGAGCATTTGTAGCGATCAACTTCTGAATCGCCCCTTGCGGATGCTCCTCGCTGAGCGCTTGCTGAAGTGCTACCACCGCGTCGCTCTGCCAGTTAAAGCCGCCTTCAGCTTGCAACTTCTTAATGGAGTCGCGCACGATCCGCGACGATCCGCGCAGGTCTTCCAGCATATTGACGCGTGGCGACCACTTGTCGTATTCGCTTGCGATGACGTAGCGGGAAGGGTCTTTTCTGAATTCGGAATATTGCACTGAGGTCGTCTGGCCCGTCTGCTGGTCTAAGACATTCACCCACCTCGAATCGTTGTATCCCTTACCTCTTTCTGCGGCTAACTGGATGGCGAACGCCTTCTGGATGGCGTCCGTTCTGTCGTACCCCTTGAACATCGCGGTCACTTCTGGTGGATTATCGGGGTTGTCCCGGTCGTACACGTGCCCACTGTCCGCGTCTTTCACTTGTCCCGTTAGCTTAAGGAAGGTCAGGCCCTTCGCGGAGCCTTTCTGCTCGACAAATGTTCGCGCCAACTCTGGCGGAACCGGAGTTCCGTCTGTGTATTGCATAACGGCATCGGGGTCCGCCGAATTGACCAGAACGGTAGTAAGTTCGCCCTTAGGTCCAAACCTCCCTGTCTTCCATAGCATCTTGGCGTTTGTCGTTTTAAATCCGGCTACGCCTTCAAAGATGCGCTGCCTTGCCGCGTTCTGCTGTTCCTCTGTCGCGTCCGGATGATTCCGATTCCAATCCTCCATGTACGCGTCGATTCTGGCTCTCTGTGCTGCTACCTGCGCACGCGCATCGGCCAAAAGTTTCTTTGGGTCTGCGGTGGGAGGTTCGCCCGCTGCCGCTACCGCCAGTTCCGCCTTCTTTCTTGCGGCGTCCTGCTGCGCCTGCTGCTTGCGCTGGGCGGGCGTTTGATAGGCGGCGGCATCCGGTCTGGCTCTCTCTCCACGGCTATGAAGCTGTGCTGCATACTTATCGGCACTTTGGGGACTATCGAAAACACCCAGATGTTGTCCTGTCTGCTCGTAATGAGTTCTGGCTCTTTCCGTCATGTCGTGTTCAGCCTGACTGCCCACAGGTGGCTTCTTGCCATCCGGCGTCAGGAACTTGCCATCCACAACCGTCGGCACCAGAACTTCTTTGCCAAAGTAGGGGCTGTTTTTATTTTCATCGATGAAGGAAGTAGAGAATTCACTGCTGACCGTGCCATCGTCATTCTTGACGGTGGGGCGATTCCAGATAGGCACGTTTCCGGGCGCGACCAGCCCCTTTATTTTTGGCGTAGGAATTGCCATTGCTTCCGAAGTGGCCAGAGCCGGGGTCGTGACTTTGGTAGTGCTGCCAGTTCCCGGAATGGTTACCGGCCCGGTGGGTAAAGAGATTTCTGATAAGTCGGCAGTGGCCAGAGAATCACTGCTCCGCCCAGCAGGTGCAGTGGCGGTTCCGGACGGAAGGGTCATGTCAGAGGTCGTAGTTGTGCTCTCCTGACCCTGCGGAGCAACGGTTGGGGCGGACTTCTTCCCGGTAACTAAACTGGTGAGCAGGTGCCAGTCTTTCTGGATCGCGCCGGGATTATTGTCAGGGTGATAAATCTGCTGGATGCTTTGCTCGACATCGGTTAACTGCTTCATCGCCTTTTCGCGATCCGCGCTGCCTTCCGGGAGCGAGTACGCCAGCTTTGAGAGTTTATCCCCCTGATCGTATAGGGTGGCGACCGTAGCCCGACGCTCCTCATCACTCAGCGCCTGCTTGCGCTGGCGCTTCTCCACGTTCTTCTGATGCCCGGCTTCCCAGCCGAGTTGAAATGCCGAACTGGCCATTGTGCGCTCCGCATATTAGGGCTTGGTGACTGTCCGTTTGCTGGACCTCTTCGTACGGGAACGCTTGGCAGGGATGACCCGCTCCCCGCGATGCACGAACGCTAAGCCGGTCCTTTTCACGCGCCCACCTTTTTTGAAAGAAGGAATCGTGGCGCTTGAAAGGTCTGGTGTAGTCGTAGAAACGTCGCTTGGAGACTGCGCCCCCTTCAGCGTGCTCTGGGACCGCTTGGTTTGCTGTTTGGTTTGCTGACGTTTCTGGATGGCTCCGCTGATCAGGCCCGGAATCCCGCCACCGCTGGCCTTCCCTCTCGCCCCACTGGCTCCAGTACCGGGAGTCTGGCTGTCGTCGCCCGTCTTGTTCTTCCTCAGGTTGAAGCCTGCCATAAACGCGTTGGTTGCCATGGTGCGTCCCTTCCTGCTTGCTTAAGCGCCCAGCGCTGCCGACTCGCCAAAGCCAGCCGCGCCTGCCATGCCCTGCCCGAAGATGGAATTCGCCCAGTTCTGCATCTGGTCCTGACTGAAACCGACCTGCTGATTTAGCGCTTCTATTCCGGTGCTGAGCAGGTTCGATCCGGTGCTCGCCGCGCCCGTCGCCGCCTGTCCAGTGAGCTTCGAAATCATGTCGTTGATGTTGGAGCGGGTCTTGTCGTCAATCGTCTGGGCTGAAGCGTTGGTCCCGCCTGAGCGGCTTCCGAACTGCGCCATGGTTTGCTTGGCCTGCTGCGCCTGCTGGCTGTTTGCCTGAATCTGCGGGGCCAGCAGCTTCGCTGTCTGCGCCGGATTACCGCCCAGCAGCGTCTGGAAAAAGTTCCCGGCGCTGCTGAGCAACCCCTCGCCTTGACTGGTGCCGAATCCGGCAACCTGACCCGCTTGGTTGATCCCGGAATTTAAAGTCGGATTCGAACCACCGAACATGGAAGACCAGAAGCTCATTTATTCCTCCATAAACGACAAATGGCTCAACCAGTTAGGTTGAGCCGCCGACTGTCCGCACGGGGATCGCGTGTCTCTTTGCGCCGATAATACGCCGCTTCCAGCCGGTTAAGCAACGGAGAATTCATTCCTTAGCTCGTGGGCATGTTCTGCTTATAGAACGCGAATGCCTGCGCGTGGTTGCCGAGTTTCCCGTAGATAAGTTGCAGGTGCAGTTGTACTTCGGGCGGAATCGTCGTCTCGATGCGCGGAAAGAATGTTTTTGAGGTCGATTCTGCTTGGAGCGCGGCTGCCTGCTGGGCCGTCGTCGGTACTTTCGGAAGCTGGCTGAATGCGGCGGCATGATTATTGATCGCACCGTAAATTAATTGCAGATGCCGCTGCACATCACGGGGAATATTCGGCGAGACCCTTGGGAAAAACGTTTGATGGGTGACCGGCGCGGTACTGGTCGCCTTGGGTAGCGCCTGAAATGCTGCCGTATGATCGCTGAGCGTCTGGTAAATCAGTTGCAGATGGCGCTGCACGTCGCGGGGGATCGACGGTTCGATCTTGGGAGCGAAGGTAGGCGACGTTGTGCTGCTTGTACTCATAAAATTTAAATTGGAGCAGCAGGCGATGAGTCACCGCCGAAGGGATTTAATTTCTGGTACTCACTCGTACTTCCCCACGATTTTACCCACACTTCCGTCAGGTCTTTCCAGAGCGAAAATGCGGCGGTCGATGTGGCGGTAAAGGAGACGACTTTCCACTTATTCCTTGGGCACTTCAGCAGAATCTTCGACGGTACATTCCCCGTGCTGGGAGGGTAAGTGAGCGTAAACGGTCCCTGATCGGTGCTAACCGTCAGCGTAACCGGCGTGGCTGAAATGTAGGCCAGATTGATCTGGTAAATATGGTTCCAGCCCAGAAGCCCCAAGCTCGACATCTGCGTTGTCCACGAAGAGCTAGCCTCTGGATAGGGCTGGGTGATCCATGAAGCCGACCAGCCTCCAGACGGCGCAAACCTCCACGCCACCCCATCGGTCGAAACAATGCGGATCATGTGCGCGGTGAACGGAGGATTGAAGGTAAACGACCGTATCGCCTGCCCATTCTGCGTGAAAGGCATGGGCACAGGCGTGTGCATTACGCCGTCGTCGGACTCCACCTGAAAGGTTTTGGAGAAGCCGAACGTGTCGCATTCGAGCAGCAAGCCCTGTACATATTTATTGCCTGAAGTCCCGCCATCGTCCCAGTCCGATGGCCGGTCCTGCGTAACTTCCGGTAACTCTGTCCAACTGGGTTGCCATAAGTCGAGAATGTTATTACTGCCAAGGGGCCACGAAAGTACTGCGCCGATATTGTCTACGTCGAAAGCAAGGCCCGATGTGAAATCGACGGTGTAATACGTCACAATGCCCGTCGTTCCAGTGAGAGTGGTCGGAGCAAACCCTGACGCAATTTGCCGTACAAACTGTGACTCCCAGAACTGCAAACTTACCGGGGCGCTGGAGAAAAGCTCCGCCTTAAAAAATATGTCTCCTATGCGCTTCAGCGCTCGTGCATCACCACCATTTTCTGCGCGGGTCAGGAGGATCGACGTACCTGTCTCCGTAGTGGGCAGACCTTCGCCGATCACGCGCACAGTGCCATCGGAACAGCCGGTCAGAAGTCGGGCATTCGATCCGGCTACAGTGGATAGATGGCAATTGACGGTCGGAGTGTAAACGTCTACGCTCCAGCCCTTCGCTTCAAGGTCGTAGACCAATGTCCTTGGCGTGCCGGTCGTATCTTGGTAGTTATAAAACAGGTAACTCGGCGTCATGGTGATGGTCTGTGCCGCTGGCTTGGTGTCATCGGGCGGATACACGGTAATCCCGGCGATCACGACCGGCTGAGGGACGGCTCCACCATGGGGAAACAGGTTATAGATAGCGTCGGTGATCGATTCTTCCGGGCCTCCGCCCATCGACACCGCAATGCAATCCTTCGCTCGGTACGCAATCATCGAACCAAGAGCGAAAATCGCATAGCGCATATACAGCCCACGCTTTGCCTGCGCCTGCGTTAGCGTCCACTGCGGGCCTGTTGTCCCGGTCACGGTGGCAATGGCGTTGGCGAAGTTCGGATAAATGAGCCAGAAGCGTTCGGTCGAGAACACCGTGCTCAGCTCCGACGTGATCGTTCCATTCATCAGCACTTCAGAAGGCGAAGTAACGATCATGCGGTTGGTGTCGGGAGCGGAGTCGAAATTATTTCCCTTCGACCACACAAGATCACCGGGATTCAGCAGGTCCACGCCGAAATAAAATGATCCCTGATTTTCCGGCGTCGGCCCCCAGATGACAGGACTGGGTTGCGCTGCCAGTGTCGCTGCGCTGATCTCAAAGGTCAGGTTGCTTCCTGCCGCAGGAAAATTGAAGCTGGGGATGCCGGTGGTTGGATCAATGATGCTTTGATACACCTGCAACTGCGTCGTCGAGATAGGGCGGGCGTAGAGCGTCCAAGCAATCTGTTGCGTGGAGCCGGGATAACCGCCCAGAAGAAGGATATCGCCGGGGAGCCAGCGCACATTGAAGTGATCCCCTGATACCCACGTTACGTTCGGTGCTCCCGGATTGACCGGGCTAATGCTAGCGGCCAGAGTTCCCGTCGTGCCGGTAGTCGTCGGGACTAGGAATGTCGGCGTTGAGGTGTAGTCGGAACCAGCAGTGTGTACTGCGGCTGTTGTGATGACTCCGCCTAGAATCGTGATCTGGACCGTCGCTCCTGTCCCGCCACCACCGGTTGCCGGGATTGTGTAGGTTCCATCTATCTGCCCGCTGCCCGGAGAGGCGATCTGGACGCCGCTCACAAACTGACTCACTGCCGCCACATTACAGATTCCCGAACGCGGCAGGTCGATAGATGGGAACGGCTCGTAGTTATCGAACTCCAAGGTGGGATTGGCGGCAACCGCCAGATCGCTCAGAGTGTCGCTCAGTCCAGCCGCAGCGCCACTATTTAAAATCGTCCCTACGTAGGTGAAGTCATCCAAGCCCGGATCGCTGCGGTAGAAGTCGATCTTATCCACCTGCGGGTCAGGAGAAGAAGTTGCAGTGACCGTGGCATTCTGGTCGGCGTAGTACACCGTGATCGTGAAGCTGTTGATGAACGACCTGTTTGTGCTGTCGGCAACGACCGCCTCGATCTGCACGCCGAAGCCAAAGGTGGGATCGTTGACCACTCCCGGACTCAGAGTTGCGCCCCAGCTATCAATGTTGCTTCCCTGCGTCGTGGTGGCCGTTGTGTCATCCGGCCCAGTGTTGGATATGCCCGGAGATTTCGGTGTCCCAAACTGATTGCCCTGATAGTAGAGGGACACATTGAACAGCAGGCCCGCTCCGGCGTTCTGTCCATACCAATTCATCGAAACAGTCACGCCTTGGATGGGCACATTCTCCGGAACGTCTAGGCCGAAGCCGGTCACGATGATGAAATCCGTCAGGACGCCTCCACCCACATTCCCGCTGGTTCGAAGCTGATCGGCATCTTCTGGATTCGGCTCATACTGAGAGGCGTTGTACGTGACCCCGGTAGCTGTTGCATTGACCGGACCACCGATATCCGTACCTTGCTCCGCCACCAGCGCTCCGGATTCCGGAGACGGATTGGAAATAGCTCCTGTGACGGAGGAGCGGTAGACGTACCGATAGATCGTCCAGTTCGGACCCGCCCCTTGGGTCAGTGTGACATTCGGCGCAACCTGCGGCTCCGCGATCCCCGTCTTGTAGACAGTCTTGTCGGAACGCACCTTCACCATTCCGGCAATAGGGTTCCCATAAATCGTGGCCGGATAATTCGGGATGGTGACCGCCATGGACCCATCGGCTACATAGCACCATGGCTGCGGCGTAGTGTTCGGCCCGAAGATGATGAAGCTCAGCGGCAGGCCGGTCAGCCCGGACACTAACTGCGTCGTGTTGACATACAAAAATCCCGACGCGCCGAGGACGAGCACATACGTAGTCGGCCCCAGCGCTGGCGGCGTCACCATATAAGGGTCGTCCATGAGAATCATGGAGGTGGGCGGTAAGATGGTGCCGGTAAGAAAATTGCCAGAGAGGGTAGGCCGTGAGACGGTACGTCCGGCAAGATTGCGCCTTACGTTCTGAAGATAGGGGAACCCCTGCCCTTGCTGTATTAAATCTGCGGGGATCATCGTGGTCATGCCGCTGATCAGATCGAAGCGAGCGCCGTTTTTGTCCCGTCCGTAATTTTGTGGAGGCATAGACCCTCGCTACCTCGTCGGAGCCGGTGCTGCCGTTGCGTACCGCTCCTGATCGACCTCTTGCATCAGACCGCGCTGGACCAGAATGTCGGCGAAGGCTCCCGTGCTCTTCAGCCGCGAGTTCTCCGCAGCGCACGCCTGTACCGCCCGCGCTTCCAGTTCCAGTGCTGCTTGAAATTCTTCGCCGCCCATCTTGAAGCAGGCGAAGCACTGCGCCAGATCAAGGATGGTGTTCCAGTTGCTGCGCGACACCTGAATAAAATCGGTATCCGCGACCGGTACAGGCGCATTTCCTAACACGGTTAAACCGATACTGGTGCCCTGCGGCGAGGCAAAGAAATCGATGCCACCCGTCACGATGAAGGGGCCGAAGGTCGTCGGGCTGGAATCCCACTCCGGCGTATAACGATCAGCCGCCACGATGGATTGCGTGGTCACAGGCACGCCTGTAACATTCGCCAGCATGATCCATGGCGACTTGAGCATTAACTTCATCCCGTCCAAGTAGCGCTTCAGACAGTAGTCGGCGCGTTGCCTGTCTACCGCTTCCGACTCCCGGCCCAGCAGGTCGGACATCGCTCCCCAGATCAGCATCCACATGAAGTCGTCAGGAATATTCAGCGGCGTACTTGCTGGTGGAACGAATGCCTGACCCGACAGGAGGGTAACGGCCTCGTACGTTCCCGGCAGATTGGGCGGGATATCGACATCCCAAGACAGCGGCGGCTCGGACGAAAGCATGAACGTCTGCGGTGTATTCGGCTGCGCCTGCATGAAGCCGTATTCGTAAAACTCCTGCGCAACGGTGTCGTCGCGGAAGAGCGTGGCTGGTGATCCTAATGACGGGATCGGTAGATAGCGCACTCTGGCGACTTCGATCACATTGTCAGACAGCACGGTGCGCCGCGTACCCGGCGTCAGCGCGATGTTCGCCATGAGTTGCTGGTTGCAGTTCGATACCTGCAACACTTCATCTCTGCGTCCTTGCAGCGCCTGCGCGAAATCAGCGATAGCGAATTGCGGAGTGCCGGTCCAAAAGCCACCTGAAGGCGGCTCCAAGAGCATGTACTCCATCTGCGTATAGCAGTCGGTATCGGTCAGCGTGCGCACTCGCGGTGAATCTGGCAGTGTGCCCAGCGAATTCCACAGCGTGCTGGGATTGAAGACATAATCCACTTTCCATGTGTAGGTCAGCGCATTGAACATGCGCAGCGCCTGCTGGATATAAATCCCCAACTCCGGATCGGTCGTCCAGACCTTGTTCTCGTCGTACAGCCGCTGAGCTAGCTCACCCCGGCCCGTGACGAAATTAATCCACTGATAGTTCGGCATCGCTACGCACCAGCGAGGCTAGGCCAGACTCTTTTTGAGCAAGCCGCCTCTGCCCTTCTTCCTGCCACCTTTGCCCTTCGCGGAACCGGCACCGGCCATGTGGTGATTCGCGATCCGCAGCGCTGCCGGACGGCTGGTGGCAATGAACCGTTTACTGAAGTAGCTGGGAGTCTTCCCGCCTGTTTCGCCGGAAACATTGACGATGAATCCGTTCTCCGCCGAGGAGATGTCCGTGCTCATCCGGTCGCTGCCGCCACCAATCGAGGCGGGCTGACTCTGCATCACGCTCGCACCTTTCTTCTTCCTTGCCATGGTCTGCCGCCTTTCAATCCCGCTTGTAGGGAGGTTTCTTGGTGTACTTCAGCTTCGGTCTGGCCGCGACGGTCGGATCGACGCTGGTCACTATCCTGAGACGCTTGGTGCCGGGGCTAGGCGAATGCTGCGGATCGCGGCTCCCTCCCCGTCTGTCGGGATCGGTATCCCATGACACCGACTCCTGATTGTTTACATTCACTTCGTTGCTAGCCACATTCACCTCCGTGCGCTGACGCGCTTGCGCTGTCCATGTTTTCTGTTGCCCTTCTGTAGCCCGCTCACCGCGATGCCCGGATAACGCGCATGCACTTTCCTGCGCACGATAGCTTTCTGCTGCGGCGTACCGTGTGCGGAAATACGGGACAACGCGCTGCGGGCGCGATTGGCGGTATCAAGCGGATAGTGCCGCCCCGGCAGAGCGAAGACTTTGCTCGGAAGCCGGTTACGCTGCTTTGTGGTAAGTGCCGCCATTCTTCACCTCCGCACAAAAATAAAATTCGCTCACTTTAGTGACTCGCGCTCAGCACACTATTTCCGGCCACGACAGCGGGTATGCCTGTAGACTGCGCAACCGCTCCCGTCGGATAGTAAGCGGGCGTGGCTCCTGTCCACGGGACTGAATTTCCACGAAATGTCGTGTCGTAGAAAACGGTGAGCATTGCATCGACCCAAATCTTTTCGCCCGCTGCCGCGTTCACCCCAAGGTTAAAAACGGCCTGATAGTTAATGGACCGCGAGTCTCGTGAGCAATACCATGCCCAAGTCGGTGTCAGATTGAACGCGATGCCCAATTCAAAAGCGTTGACAGCCACCGTCTCCGTCCCGGTCGCGCCTTTCAGGTGAGCGCAGGCAAGATAGGTATAGGCACTGTTCAGCGGGTTCGCGGTGTTGGTATCTTCAAACGTTACCGGCGCTGTGGTCGTGATCTCTACAGCGGTATTGGTGCCGAATCCGTCTGGCTGGTTGAGCGTCATGCATCCGCTGGCGACGGTGCAAGTGCCTGTCGTGACTACCCAGTTCGGTTGGGACAAGTCATATGAATTGCGCACCAGATTCGACATCATGCCCGCGCCCACTACACCCGCGATGAGCACATTGCCAACTGTAGAAAGTCCGCCTGCGGTAGTAATGTCGCCCCCTGCAATCAGTCCTCCCGTCATCTGGAAGCCGCCATCCCACTGGCAAGCGCCTCCCCCACTGGCGACAGTGCATATCATGTTCGACTGATGAACCGGTGACAGGCCCGCCACCACCTGAGCAAACGTGAACCAGCTATAGATCGAATTCCCGGTAAAGCCTTGTCCTCCGGGGCCGATGGTGCCGAAACTGCCCTCTCCATAACTCAACCTCACCGTGGAATTGATCATTCCTCCCGGAAGATTGAAGGCAGTGGAATTGTTCGTATCGACGTTGATCGAGCAGAAACCAATCTGCGCGTTCGGTCCCCCGCCAATCGCGTAGCCATTCGGGTTGCTGTTAAGGCTCGCTTCAATCGAACACTCTTTCAAGCCGTAAGCGTTCAGCATCAGGGAAGTCATCCCCGGCCACCCGGCTTGGTTTTCCGTGCGTAGAGCGTGCATGGTTAGCCGATTTTGTTCATAGTTTCCCGGCTGATCCACGCGAATGATCGCGCCATTCGACCACGTGCCGGTGTTGTTTATAGGCTTGACGGTTGTGACATATGTGTTTGAGCCAACGTCCCAAGCGGATGAGCCTTCCAGTTCCAGCGGCGAGTCCAGCGAACCCATGATGGATGAGTTCATGATCTGGATGAGCGTGGCTCCGTAGCCCGGACCAATCGTGTGGAATTTTGAGGTTGGAGTCGTCGTTCCGAATCCGTTGCCCAGCACTGCGCCCACATAGTTGCTGCTGCATTGCGTGTTGACTAGGGCGATTAGGTCAAAGCCGCCTGCTATCCCGCATGCCCCTGAGCCGGGAGTATTTCCTGCCTGTATAGTGCTTCCCAGCAGTCGTGCGACTAGGGGAGAATTTCCCCCTACTGCCGGTGCTTGAAGATACCCGAAGGTCGCCAGCGAGTTAGAGGGATCACCGCCGACTGCTCCTACATTCACATTGTTCAGCCCGCTGCGGGACGAGCCGGTGAAGTCCAATACCGGATATGGCTCAGTGAGCGCGTGGCAGATCGTGGAGCGACCGAATCCCCATGTCGGCGAATCGCCCACATAGTAAAACCCTCCTAGCATGCCCGCGTCGATAGACTTCGTTACCAGATAGCAGCCGTTTGGAGTTGCAGAGGTTGATACTTTTACGCCTTTAGACTGCTGGCCCGCTGCGGTCGTGCATCTTTGAACGGCTGTGCTGTCATCGGTCCCCATCCCGAGGAATGCGTTGGAAACGGCGGTCTGTGCGGCGGTGGTCAGCGTGGCGCTGTTCGGGCTTACGTAGGTGATCGTTGAGATAAGCGGCCCACCCGAAGCTCCTGCGCCGTGAACCACTACGGTTTGCCCTGTCACTGCCGGGGTCAAGATGGCAGAGCTTAAAGTCAGAGTCGTCGGAGTGGCGAGAGTAATGGTGGCTGTTGGTGTGAGTGAGACGAAATTTCCCACTGCGCCGCATTGTTTTGAGCGTAGATCGATCAACCCATCCGGTGCGTAACCGGTGTTCATAAAGTAGAGCGGCCCGGTCGCTTGGTCACCTGCGCGATTCAGTGGGGAATACATACCAGCCAGAGTGCGCGATGGACTGTAAGTATTCGGCGCAGTGCCACCGGAGAGAGTCACGTCATAGGTCTCACCCGGCGTCGCCGGAGTCACATAAAATTTCCACGACCCGTCCTGATTAGCGGTAAACGGGTTGGTGAGTGGAGTCTGGTTCGGATCAGCGTAGATGGTGGCCAGAGTTGTGGTCCCAGTTAAAAATACTGCCACTGTACATTTTGGAATTAAATTCTGGTTGAAGTTGCTGGAAGGCAGACCGCTGGTGATGGAAGGTTTCGAGCCGTTGATGCAGTAACCGGAGAGAGGGAGAACGCTCGGCGGCGTCTGCGCCTGCACCAGTATTGGAGACAGGAACAGCAATAAAAGTACGACTCTCAACCAATTCGCGACAGCTTCTTTTGTCATACAAAATCCCCGTTAATACGCCACGCACGGTCCCCAGATCATGTCGTCTCCTAAGGCCGTGGTTCCTGCCAGTGTTGCCGTTGTGGTTGTGGTGGCTGTCTGCTGCCAGCTTGATGTATCCGCTGGCGTCGTCAAGTCGCTGGGCCTGCCACACGACCATCCGTTGGGCGCTGCGATACTCAGAGTGACCGTGACCGTGCATGTTCCGGAAGTCCCGGAAGCGAACGTGCCTGCTACCTGAGTGCCGACTGCGCTATTGAGGTTGCAACCCGTGATACTCGGGTGTCCTCCGCTCACAAGCTGACCAAATTCGAGAGGGCCATTCACGCTCATCGTGTAGGTCAATGGTGTTTCCCCGGTGTTGATCCCGACATGCCCAGATGAATCGATAACGATGTCGCCGGGGCTGTTAAACAGATGAATATCGCCATAGTTTCCGGGGTCTCCGGGGCCGACGTAGTGTATGCCAAAGATCAGGCAGTCCCCGGCTGTAGCAATATCCACGCCGGTACAGGTAAAAGGAAATGCGCCCGCTGAGGGTGAAGCATCCGGGGCCAGAAATGTTTCTAAGACCGCTGGAGCATTGATCACCGAATCCGTCTCTACCCCGACAACCGGAGTGCTGATCGATGAGTTGTTGGCATAGAATCTCGCAGCGGTTGTATTCGCCGGGATCGGGTTCCCTGCGTTCGTGCCCACCTGAAGAGGCGTAGTCGGCAACGCTGTAGTTGAGGGAGGGCCAGTCATAATCCCCAGCCATCCCGCAGGCGAAATGAGCAGAGGACTATCGTCATAGATGCCCAACTGAATCCAGCTATTCGGTGAGTTGTCGCCTTCGTAATTGAAGAGCAGCGCAAGCGAATCTCCTCGCGCAAGACTCTGCCCGATCCCTAATCCCTGTACGCTGGTCGGGCCTGCTAAAGGTTGCAGGAGTCCGAGTTCGAAGTTGGTTCCAATTCCTCTGCCGGTATCTCCAACCTGCATGATGGGAACCGTAGGGCTGTGATGATTTGCATTGTAGGCATACGCTGCCCCGTTCAGAGTGTTCGGGGCAATCGCAAATTGCAGCGGAATGAAACTAAAGCCGGTACTTTCTCCAAAGATGGCGAAGTCGTAAGGCCGCACAGGAAAGCGTGATCCGCCACCAGCGCTGCCTTCGAAGTCAGTCGCCGCCATATAGATATTTCTTTGATTGTCGTCGAGGTAATATTGCGGCTGCGATGGCGATACTGGAGGCAGATTGAAGCTCAGGACGACGTTCCCAGCCGGGGAGAAGCCGGTAATCGGATAGACGCCGATGTTCGGGCGCATGATCCACATCAGGTTATTATTCGCAGACGTGGTCGGCTGGTTATAGAGCACGATACCGCCAGCACCGCCTGTCGGAGTCGTGCCAGCCGCACCACCCACGCCGACTCCCGCTACAAATTGATCGACGGTCGAATTGCCGGGACAGCATTGATTTGTATTCGCAGTCCAGAACAAACCACCGCCGCCCCACGAGCTAAGGCCGATCAGCCTTCCCGCTTCAGAGTTGGTGATCATCCATGCATAGTGATTGCCATCCTGCCCCCAGACCGAATCGCGCTCCCACGAGAAGCTCATCACACCCCAAACCGGGAAGCCGCCGAAGGTAGCCGATGGCGAAGAGTTAAAGCCGTGCCCTGTATTCCAGAAAGCAATGGCAGGGGCAAAGCGTACACCGATATCGAAGATGTTTACCGCAGCAGCCTGCGAATCGATATCGAAGGCGTCAATGCCTAAACCAGCTTCCACAAAGATCGACCCCGTCAGGAATGGAGGCGTCACCGGATAGAATTGGCTGAAGGTCGATCCAGAGCCAAATTGCGCATATGCCCCGTCACCCTGAAGGCGTATCGGATGCGTGACCGTTGCTGTCTGTGTCGTTAGATACTGACCAGCGGGTGCGTAGCAGGATACGGACTGTGCAGCCGCTTGGCAGGCAGTGATCCAGTTGTGAATTGCCCCCGCGTTGTCGGTTCCGATGCTCACGTGCAGATTTGTGCCATTCGTCGTGGCCGGTGCTGCCAATGCCATCGTGGTTGCGTTGACATAAGTTGCCGTGGTCAGCATCGGATAAGTGACCATGGTCGAGGTAATTGTGATCGCGCCTGAACAGGACGTAGCGGGATTCGGACCACCCGCGCTCAGCGTGGCGGAAGTGGGTGCGCTGGTGAACCCGGTTCCGTAGCTTGGGCTGGTGTAGATGGTGGCATTGGCAGCGAAGGTGTTTGTGCCATTGAGATAGATCACGCCCGACGTGTTGGAGCCGCCGCCATTGAAGCCGGTGACTGCACAGGTCTGTCCGGTGGTTCCCGTTGGCGTTCCCCCAGAGACATAGGTCGCATAGAGCACGCCCTGCGCTCCATCGGGAACTAGGAAGATACGCTTGTTGTCCAAGGGCGTAAATTGGGCCGTGTTCGAAGTAAGTGCTGCTCCCGAAACCCCGGCATCATAGATATCGCGTTCATCCGGCACTGCACCGAACGCCATCAGGTTCATGGGAACGGTTGGACCGCCCCCGCCACCTCCGCCGCCGCCGCCACCCACGGGGAGCCAGTTCACCAGCGTTCGTGGCGAAGTGTAAGTATTCGGCGGAATGCCGCCTGAAAGAGTAATGTCGTAAGCCTGACCCGGAGCACTTGGCGCTACGTAAAATTGCCACGAAGCATCTTGGTTGGCGGTGAACGGGTTCGTGAGTGGAGTTTGACTTGGATCAGCGTAGATCGTGGCCGGGGAGGTGGTCCCGGCCAAAAATACAGATACCGTACATTTCGGAATTAAATTTTGATTGAAGTTACTGGAGGCCAGCCCGCTGGTGATGGCGGGCTTCGCGCCATTCACGCAGAAGCCGATGACCGGGAGAGCGCTCTGCGTCTGCGCCCGCACCAGAGGAAACGACAACAGGGATAGAAGCGCTGCTAGCAGCCATTTCACGACAGCCTCTTTCGTCCGTGTTTGCGTTTCGTCGAGTGCTTCACCGTGTGGCACTTGCCCTGAATGCACACGCGCTTTGCGTGCGTGGGTATGCCGTGGATATGCACGAATGCCCGGTACTTGCGATACTTTTCCGGACTGCTGAAGCTCTCGACAGGCATCTACTTCTTCGCGATTACGGCCTTCCTGCGACGGCTGGCCTTGCCTTTGCCGATGCCCTTACGGTGTCCGACGTGCCCTTCCCTACCGCCTCCACTCACGAAGGAATTCGCCACATCCCTTCTGGAGGTCGCCTTCTCTGGCGCGTTCGGGTGAGTGGGCAGATTTCCGAAATCAGCAGCCTGCCCCGCCTTTGACCCTTCAGTTGAATGTCTTTTCCGCTTCATGAGTGAGTTCTCCTTTGCCGCAAAACGAAAAGCGGCGGCTTCCGGGTTGATGTTTCACCGGGAAGCCGCCGCCTATTGCTCGTCGATATCTCGCAGAGCGCGTGTCTTACCGGCATTTATACACCGCTTCCAACTACGGTGTCATCAAGATTTAGCGCTGTCCGCTGGCTTCGCAGCGGCGGCAGATTTTAAATCCGCCTTGGCCTGATCCAAGTCTTTTTGCGTCTGATCCAGTTGTTCCTTACTCTGCTTGGAAATGGCGATTACTTTCTGGCCAAGCGGGGAGTGGATGAGGACGCCACCGAAGGTCAGCGCCCAGCCCATGAAGACGTATTTCCACAGCTTCCCGGAGCCGAAGTCCTGCGGAAAGTGGTACTTTGTCGGGTCCATCGCGGCAGAAAATCCAGCCGCAGCGCCGCCGCCCAGCATGGCTACGGCGGTGGTTACGATCCAGTGCTTAGCCTTCTCCATTGCGGGAGTCATCTGATTCTCCTTTGTCCTTCGGCGGCTGTTTCAGTCGCGGTGGCGGATTATCGTTGGTCTCGCGGAACGCCCAGCCACCAAATAGACCGGCTAAGGTGGACAGGGTGGTGATGATAGGCATCAGGCCATAACTGGTTTTCTCTTCTACCCGCCCAATGCCGAAGGCGATAGCGAGGGTGACAAGACTCATCAGTAAGAGAATGCCGAATACCATTTTGAGTCTATCTACCGGGTTCATAAGCTCCTCACGTCGCGCACCCGCGTACCAGTGCGATGTCGTTGGCAGCACGGTTGGGAACATCGACCAGCGCCCACTTGGAATCAGCCATCTCCGCCGCTGCCGTCAGATAGTCCTTCGCCTTCAGTGCCGCGATGAACTTCACAAACCCGGAGAAGCGCGGCCCGCCCAAATTAAAAATCATGTCCACGACGGCGAGTTGCACATCTTCCGGATGATTCCAGAAATCCGGCACCAGTTTTGCCGCTTCCGTGAGAGCAGTATCGAGATCGCTGCCGAACAGTTGGTCGATCTGCGGATCGGTCAGCGCACAGCGCCGGTCGAACAGTGCGTCGTAATCCACCAAGAGCGCTTCGATACGGGCACGGGCACTCAGTTGCTCTAAATTAAATCCGATGCCAATCGTCATAATTCCCTTGGTATCGGCATAGGCCCGGTTCCGCCGCCCTTCGTGTTGTTCGATCAGCTTTCGCGCCCGCTCTTTATCCATAAAGTCATCGACTCAACTGATGGTCATGAATCTAAAGTTGCCAACTCCGCCAGCACCGCCAGCACCGGAGCCGGTGCCACCGCTCGCTCCGCCAGCACCGCCTTGGAGGTTGATCGTGCCCGCCTGATTCAGGAAAGTCGCAGCCGCGAGAATGACAAGTCCGCCACCGCCACCGCCACCGCCGCCGATACTAGCGCCGGAAGCTGCCGTCCCAGCAGCGCCGGGAGCGTTGATGACGGCTGTCGATTGAAAATCGATGATCGGGGCAATCAGGAACACCGCGCCCCCGCCACCGCCGCCAGCCCCACCGCTCGATCCGCCCTGCCCTCCTCCGGTTCCACCGTATGCACCAATTTGTGTATTTGGGACGCTGGCCGGAGAACCGGGGAAACCCATCGTCGTGAGTACAAAGCGCAACGTATTGGGAGGCATCGTATTGCCGACCGCACCCACAAGCCCGATGCCGCCCGCCGCCCCGCCCGTGCCAGCATTTGATCCCGCGTAGCCCATGAATGTGCCCGCCGTACCCGCCGCAGCGCCACCACCACCACCACCACCCGTGCCTCCGCCCAAGCCCATCGGGAAAGGCCGCAATGCGGGCATCGTAATGGTCCCCGCGATGGTAATTTTCTGTGTGGCACGGATGACCATCGGATACTGCCCACCCGATCCGGCAGTGAGCGTGACTCCAGCATTGAGGGTGAAAGTCGTATACCAGTTTTCAAAGAGGCCGATAGCGGGAACAAGGTCCGTCCATGAGCCGTCGGAGCCGTCGCCAAAATACCGGAAGAACGGAGGAGCATTTCCGCTGAGACTGCCCGTGCCTGATATCTGAACGGCTCCTGCGCCTTCATCGGTGATGGTTATGTTGGGGCCATTCACCAGATTGAGTAGCGCCTGATCTGCGGTCGGCGTGCCATTGACTTGTAACACAGGACCACCTCCTCCACCTCCGCCGCCACCATTACTGCCACTCCCTGCGCCTGCAAAGCTGGTGAGATAGGCAGTTGTATACACGGAGGCGTTGGCCAGCGATTTCACAAATATCCGGACGTATTTGGCAAAGACCGGCCCCAGCACAACCCGGCCCGCGTTGCCACCGTTCAAAGGACCAGTCCATGTGCTAGCAGTGCAGTATTGCAAGTCCTGATCGAGGTCGGAGGTTTGAATATCGACTTCAAAGGCACCGGGGCTGGATGAATTTCCCTGCGCGTCGGTGAAATAAATTTGGACAGCAACTGAGGTGGGGGCCGCAAGGCGAACGCGCTCCAGTTGCACGGCAATACTCGCCGCGCCAACAATGCCTGTCATTTGCTGGAACAGGGCTATTTGATGGTTCTGGCGCAAAAGCGTCGATTGTCCTGTTCCGGCATAGCCACCACTCATAAGTCCTCCCTTACCTACCCGACTACGTGATACTTCCAGACGTATTGCGTGCCCGCTGTCAGCGCGGTTGCTCCAGCGTTGATGACAATCGTGGTCGTAGTCTCTGTTGTGTAGACCTGTGTCGGGCCGGTCAGTGCGGCGCTATTGGCGTTGCCGGGTGTGAGCATGCTAAAAGGAGCGTTGGCGAAGGTGAAGGCGTTTGCGAAGGTGATGGTCAGGATCGGCGCACCACCAACGGGTGCCGTGCCAATCGTGACGCTGACACTGCCCGCCAGATTGGAGCTATTGGAGACGATGGTGACCGTTGGGGCTGTCCCAGCGGCTGCACCTGCCGCAATACTGGGCGTACCGCCGCCGCCCATGATCTGGCCCAACTGAATCGTACCTTGGACTCCGGCTCCATTTACCGCACCTACGCCAAGGATGCCAGCAGCAACACGGGAGAGAGTTATGTCCGATGCCGATACGATGGAAGTGGTGGACGACCATCCCAAAACGTAAGCATTTTGGAATCGGGTAAGTGTGGAATTTATCGTTACGGTAGAAGTAACACCGAAGCCGCCAGTAGCCGAGACAGAGCTAGGGGTTGTGACGCCTCCGGCTGCGTTCACGCTAAGTACTGCTGCTCCTCCGTTGACGCGGAAATCCGCGAGGTTCCCGGTAAATCCAGCGGGAGCGTTGATCCCAAGGACTGTGCCGCTCACGCTGAAGGTTGTCGGCTGTGTCGTACCGCTATTCAGGTACAACACTGGGAAATTTGTCGTGCCGGTGCCACCTGTAAACGGTGGCGTGGTGCAATACATCTGTGACACGGACGCCGCAGCGGTGCCGCCAATCACCTGAAGGGAGCCGAGATCAAGTTCACCGTTATTCCCTTGCGTCGCGCTGCTGGCGAGTTGCAGTACGCCGGGATTGGCGCGGGAGAGAGTTGTATCCATCCCTGCCGACGTACCGGTGGTGGACGACCACGCCAGATACGTCGCGTTGTTCATCCCCATTCTTGAGAGAGAAGCCAGCCCGGTGAAGAATGTGCCGATATTTAAATTCGCAACGCTCGTTGTTCCGTTGTTAGCGACAGCGAAACCAGAGGCACCTCCATTGAGACGGAGGTCGATAAAGTTCCCGGCAAACCCGGCTGGAGCATTGATGCCGAGTATGGTGCCAAGAGTGCTCCATGTCGGTAAGATCGCGCTGCTATTGAGATAAAGAACCGGCAAGTTAGTCGTGGCCGTACCTGCCGTAAACGGCGGAGTGGTGCAGAGCAACTGCGATACCGATGCAGCAGCCGTCCCACCGATCAACTGAATTGCACCAAGGTTAAGCTGGCCTGTATTCCCTGCCGTCGATCCGGCGTTCAGTTGCAGTATGCCTGCCGCTGCGCGGCCAAGGGTCGTGTCGCGAGCGCCTGTTATCGTTGTGGCGCTAAACCACGCGAGAAGCGAGTTTGAAGTCGCTGTGAAGAGATTCGGAATGACCTGAAACGTTGTGCTGAGTTGGACATTTCCCCCGCCCGCCTGTCCTACGCTGAAGACGGTAACACCGTTGAGCTTGGTATCGATTAAATTTCCTGAGAAGCCAGTCGGTGAGTTGATGCCAAGGAAAGTTCCGGCTGCAATCCACGTCGAAGCAGCAGGTGTGCCGCTTGGGCTAAGAAGAAGGAGCGGCGTGGCGGTGATGGCGGTCCCTACGAACGGTGCGCCCGTCATCGTGACAGCGGGTAGACTGGCTGCGCCGCTCGCTAAGAAGTTGGCTGGCAAGGCAGCGCCAGCAATCCCATTCACAGTTGGGTTGGGATACGTGCCCGTCAGATCGCCGCCAGCAGGGCCGGAGGGCGCTCCGCCACCAGCAGCAGAAATCTGAACAGCACCGCCTCCGTTGTCGGCGATGGTCACATTGGGACCGGCCACCAGATTTAAAAGTGCCTGATCCGCAGTCGGTGTTCCGTTGACCTGCAATGCAGGGCCGCTGCCTCCGCCACCGCCATTGCTGCCGCCGCCACCGCCACCTGCGAAGCTGGTGAGGTATGCGGTCGTGTAGACAGCATTGGTCAGCGACTTCACTACGATGCGGACATATCTGGCGAGGATCGAGCCTAGTTCAATTCGGCCCACATCTCCTGCGTTCAGAGGGCCGGTCCATGTGCTGGCGGTGTAATACTGCGAATCCTGATCGAGGTCCGATGCTTGGACATCCACCTCAAACGCGCCGGGGCTGGACGGATTGCCGTTTACGTCGGTGAAATAAATCTGGACGGATAACGAGGTCGGAAACGAAAGACGCTCCGGCTGGATGGCAATGCTCGCCCTACCAACAATATTTGTCGCCTGCTGGAACAGAGCTACCTGCTGATTCTGGCGCAGAAGTGCTGCTTGTCCGGTGCCGCCATAGCCGCCGCTCATGCCGCTTCTCCGTTCTTCTCACCTAAAGAGGTTTTCATGTGATCCCTTAGCTGTTCCAGCCGCCTACGTTGGCTTGACCTGTCACCGTGCCCCACACCTGCTGACTCATTGGCATTCTGCGCATCTTCGTAAAGTAGAGATCGACCAAATGGCGATCCATGATGCGAATTCTCTTGAGCCGATCTGTGTATTCCGCCCGCATCGCCTGCACCAGAAACTGCCAATTGGCTCCCGATCCGCGCTCCATCTCATCGCCCTTCTGGGATTCCTTCCAGAGGTACATCATTTCGTAAGCCCGCATCTTGACCAGTTCGTCGGTCAGCGGGAACGGGACCGTGTCGCCCGGAGCTTGGAGCGCGGGCCAGTTCGTCTGACAACCGAAGGTGTACGGTAACTGCATAATCGGATGTGGCCATAACTCGTACAGCATTTGCCCGAGAGTTGCGCTTCCCTGCCGCGTATCCATGCCATACGGAACCACATTGGTGGGCTGTAGAAAATTAACTCGCTGCGCATCCTTCTCCGAGAGATTGACCTGTGTGTACGACCACCAGTCCAACCAGTTGTTATTCGTGGTGTCGAGAATGTAGTACCAACGTTTAAATCCGGGCGGCGCGGGAAAGTAAGCCTGATAGATCAGGTAGCCCGCGTTTAACTGATTCGGGTCCGTCCATGGCCGATCCAGCGTCAGCACTGCCTGCAAGCCGACATTGAAGGCTGCTGGATTTCCGCCTTGGGAAAAGTCGATGATCGGCATGATGTACGCGCTTCCCGCAGCCAGCACCACCGGAGGAATGCTTACCGTCCCGTCCGACCCTACGGTGATCGAAACCATGCCGCCGCCGCCCACGCCTGCCCCGTCGATCACCGGGACCGCATAAGTCCCCGGCGTCTGCCCGGAGCCGGGGCTGATGATGTTCGCATAAGAAACGGTGCCGTTATTTCCCAGCGCGATGATGTTGTACAGCGAGTAGTAAGGCACGCGAATTTGCTGCTGGGTCAATAAGGGCGGATTAAAAATGGTGGCCTGCCAAATCTGCGAGGCTACCGGATCGCCAGTAACCGTGTTGGTGTACGGTTTGATCGTGATCAGGCCGGGGCTGAGAAAGGTAGTCGTCGGCCCGCCCAACAGGCCGGGAGTAAGCCACCCGTTGACCTGAAGCTGGAAGGAGAACACGTTCTCATTTTGAATCGCAGCAAGAGCCTCATTGATTCGAGTGGTCACAAGACCGAAGTTCGAACCCGGTATGCCGAGTAACTCTTGCCGCATGGACCCCAGAGACATTGCGCTCCTTTATTTCTTCGACACCCGCTTGCGTGTCTTCTTCCGCGTGGTCTTTTTCACCGGAGCTTCTTCACCCTGCCCCATATCGCTATCGCACTGGACCGATACCTTCTTGCGTCTCGCCATAACGTTTCTCCTTTGCCCCTATAACTCAAACGCCCCTGCGAAGATTGCTCCCCCGCAAGGGCGTTTGCCTGTGTCTCTTCCGGGAGGGGTCGAGACTTCGTGTTGCGCCTTAGTACTGGCCGCAATTTCCGCCGATCTGTACCTGCTCGCCTGAGAGGTTGACGCCGTTTGCGACCGGCACCCCCGCTGGCGTGAACCAGAACAGCGCCCACGTCATTCGCGGCCCCACCCCGGAGGGTTGCGCCCTGACATAGAAGCCGCCCATCACACCCGTGGTCAGGTTTATGCTGTTGACCCCGCCTGCAACCGCATCGATGTAGTAGTTTCGTTGCGGCAGGCTGATTACATCGCCAGTCGTCTGGTTATACGAAGCGGGTCCGTTTTCCCACCCGACAAACGTCGCCCGCTTGCCGACAAAATCGGGGTAGCCTCTAAGTAATGTAAGTTGCATAAACCCGCTCCTTTAGTCCTGACATGGGGGCATAAATTGAATAATCATTCTGAATAGCTGTCCGGGCTGCGCCCAATCGAGAGATGCGCCCATGTGATAAACGCCCAACACAGCGCCCGTGCCGAATCCCGTTGAGGACGCTACGACTTGGGCGCTGGGTGCAGCAAATGGAAACACTGAACCAGCTAAGCAGGTAGCCAAGCCAAGCTCCTGAACAAAACCGAAGTTGCCCGGAGTGATCGAATTTAAAAAGACGAATGGACGAGTCTGGGGAAACGATTGTCCCGGTACATTGAGAAGCTGGTCGAAGCTGGTCAGAAGATTGGGAGAAAAGCCACCCATTTGGGTGTATAAAACCTGTCCAGTCAGTCCCGGTATGGCGGCGGTCAGGAGTGTCGCAGGGATCAGGAAGGCTCCTACGTAGTTCTGCCCACCTTGAAGCACGCTGGCTGAAGTTATGCTTCCCGCCGCTCCAACAACCACTTGGATGACGCCGCCCGAGCCAAACTGCAAACCCGCTGGGAAGGGGATCGTGTAGGTGCCGGGAGTGCCGCCTGAACCGGCATTGAAAACTTGTATACCCTGCAAGAAAGAGCCTTGACGTATAAAACCGGGCGTACCCGTTTTTACATTCGCCGCAGTCGCGCCGGAATCCACCTGTACAAGCCGATATCTTCCCCAGTGCAAAAGACCGGTCGGCAAATAGGAACCGGCATTCGCCTCTTTCTCCGTAGCATCAAAATAGTCCCCAAGACCCAAGCCGCCAGCAGAAAAGTTCTCTCCTGTGCGTCGGTCGCCAACGCCCGATGCCGTGCTAAAGTCGGCATTATTCCACGCCAACCAAGTCGGAATGATTTGCTGCTGCGGCACCTTTACTCGCTCCCTAGTCTTGAACTACCGGAACCTCAGACAGGTAGGCTTTGAACGTCGAGTTCGCAACCGCCACATCGACCGCGCTCCCGATAGTGCTTCCAATCGCCGACCCAGTCGCCGCAGTGGTCGTTACCGTTCCGCCTGCGCCGACATTCACCCAGTCACCGACACCGGCGCTGCCAGCAGCCGCGCCAGCCAGCACATTGGCCAGACCCAACTCCTGCACGAATCCAAAATTTCCCGGCGTGATCGCATTCAGGAAGACCACGGGACGCGCTGGGACACCCTTGTCTTGGCTGGTTACGATATTGCCTGAAGAATTTAATTGCGCTGACAGCGTAGCGCCGGTCACACCTGTGAGAGTCAGCGGGAAAGTAGGCAGAGAGACATAATTAAATCCACCCTGAGCCACGCTGGCAGACTGGATCGCGCCGGTCGATCCGACGACGACCGTGAGTACCGCGCCGCTGCCGCCACCACTTCCCGGTGTAGCCGGGATGTTATACGTGCCGGGGGTTCCGCCTGTGCCGGGAACAGAGACAAGTACGCTCTGAACGAACGAGCCAACACGTGCGTAGCCGACCGTGCCAGTCTTGACGTTGGCGACTGTCGCTCCCGAATCAACCTGCACGAGACGATACCGGCCCGCATGGAGTAAGCCGTTTGCGGCAAAGGATGCAGCGTTCGCTTCCTTCTCCGTCGCGTCAAAGTAATCGCCCAGACCTAAGCCGCCAGCGGGGAAGTTCGCCCCAGTTCTTAAATCCTGAAGGCCAGACTCAGTCGCGAAGTTGGCATTATTCCAAGCTAACCAAGTCGGGATGATTTGTTGCTGTGGCATAACTTGCTCCTTAGTCCTGAACCACCGGAACATTGGTCAAATAGATTTTCAACATCGTGTTGGCCCAAACCGGCTCCAACGCTTTCCCGACAGTCAGCCCAGTCGGCGACCCGGTCAGGGCAGTGGCCGTTACAGTTCCGCTGGCGAGGGTGACGTTCACCCAGTCGCCCTGACCATTACCACCAGAGCCAGCAGTCGGGCCGCACAACACAGTGGCCAGACCTAGTTCCTGTACGAAGCCGAAGCTCCCCGGCGTGATTGCATTCAGAAACACGACCGGACGTGGCTCAAGTCCCGCTTCTGAACTGGTCACGATATTGGGCGAAGAATTCAGGCGCGATAACAAGACCGCACCCGTGACACCAGTGATCGTCAGGTCAAATTGAGGAGCGGCGTATACATAATTAAATCCGCCCTTAAGTACGCTTGCTGACTGAATGCCGCCTGTCGGCCCGACGACCACTTGAATCGCCGCGCCCACGCCTGCGCCGCTGCCCGGTGTCGCTAGGATGTTGTAAGTACCGGGAGTCCCGCCCGTGCCGGGAACGGCAATCGCTATCGCCTGCAAAAAAGAACCGGGACGTATAAAACCGACCGTACCGGTCTTTACATTGGCAACCGTGGCACCGGAATCCACCTGAACGAGACGGTATCGACCCGCGTGAAGTAGGCCATTCTGAAGGAAGGATGCGGTGTTGGCTTCCTTTTCCGTCGCATCGAAGTAGTCACCCAGACCTAGTCCACCGGCAGGGAAGTTCTGCCCTGTACGAAAGTCCTGAATGCCGGACTCGGTGGCAAAGTTAGCGTTGTTCCATGCCAACCATGTCGGGATGATCTGCTGCTGCGGCATCGTTTCCTTCTAAGAACCCTCTTACTTGCGTTATGCGGAGAAGCTGAATGCGTAGCAATTGTGGCGCGGCTGCGTGTTGTAGAGGTTGATACCCAGCCTCATAAACAAGGCATCGATGCTTACGTTGTTCGGCATCGGCGCACGGCGCAGTCCGAAGTTCCAGCCCTTCTTATTAGTCGGCCTGATCTTGAATGACTCCGGCTCTAAGAAGTAGAGAACCTCACCCGGTGAAATGGCTTGGTTGGACGGCAATCCCGATCCTGTCGGCGATACCGGCATCGGTGCGCCAGTCGTCGGGTTGACGAACTGCGGCGTAGTGAAAGCGACGGTCGTGGTGCTCGATCCAACACCATCCACCAGACTGGCGTTACCCTGTCCACCTCCGACCGCCGACCCAAGCGCGATGTAGTTCTGTGCCTGCGCCGAAGGAGCCAGAGGATCGGCGTAGATATCCACACCGTTAAAGTTCAGCCCATCCCACTTGATATCGTGACGCGTGTTCGAAATATCGCGGCGCTGCGCATCGAGTGCGATAGCGACCGCCTTAAAGCCGAACACGTTGGTGATACCCAGAGAGGGAGAGCCGCCCGTCACCTTGCACTGCGACCACAGTTGCATCAGCACCGCAAAGTCGATCTGGCCGGTGCCTCCGGTTGGAGTGCCGCAGTAGATGGGTGTCGAGTTCAGCGCGACGCCGACGTTGCCGTTGCGCTGCTGTCCGCCGTAGGACTTGTAGACGTTGCCGTAGACCGACGGATCGATCCCGTTGTTCAGCGCCTCGTCCAGACCGTTGATAGTCTTGGTCCGGTTATCGGTGATGAATGCCGATGACGCCTGACCGTGCCGGAAGGAGTCCATCTCCTGCATGGTGTTCATGGTCAGGACAAGGTTCTCCATGTATAGCTGGTACGAGTCAACGATCAACGATGGGCCGGAGTTGATCACTCCGCCCGTGCCCGAGCCGTCATCCATCTCCCAGTCGTCGAGCGGATACCACGTGGCATACGCCTTCGGCAGGAATTTAATTCCGGTGTTGATCTGCTGACGGGTGACCGTGATGGTCTGGCCGGGATTGACAGCCGCGCCTTGGGTGCGACCGTACAGGATGCCTTCCATCATGCCCGCGCCGCCAAGGAACTCGTCCCATACGCCAGCGCGTCGCAGCTTCGCCTGAAAAGGGGTGCCGACGAATAGGTTGTTGAATACCACATTGCGCCGGACAGACTCTAAGTTACTGGCGTCTATCTCGTTGTAAAGCGGATCGGTCGGCATGGCTGATATCTCCTATCGTCGGTAACTTCAAAACTTCGTCCGCCGCAGGTCACGCGGCTGTATTGGCTTCCATGTCCTTGCGGATCATCTGCGCGGTCAGCGACCTGCGCTGCTGATCGTTCAATAACAAGGGATCGAAATTCGCGGGGTCGGTTTTCGCCGCCTTGGCAATGGATGACATCTGGGCGTTGTCCTGCGGCCTGCGGATATCGGGGTTGTTGCCGGTGCGCTCCGCCCACTCGCGATCCTTGTTAGCCAAAGCCTTCTTGGACTCCTCGTCCTTCTCTTTGAGCTTTTGCTCGTACGGAGCTATTGCTTCCTCGCGAAGCTTCTGATCGCGGGCTTCCTGTTCCTGCTTCTGAAGCTCCTGTCGGCGGGCGTCGAAATTAAATATCCGGGACGCGTACGTCATCGGATCGAGCTTTTGTTCATCGGCCTTTCTAATTAATTCCGTTGGGGAAACGGGGAGCGGCTTGCCGAACAATGTTTGGTAGTTCCAGTTGATATCCGCGATGATGCCCATGGCATCACCTGCTTTGGCAGCAAACTCATTCACATTGAAAGTTGGGGAACCGGGGGTCGCACCGGGTACGCCAGCCACGTAGCGACCGTTATTCGGGTCGCGGACCTGACCATTGCCATTTGCAGGAGGAGCGAACTTGGCGGGATCGAATCCGGGAGCTTCGGCAGGGATAAAGCCGGTCTTCTTGGCCTCTTCGGCCTGCACGCGATAGAAGGCTGCTTCCGCGTTCGCCTTGGCGCGGTCGTTTTCGAGCCGCTGCTTTTCTTCTTCCCATGCGGTCAACGAAGGCGCGATGCGATTCTCATAAAAATCGATATTGCTACGCTGTGCCAGTTCGGCTGCGTCCTGCGCGGCCTTGGCTTCCGCCCGCTGCTGCTCCGCTGCGCTCTGCGCCTTAGTGGCTTCAGTGAGAACCCCGGAGAAGGCGGTGACTGCCCGCTGATCGAGCGCCGCAATCTGCTCATTGGTGAATCCGCTTTGTCTCAAAACCTCTTCAACGGTTGGCATATGTTATTTCTCCCGGAAATAAACAGGTGGTTGGTTGATCACTGAGGCTGCTGCCCCAGTGGCGTCGGTTGCTGTGGCGTGATCATGGCCTGCTGCATGTCCCGAATGCCCTCGCGCACCTTCTGCGCACCCGCCGCGAGACGAGGATCGGCACCGGCCATTTGCTCGGCCACCTTGGACCACTTCGCGAGGAGTATCTGGATAGGATTTGCGGGAGCTTGAAACGAAGACTGCGGCTGATCTCCCTGACCGGGCTGTTGCCCATTCTGGTCGGGAGGAGGAGGAGGGGCACCACCACCCTGCGGGGGTGGCGGCGCTCCCTGCGCTCCTTGATCCGGCATTGGCGGTGCTGTAGCCATCGATTGACCTCGAACGGTGGGCTACAACTACGCCTTGATGGCTGACCGCTTGCCGCTACGACGGGTGCGGCGCTTGCGGGTGACTTTCCTGATGTGGGTTACAGCAGCGGTGTGACGACGACGACCGGCCATGGTAGTCTCCTTTTTCGGTTGGGGCTAGGTCAAATGAAAATGGCCCTAGCGTTTCCGCCAGAGCCATGACCTATCCCAGTACCTACTGAGGAGTCTGCGTCTCAACTTATCTTCATAAAAACCTAAGCCTAACTATTCCCTGTCGTCAAGATTTTATTTTGCAGAATCTGCAATACTTGCGAGCTTAACTCAAAGGTATGGAAGATAGGCGCAGATTAGGCGCAGTTAGGCGCAGCATCTTACTTATGGTAGCCATTATTAATTTCTACGCTCTCGATACCAACGAGGTCGCGCACTCTATCTGCGACTGCGCCGCGAATTTTTGATCGCTGCTCCACGTTAATTCCGTTTAATCCGCCGCTGGAGTACTGTGCAACCACTTTACCTGTGCCACGCGACGCCCTCATCAGGGCATCAATCTCGCTCAGCAGCTTATTTTGCTCCGTTCGGTCAGGAGGTATATCGATAACTACTTCGGTAAGCAGGTAATCGTTCTGCGTCTGGAGCTTTATTGCCATGACCATTCTCCCGGAAGTTTAATCTTACGACTCTTTCACTACGGTGCGTGGCTGACCACCGGCAGCACCTTTGGTTCCCAGTCGCGGCGCTCTCTGCGCACTCGATGGTCTCCCGCCGCCCTTGCCTTGTCCCTTGGCTGCTCCACCGCCACCACCGCCTTCGCCGCCGCCCAGTGCCTGCGGGTCAATACCCATGGCTTTCAGCTTCGCCATGATGGAAATTTGCTCCATGATCTTCATCTCTTGCAGCTTGGCATCTTCCTTGAAGCTGTTCTCGATCTCCCGTTCCGGATTCGCGATGTCCATATTCTGGAACACTGTGAGCCATGAGAGCGGCGCACCACCGCGCTTCAGTTGCAGCATCATCAACTGACGCTGCATCTGGGTAATCTTCAGCAATGTGCTGGGTGCGGAGATGAGCCGGATATTCCGGGCGAACCACCGCGCTCGATCAAGCTGCGAATACTGCGACGCGCCCTCCGGATAATTCCCGTAGACCATCTCGTTGGGCATGTGGCTGGGAACAAGATCGTCCGGGTTGTAATCGAAGGTTTCCGGAGCCACGTTCTCCGGACCTACGTACTCCATGATCCTGCGTACGTCGAACCACTGAAGGATCAGGAATTTCATCCGCTGGCCAACCGCCTTGTTGCCGCGCTCGATGCGGGCCGCGATGCCTTTGGCAATGGGTCCAATCGACTCCAGCATCTTATCTGCGGTGTCGTTGGCGAGATTCATCTTCATATTCTGAAGGTTGCCGAGATCGGTCAGGCCAAGCTGGCTCTGCTTGGCTTCCTTCAGGTACTTCAGGAAATTAAAATGTTCGCCCTCGACGCGCACGCTGTCGGGTAGCACCGACTGCAACGTCTCACGCGGCTTGCCATCCACGCCCAGACGAACATCCTCTTCAAAGATGTCGAAGTGCTCGATCTTCGGGCCACCGGTTTCCGTATTGTTGTAGCCCAGCGGCGGATTGAGCGTGACGGTGATGACCGCGTCCATCTTGCGCTCGATCTTGCGCGTAGTGACTTCAATCGTGGAAACATCACCCACCAGCGAGCGGCCCAGCGGCTCCCATGCCCAGTCGTCCACGGTGTACTGAATGACCGGCATCTTCGAATCCCAGTCGAATCCGGGGCCGTCGTACATCGGCTTGTTCATGCCGGACGAAGTGATGATCAGCCGCAGGTTGGGATAGACGCGGCAGTCTTCCGGAGTGGCGGAGCGCATGTAGGGCTGTCCGTTGAAGACGCCGCCGAGAATCTGCTGGCCGACAAAGGGCACCTTGTAGAACCACGTCGTTCCCAAATCCCCCATGGGAAGCTCGTAGCCGGTGGTGTTGATGCGGGTGTCACGAATGAACGTCCAACGGATTTCCGCGTACAGATCACCGAAGCTCCTGCCCTGCTGACCGTAGCGGGTGCGCTCCGCAAAGTCGAGGCGGCGGGCCTGCAAGCGTGTACTGAAGTTACGCGGGCCGACCGTTTGAATATCACCCTGAAACAGTGGGAATCTTGTACACGCCTCCGCGATGGGCATGTAGTCGTACAGGGTGATCGCGTATGCGTCCTGTACGTTATTGGTGCGTGGCGGTATCTGCACCGGAACCACATCCAGCAATCCCAGCGCGTCGAACTCCATCTTCCTTTCGCCATAGCCGTACTCGTCGGCTCGCACCTTGGGCCACAGGTAGCCGATACCCATCACGCTGGCGTACTGGAGAGCCTTGAGGATTTGAAAAGGGAAATCGGATTCGTGATAGACGGCCTTGGAGACTCTCGTCAGCATGTCGGCCATCTTTTTAAATCCGGGGAAGTCGGAGGCATACCCGGCGATCTCTCTTACCTGCGCCAGCGTCTCGCAGAACTTGCGGATGTCGTACTTAAGCTCGTTGGTGACCAGCTTCGATTTGGTGGTATCGCGGAAGATCGCATTAAACACGCGCAGGTTGGAGGCCCATTCCCGATAGCATTGCTGGCCCTCCAAAAAGCCTTCGCCTTCCTGAATCTGCTCCTCGACCCAACCGAAGATAGCGCTGGGATGCGATTCGAATTTCGGCGCAGCCCAGTACGTCCGATCACTGGCCGAATTTACGTATCCCGTGCTTTCGAGAATGACCGGCATAATTAACGCCCTTGCTCAAACGCTTCGCTGTGCAGATAGCTGGTCCGCCTTGTCTTCGTGAGGTCCGCACGCTGGTCGTACTGGCGAAGGTGCATCAGAAGAAAATCGCGGTTCATGTTGTTGCGGGCATTCCCGGCCAGATGCAGGATGTGGCTGCGCAGGTTTTTGCGGATCGGCCCCTCGACCTTCTCGCGCTCCTCGTCCTTCGCCTCTTCTCTGACCCGCTCCTGCTCGCGCATACGCTTCGACCAGTACTCGGCCTGCTGGGCAGTGACGCAGATGATTCTTTCCATCCCGAACGGCGCGGGAAACTGTTCCGGCAGGCCCATGTAAAGCTGCTGGTTCCGGTCCACCCAGTACACGACCTTATTTCTTAGCTGCGTATTTTTCATCACCAATTCCCCACGGATGCCCGACTGGCGCTACACGCCGCTTTGTAGGCCACGGGCCGCTTGTTCACCGGCAGCGCGTAGCGTTTCTGTGCCCGATCCGTCAGCACGTCCATGTCGTGCGCGGTGAAGTACGACATCGCCGCGCCGCGCACGCGATCATCAAACTTGCCGGTCTGGTGCTCCATTTTTGATTTGTTGGTAGTGACGTGGCGCTCCAGCGTGCGCAATTCCTCGATGAGCCACTTCGACCGTGGCTCGTACCAGCCGCCATTCACTGCCTCGACGAATCGCGTCATGAGCAGGGGGATGGACCACGTGCTGGCATAGAAGCCTTCTTTTCTCGATGACTCGTCTCTGATCTTTTTCGAGTCGTAGCGGCGTGGGATATGGTGGTTGAAGAAGCCCATCATCTTCAACTGGTGTTGGCAGGTGTCTCCCGGCCCCTGAATCTGCTCGATGCAGTACTTCATACCCCTCGCATCCGGGCAGGCTGGCCCGTACAGCGCTCCTACGCAGGCGGCAAAGGCGACGACCTGCGCGGAGTTAATACGATTCGACGTAAGCTCAGCGACTTGCTGGTCGCAGTCTCCCCCAAAGCGGTTTTTGGCCACCGACAGGCAGGTGCGCTCTTCGTCTTCTTTGCCCAGCCCGTCTGCCGTGTCGATCCCGCAGGAGTAGCGCTGTCCCCTCTTGGGCCACTCATAGATCAGCAGGTAGTCCAGAGTGTTCCGCTCGTTGTCTTCGTCCAGCGTGAGCAGCGGAATCATGTCCCACTCGTAGTGGTGGCCGCGATACGAGTCCCACTCGACGCGTACCACTTCTTTTTCCCAGTCAATGCGCTCTTCTGGCGGGTAGAAGACCTCGTCCACATCGTGGCCGGTGATGGCGTATATCTCGACCGGCTGTTTGCGCTTGCGCTTGTAGTCGTCGGATTCGACTTCGTAGATGCGGTCTTCTACCTCGGCCAGCACTTCGGGATCGAAGACAGTGTCATGCACGCCGGTCAGCGCCTCATAATCGTCGGCGGGCATCTGCGCAGACCACGTCTTCTGCGTGTGGTTCTTGCAGGCCGCGTCGTAATAGAACTGCCAGAACCACTTCTGCTCGACCGGCATGCGCCAGCCAGTGCCAGCGATTTTGGCGAGGTAGGGCGTGTTACGGATGTACGACTCGCACTTGATTACGTGCTTCCGGGTGATGTCATGCATCTGGCGGCTCTCGAACTCGGCGGGCACGGGGAATTTTCTGAGCCAGTCCGGCTCCGGATAGATGTCCGGGCACATAGGCCAAGGGATGAACATGGGAAACAGACGAGCCAGCCCCTTGGGCCAATCCGCTTTCGCCGCTCTCCATGTCTCCGCCAGCCATCCGGTGTTGCCGCCACCCGTTCCTTCGAGAACCATGAACAGGTTTCTGGATGAGTGCGCGGCGCGGAACAATCCTTCCTCGATGGTGACCTTAGGATTCGGAACGTCGGCAAGCTCGGAAACATGGACGCAGGTGGGAGTCCAGCCTTGCGCCAGTCCCGTGGCCTGCATGCCGGATTGAATGGAAAGGATGGAGCCGTTGTCGAACGACCGCTTCGGCATGCGGCGCGGCACCAGCCACCATGGCGAACGATTGTATGCGGTATCGAGGATGCGCCCGATCAGTTCCGACTTTTCCTTCATCACCGACGCCATCACCGCCTGCGTGTGCGGAATGAACATCAGCCGGTGAATAAATTTCAGCGCCGTCTTGGTGGAGATGCCCACCTGCCGCGCCTTCAGGATCAGTAATTCGATGGAGACTTGCCGCTCATCGAAGTCGGCGATGACAGCGTCGAACACATCCTGCGATTTGCGATTATGAAATTTAAAAATCTGCCCTTTTTCGTCGCAGACCCACGCGTAGTTCTGCTCCCAGTAGCTGCTGTCGAAGCCGCATAACACCTGCTCGTTTTCCACCCAGCGGGCGATGTCCTTCTGGCGCTGGCTGCTGATCGGCTTCACCACGGAGATATAGCTGGTCTTGGAGTTCGACTCGATCTTGGTCAGCGAGTCGATGTAGGCGATGAACTCGCGCACTTCGTCGTAGGTGTGGTAGATAGGCATCCACCGTTCCTGCGCTTCGAACTGCTCCAAGTTATCGACGATGGTTCTGTTGGAGTACATGAGCCGCAAATAGAAATGGCTCTGGCGTTGTCGCCAGAGCCATTGCCTGTCCCTTCTCTGAGAAGAGGAGCCTGTGTCCCTATCGAATCAATACTTAAGCTTGTTTTCGGCAGGCGTCAAGAAGGAAACGCTGCCGCAATTAAAAAATTCATTGCTGATTCGGGGGAGGCGGTAACGCTCTCTGCCGGATCGCGGTTAATTTATTCTGCATCGTGTTTGCAGGTGGAAAGAGCTTGTCCAGATCGGGGCCATCACCATCGTCTCCCGGATCGTCGTCCTCATCACTCCGCTGCTGATCCATCGTATTTTTGCCGGAACCGAAAATGGCTTTGCCGATGAAGGTCGGCCCCTTGGGGCTGGGCAGGAATCCCATCGCCGTATCCAGCGCCGTGCGGTCGCGTTCACCCAGCGGAAGCATGCCGTACGCAACTCTGGCCTCCGTAATCTTGGGGTGATTCGTCATGGCGATAATCCGTGTCGCGTTGACCGCGTGCTGCTGAAGGGAGACCATGATCGATCCCAGTAGGTGGGTGATGTCGATTCCCGCCGCCAGAGCGATGGACTCAATCGACAGGTACTCGCGATCTCCAGTCGGGATAGAGTCGTACTTTTCAAGGAACGCCAGCGCGAGAGTATCGGCGGAGAAGCGCAGTGCCGTAATGACCTGTTGCAGTCCACCTGCGGCCTGCTTCAGCAGGGGCGTGATCTGGGGGGCGAGCGCCAGTTGTTCCGGGGAGACGCGGATGCGCTTGAGGGCATTTGCCGAGCGATCAATCCCCTGCTGGTTTCTCTTCAGTTTGCCTACGCTTTTGACCGTCGAGCCAGACCCGCTCGCGAACTCCAATATATTCCCGCTCTTCTTCTTCGTCTTCGACTTCGCTGAGCCATTGGTCGAGTGGCTTCGCGCTTGAGCCTTGGGCTTCGCGGATGCGGTCTTCTTCGGTTTGGACCCGCGTAACGACCGCTTCCCGGCGCTCTGCGCGGGCCGGGTAGAGCTTGTCGAGGTGTCGTCGGTAGGTTTCATCCAGACCCTCCAGCGCTGTCCCTATTTTTTCGAACGATAGCACAAAACGTTCGACAAACGCATTCATCTGGTCGTCGGTCATCGCTGAACCTCGGCGGAATACGTGCGGCAGTCTGGGCTTCCCGTTCCCTCGAAGACTGCCGCACGCCGCGTAACAGTGCGCGGAAAATTTTAATTTGCTCCCCCGCCCACCTTCTCAGCGCCCCTCACGTAACGGCGCTGCTTTACCACCGGCTGACCGCCTTCGCTCGTGAGCGTGGGCACCGGCTGGTCGGAGCGCTCGCGCACCTTGTTCAGAGCTTCCTCGCGGGGAATCTCGTACTCGGTGTCGAGCAGTTCATCCGGGGTGTCCTGTGGCTTGCCGGTTGCAACTGTCACGTCCACGTTGGCCGTATCCATCCCGTAAGCCTCCAGATGGACAGTTACTTTGGCCATGTAGCCGCCGCTGTAGGCATCGCTCTCTCTCAGGTTGCAATCCGCTCGCAGCTTTTCAGCGATCCGCGAGCACAGATCGATCACAATCTCTTCGCCACTCAAGGGTTCGACGTACTCATCTACTTCCGTTGCCATCAGTTTCTCCTTCTACAAGTTGCAGATTTAAATCTGCGTTGACTTTGCACTTTTGTTTAAAGACGGCGAAGCGGCGCAGCGTCACGTCACGCGGCGTAATGTGACCGCCCTCGATCTGTTGGATGGTGCGACGCGACACGCCGATCACTTCGGCCAGCCGCTTCTGTGTAAAGAGGTTGTTACGGCGGAATAGCTTCCAGTCGTTGGCGCGTTTTCTACGCTGTTTCAGGTCTACGTCCTCGGTCTGCGATTCGGCTCTCGGCCTTGGCTTGGATCGCGGCATCTCTCGTCTCCACATAGTCTATGCAGTCACACAACGGCGCAAGGCAGTGGCGAGTGCGGCACTTGATGCCGCCGTGAACCACATCCCCCGGACAGTGCTCGCTCAGAGGCATGTGGCAGCGTCCACAGGGCGCGTCCTTGTCGGCTGGCATGTTTACTCAATCCCCATCTCCCGGAGCCGTTCCAGTGCTCGCACATGGATCGGCCCGCGAATGGATTTATTTTCTGCGTCAAGTGCCGTCAGAAGCGTGTCCTTCTCCTCGGCGTTGAGTTCTTTGCCCAACCCCCAGAAGCGAACGAGCAGGTCAGTGATTCTCTCCTGCATGTAAATCTTTTCCAACAGCGGCATGGTGAATAAGCCTTCACGACTCTGCTAACATGCGCCTAAGCTGCGCCTTAAGTCAAGAACGCTGGTGCATAAGTGGAAAACTTTTGTGGATAACTAGAGTAGTTAAGAGGAAGAGGAGGAAGAGGAGGAACAATGGACTTGCACCTAGACTTCGACAACTATGATGACGAGACCCTCTCTATCAGGTGTCCAGAGTGCAACGCAGCCGTGTCGGGCAAGTGCCTCGCTCCTAAACCCGGTGGCATGGGTGGCATGGTCTATCTCCCTGCGCCGCACCGCAGCCGCGTGCTGGCCGCGCATCGTGAAGAGCAAGAATCTATCTGGGGACAATAAGTGTCGGATAAGTTCGCTTCTAGACCTACTATAGGCAGTGGAGGTTGATATATGCAGCAGGTCGCAACACTGGAAGAGTTCGCAGAAGCAATGCGTCGCGAAGACATGCTCAAGATTCAAGACGCCACCATGCGCATGGAGGAAGGCAGGCCGAACTCCAATGCAATTCTCACAGCACTAGGTGTGGCTCCCGGTGAACAACTGGAGATGCAGCGTGCCAGCTTTCGCGGCTGGCTGGCGGATATCGCTGGCTATGACGAATGGGGGATGATGCAGCTTGGCCATGTCCCGGACGGTGAGATTGGCTACTGCGCCATCTGGCGGATCAGCGTCAACGAACAAACGTTCTACTGGGTTTCCTTGCCCAGTATGCAATCCGGGGAAGCGGCTCCGGGGGAAGCGGTTGACATCGGCGACGACCGCGTGCGGGTTGGCCAGCATACACAGGAAGAGTTAGACGCGATGGTACAGGAGGGATACGTCCAGTTGCTGACGCTGGCTGGGCTTCCTATACCGGAACCGCCAACACCAGAGCCTGAGCCTGAACCTGAACCAGAGCCGGAGCCTGAGCCGGAACCACCGGCTGAACCGGAACCCGAACCGGAGCCTGAAGAGCCAGAGCCAGAGGAACCGGAAGAGTCGGAAGAAGAAGAGCCGGAGCCGGAACCTGAACCAGAACCGGAACCAGTCACAAGGGTCGCAAGAGCTAAGAAAAAGACTAAGAAATAACTCAGCGATAGCCCTCAATCCAGCGTCGCACCTCGACCGGGTTGGTGATCCAGCCGGGAATCAGCATCATCCCCGTGCCGATCATGTTGCCTGCATGGTTCCTAAAATGTGGGTTCTTGGTCATGTCGCTGAGCATCGACGTGAATGCCTGCGCCGGATCGTGTAGCTGATCGAGGTAGGCCAAGGCGCGTTTCTTCGCCCGCTCTAAGTACTCGTCGTCTTCAGATGTATGCGTTTTAATTTCCTTATCGTCACTCATTGCGTCAACTCCTCGGCCAGCACCATAACAGTGGGGCCTCCCGGCACTTTGGTATCTGTGCCGGGGTGGTAGATGTGCTGTCGCGCATAGGACATCACCTGCGCGACTTTTTCCTTGGCTTCTTCGTCTATCAACAGAACACGCATCGCTTCTCTCCTCAGTAAGAACAGTTCAAGACCCACTTGCCGCTGGCGTCATACCGGATCACCTTGAAGAGGGTAGGTCCGTACTTCCTAACCTCGCAGTGGTCGCCGGTCAGGCGCTCCAGCCTCTCCGCATGCGCTTGGGCAAACTCCGCATTGCGGTGAACGAGGCAATCTGCCGACCGGGGCCGGTTCTCTGGCGGCTTTATCTTTCTCTTCCTTGCTATTGGTTCGAAGGTGTCAGACAAGTTGCCGTGGAGCTTTTCTAGGCAAACCTCCCGACCGTCAAGGAGAACCTTCCCCGGATGGGAGTTGTGAATCCTGTGAACCTTTGCCCAGATGGAAAGCTCTGTGTCGAAGTTGTGTGTGCTTAGACCCATCGTTGCCTCCGTGTTCTTTACGGGAACACCCGGCCCTTCTCGACCTCATCGACAAGCTTGGATATTTCCTCTGGAGTCATCTTGGTGTCGGCCAGATTCATGCCCCAACCGTCGTAGGTGCCGTCTTTCCTGAACCAGTGTTCCGTGGCTCCGCAGATTAAACGGTCCAATGTTTCGCCGCACAAAATCGTCACTGGTTCAGTGAGCGTGATAAGTTCGTGTCTTCCACCTTCTGTGCTGACGACCTGAATATGCATGACGTTTACTCCGATTGCAGCTTCGCCACAATTGACTGTGCGCAATTGAGGATCGCCATATCGCGTGCTTTCCAAGGATCGAGATGGGTGCCCTCTCCTTCGCAGCCGGGGATCGCCGGGAAGGTAGCTCGCACCGTTTGAACGCCTATGATTTCGATCACCATAGACAAGCTGTGTGGGTTGCACAACGTCCAGAGTGTCACTTGTACAACTCCTTGAGCGCGATCTTTCCGTTGGCCTTGTTGATGAGCGCGGCCTTGTTCAGTGCTCCGACTACGTTGGTGACCGTACGCGTCGCGCAGCCTAGCTGAATTCGTAACTGTGCCTGTGTCATGGGGCCGTGCATGCGCAGCGCGTCGATGGCCGCTGCCGTCTTTCCCCCCAGCTTCTGTTTCCACGACTCCCACACCTTGTCGTCTTCGCTGCTGCGTCCGTCCGTGGCGGTGATATCCATGGCGTCTATATGGCCGAGAATGCCGCCAATGGCGTTGTAGAGCGGGGTTAGAATGTTGCGCAGGCTTGCGGCGCTGACCTCGACGCCCCGGTTGCGCAGCTTCTCTTTGTCGAGTTCATCTTCCAGTTCGCGAATGCGCAGGATTCGGTCATGCAGTTCGCGCTGAAGTGAGGTGATCGTGTCTTGCGGGTTATGCGGAACGTTCAGTACGAGGCTCATTGGCACCTCCCGATGCCGTCATAGGCAGTACGCCCTTCAAAGCTCCCTCCAGCACGCGCTCCAGAATGGTGGGCATACCCAGACGCTGCAAGGATCGGAACGCCTTGAAGGCTTGCGCGAGTCCGGCCAGATTGGAGTGGATGCTGGTGTAAAGGTCCAGCGCCATCACATGCTCATGACGGCCCGCATTCTCGCCCAGAACCCAATCTCTGGCCCGCCTCTTGGCCTCACCCATCCGTTTGAACATCTCGGGATCGCCGCCGTCCGTCCGGTCGGGGTGGATGGGCTTCGCCTTGTCGCGGAAGGCGCGGTCGATCTCGTCCAGTGTGGGCGCGGGCGGCAGATCGAGCAGCGTCTGCCATGAGTAGTCTTCCTTGACCAGCGAGAACCACACGGCAACGCCGGGGTCCATGCGCTCCTTGTCGTTGGGCCAATGGGTGATCAGGATGGCGGTGGCACCCATCAGCGTCAGTTCCCTGATGACGCTCTGGTGGTAGTAGGAAGAGGTCTTGCCCCATCGCTTTTGCCCCCTACGCAACTCAATCAGGGTTCGCTTCCAGCCCTCGGGCCAGCGCAATTTTAATTCGTCCTGAACTTCTACCCTGCCGGAGGCTGCGGGCTTTTTCTGTGTTGTCACCATAACTTGCTGATCCTTTCCAGAGAGGGTGGCTCCATGACCAGAACGATCTCGCCGCCCTTCTCTTTGACCCATGCGCTGAACCTTGCGAAGCTCAACCCGATGGCGTTCTCCAGCTTGGTGGAGTTGACGATGATGTTCTTCTCGACCTGTATTTCGGTGGTCACGCCGCCGCGCAGATAGACCTGATAGTGGGCCATACGGATTGCCTAGTCTCCTTTCAGGTGTTGCGGTATCTCGTACGGTATGAAGTTGGGATTTCCCCTGTTCACGCGGTTGATCAGATCGAGAAAGCGGTACGCCATCCCCCGATCCTTCTCACAGGCCGCGCCCACGGCAAAGCCCATCATGATCAGGAGCCAGTCGTAGTCATCGGCGCTGATGCGGATCACGACCTCGTCTCCATCGACGGAGAACTGCTTAGCTTCGTCCATCCGGCTCCTCCCTCTTTTTAATCTGCATGGCCTGCATATCGTCGATCAACCTGCGCTGGCGGAAATTCCGTGGGTCTTTGTCCAGCGGATCACCCTCTACCCAGTTGGTCCCGCACCGGCAGCAGCGAATGTAGTCGCTGCGCTTGACACGGGGTAATCCGCACAGGGGGCAGGGCGATTCCTTACCCCCGTTTTTAATTTCCGCCAGCAACGTGTCACGCCCTCTGCTCATTGTGGCGTCAGCACGGGATATTGGTCAGCGGTGGTGTCGAGGTAAATCTGGTGCCCATGGATCAGTGCGATGGCAGCTTCACCGTCCGGATGGTTACGCAGATCATGCAGGAAGCAGGCGGCGTGGACGTACGCGTCCCACTCTTCATAGAAGTGCCCTGCACCCGGTCTGCGGCACCAGAAGCAGGTGCGCTTCTCTGCGGGAGTCATGGTGGCGGGTCGAATGCCGCCATCGTCGGGAATGATACGGACTGGATACACGCCGCCGCAGGGCATCGTTAGACCTCCACTGCTTCCTGTTCTTCGGGTTTGGTGCCGGGGACCGTATCGGTCTTGGCTGGACAGATGTGGATGTCAAAGCTGGGCCGCTGGGCAGCGACTTCGCTCAACACCTCGTCCAGTGAGTAGCGGGTGAGTAGCTCGGAGATTTTAGTTTTCAGCATGGCGCGGAGTTTATGGGGATGGACGACACTGGTGCCGTTCGAACGTTCGCGGATGTAGGCCATGGGGATAGTCCTTTCTTTTGGGTGAATGGGTTGGATCATCACGAGCGCCTTGCTCTGAACGAGGTGAAGATGTCGTACAGGGTGCGCCGCAGGGAGTTGCGCGGGCAGGCCAACTCGTAGCCCACGATCTCTTTACACTGGGAGCAGATGACACACCAGCAGGGACGCCCCCAGAAGGCCCGCCAGTAGCTCTTCACCATGCCGCGCATGAAGCAGTCGAAGGGGTACGCCCCACAGTCGGGGCAGCGCTCTATCGGTGCGACTCGGTTTTTGAGGATGAGGTATTCGGCTGGCATGAACTTGCCTCGCTTTCATCGCCGTCTCTGGCCTTGCGTAATTCCGGATGCTTGGCCAACGCCTCTTTCAGGCTCTTGCAGCCACAGCGCTCATTGCAGTGGCTGTCCCAGTACAGTTCGTCAAGGCTGCGCATGGCCGTACCTCGGGTGCAACCGGTAAGGTTGTTTGTTGCTCCGCGTAATTACGAATAACTCGGCCACTGACTTACTCTCCCGGAAGTAACACAGGTTATACGGCAGGTTACGCGCTCATGCGAGCCTGCGGTGCCGCTTCTTGATTGGGGTTGGGGTGCTCGTCGGGCGGATCACTCCAGTTGCGCTTGTGGCACTCGGGACACTCACGCGGTTTGCCGTCTTCGGGTTTGCGCTGCGTCCAGTTCAGCCCGCAACGGTTGCAGTGGTTGCGCGGCCTCACTGGCTTCACGGGTTTTCTTAATTGCTCGGACACTTCTAGCCTCCCAACTTTTGGCCAAGCTGGCTGTGACACATCTTTTTGCGGGTCCAACATTCATCGGGTGGGGTTCAAGCTTGATCGGCTGTGCATATGGCCCTTAACATCACGATGAGAGTGGCTAACTGACTTTGGTCATGTTCCTCTTCCTCATCCTCCTGAGTCAAGAGTCTTGCGCATGGTTTTGCACAGGCAGGGTAAATATTTTTCAACTTCGCACGCATCGTGTGATTCAGAAGCTGCGCCTCGTGTGTGAGACTTCCCGCCTGATCTGTTAGTTACCAGAGCAGTTACAGATGCAGAGTTCGGTTGTTACCGTTTTCAGTGTTTTGATGAGATTTAAAATCCGCGAGAGTTGCGATGGATTTTAAAAGATGCGTAGCGGCGAGAAGATGCTTGGAGCATTACTCCAAGGAAATTAATTTCCATCTATGCCGTAATACAGTAAGTACCCTGACTGACTTAGATTACTAAGGTAGGCACACCTATTAGCAGACTTACTTCCCTTGCCTGCGTCTGCGCTCGCGCCGTTCGAGCAGCCAGAAGATCAGCCCTAACGCGATGGCAGCAGCAATCGCCTGTATGAACCAATCATCGCCGATCATGGTCAGACCCTTTGTCGAACAGGTGGGAGAATCTGCCTTTCATGGCCCCGCCGGGACGGTCGCGCTCTTCCATGGTGATCTGTTTCCCATCGCGGCGATAGAACCAGCGCAGCGTCGCACCTTCGCCGTTACGGGTGCTGATCGAGCACATCAGGGCTTCGCGGCGCTCGATCAGGCCCAGATCAGAGGCGCGGCGAATGCCTAGCTCCTCAATCTTGCGGATTAACTCCGGCCTCTGGCTGGCGTTATTCACCGTACTCGTCCAAGCATCGGAGAGATGGTAAACGGTATGCGCGTCCATCGAGTCCACCAGCGTACGCACCTTTTGGGCGACTGAGGTTTTCAGATCGGGATCGTTGATGACCTCCGACTCAGGCACGAGCATGATGACGACACTGCGCTCGTTTTCCACGATGAACTTCATGGCGATACTGCCAGTCAGGCGCAGATCGTGTGCCGCATCTTCCAGCCATTCCCAGCCGCGTTCCATTTCCACTTCAAGCGCCATTATGCCTTGTCTCCTAAAGAGCTTTTCATGCGACCACGCCTTCCCCGCCGTCCTCGCGCTGAATAATTAAAAACTCCCGTGTACGGATGCGCCGGATAGTGGAGAGCAGCATCAGCTTTTCCTGAACGTGCGCAGCCAGATCGAGCGTGCGACGGGGTGCGGGTACGACCTCCATCACTTCCCGGCCATCCACCTCCAGCAGTCCCCAGCCTTGCGGCAAATCGGCCTGTTCGATCAGCCCCTTGGGCACCATATAGAAGCGCCGCTCGCCCGCGCCTGAGCCGTTCTGGCGCTGCGGCTTCTTGGCGTCGCGGAAGAAGTCGCTGCGGGATACCTTGCACTCGATCAGCACCGAGTGGCCGTAGCTCCAGCCGATGGCGTCCGGGATGTCGCCTGCCACCGACGCCAACTCCGAGAGGATCACGCCGCAGGCAAAGCCCGCTCTGCGCTCCTTCCACTTGCCGGTGCGTGTCCACGTGACCGGCGGGCGGCGCAGCACACTCATGGCCTTGGCGCGTAGCTCGTCATGGGTCATGGCGTCTCCAGCAGTTCTCGCCCAGCAGCAGCCACAGCACCATCAGGGCGGTGTTCGAGAGGATGTCGGGCAGGCCGCAGGCTTCAGCGCGTTCCTTCCAGCGCTCCCATGAGCTTCGGTCTACACTGATGCTTTCCGTCATCGCGCCTCCTCAGCGGAACTCATGACACTTTCCGCAATAGCGATGCCTGCGATCCTCCGGATGATAGCTGACCGACTTACAGGCGTCGCAGATGAAGCAGGGCTTCATGCCGGTTTCGGCCAGCGCCCGGTAGAGATGGGTGAACATCCTGCGCCGGTCCAAGGCGTCGGCCTCGGAGTGTTTGCCATTGCGCTCTTCGTGGACCGCGAGCACGCGCTCCAGCAGCCCGGTAAAGTTCCTGTCGCGGATCAGGGCTTCGCAGTCGCCGCAGACCACCCACCAGCGGTCGAGGATGAGCGGCGGCGCGAGCCGGGGGCCGGACTCGACCCACGCTTCGAGCACGATGTTGTTGCTGGTGTCGTAGTCGTACTGGGGATCGGGCGCGTGACAGCAGTCGCAGTGTAAGCCTTTGGCGACGAGGGCGAGAGGTGCGGCAATCTTGGGCATGGTTTTAATTTTCTCCAGAGGGCCGGGTTCCACTCTGTGCCTCCCTGCGCTGATGTTCGTGATAGTCGTGGAGCGCCGCCGCCGCCCGGTTACGCAGGGTGACAGGGTCATGCTCGATATCATCGAAGTGGCGCATGATGTACATCACCAGCGCCTCATCCGACTCCTTCAGCTTGCCCAACTCCCAGTTGACCTCGGCTCTATCGATGGTGGTCTGCACCAGCTTGGCAATGACCACGGGAATCCGGGTGACGCCTTCGCTGCGGGTGAGATCGTGGTCTCTGAAGAAGTGGTCGATGACATCATCGACGATCATAGCCGCGTCCCACGCCTCGCGGGAGATATCAGGGAAGGTCATGGATTGAGCCTCTGGCGGATACGTATCTCGAACTGCACCGGGGTCTGATCGCTGTCGCCTGCGCAGATGGCTTCGACCACGCGCTTTAATTCGGCGAGGGTGGTTTCCTTGGAGTTGGCCACGTAGTGAAAGCCGAAGCGCATGGAGTTGATTCCCGGCCAGCGGTCGCACTGGCTGTGGTTCCCTTTTTCCCGCGACTTCGCACACTTCGCGCAGGTGCCGATGTGGCTCATCTTCATCCCGTAGACGCGAATAAAATCGCTCATGGTTCTCTCCTGACCGACTCGCCGACCTCGGCCATCGCGCCGGGGGCCAACTGTGCTCGCGACACCTTGCCCGCGTCCACGCAGCGGTTGCAGACGATGCGCAGCCTTTTGGTGCCAAGCTGGCGGATCAGCGCCTGTCCGGAGGGATAGATGCCGACCTCGGAAGCGCACGCCGAACAGCGGTACGAGAAGTCTGTCTCCGGGTGGACCAGCACCATATCTTCAGTACGCATCACGATCAGTGTTTGCCTGCGGAACCAGCCGAAGAGCCTCATGCGCTTTCCCTCCGTCCGGGCACATGGCGCTGCTTCTTGGGATCATGCACCGGCAGCGAACAGTAGACCCACTCATTCGACTCCGGGTCAAGCTCGCGGTATTCGCACATCCCGACAGCGGCTGTCTCTCTCACAGGCGGGCGCTTGTAGCCGGTGGGGTCCAACTCACCTGAAGCAATTTTCCGGAGTTCATCCATATCCGGCTCTTTGCTTTCGTCGAGCGCGAACAGGGCCTCGCCCTCTTCGACAGGATGGGCGGTCTCGCCCCTCAGTGCATCGCTGACGTTCGCTACCTCATCGGCCATCGCCGGATGCTCGGGATCGAAGATCGCAGCATCGGGGTAGCGCCTCCGCGCCTCCGCCAGCGGCATCTCTTCGACCATCACCAGCGGCGTCGGATCGTTCCAGCCCTTCGGCTCCGTGATCACCCTACGCGGGTTGTAGACGCCCTGATCCCCTTCGCTGACGCGGGGCACGGCCCTGCCGAAGCCCACGCCCGGAGGGAACATGTAGGTCGCCGTCTTGCAGTTGGGGCACCGCGCTGGCTGTTCCACCTTCGGCTCCCACTCATGTCCACACTTCAGGCACTTCATCGTTGATTCACTCGCTATCCTTGGCACTCTCATCTCTTACTGGGTTCACTCCACTACCATGGCACTCACCAAGGGTCTGGCTGACACTCCGCTCTCTTTGGCACGCTCGACCATGATGGTTCACACACTTAAATTGGCACTCGCTCCTGATCTGGTTCGCTCTTGAGCAGTTGGTGCTCACACTTGACTTGGCTCACTCCACTTTACTGGTGCTCGCATCTACCGTGGTTCACTCCCGGTTCTTGGTACGCTCATGCTCATCGGTTCACTCAAAACCTCTGGTACTCGCTAGTATCGTGGTTCACTTTCATCTAATGGCACTCGCAGTTGCTTTGGTTCACTCTCGAACCATGGCACTCTCTTTGTTTATGGTTCACTCACTTTCTCCGGTACTCTCACCCATGATGGTTCACTCCCATTCACTGGTACGCTCGCCACTGGTGGTTCACTCTCTTGTTTTGGCACTCGCTGTATTTATGGTTGTCAAGCACTTCCATCATTGCACCCGTTGTTTCGGCCCGTGTTCGATCTCGTATTCGCGCAGCGCGGCAAAATGCCCCACCAGTTCATCCAGCGGCTCGCTGAGTATCTCTTCCTGCTTCTGCCCGATGGTGATCACGACAATGGCGCTCAGCAGGGCATGGATGGCGCGGCAGGGCGAGTAGCCGCTATTTTTCAGAAGCGCCACCAGCCACTCGGCGTCGGTAATAGAATCGTTGGCTACCTGCTGAAGAGCCGGTCGTGGTTTCGCGCCACGCGCCTTATTGGTCATCGTCCCGCCCGCTTTACCCACTCCTGCCGCATCACCAGCCTCATCAGCCAATAGGCCCGCTCCACATCCACGCCCACCCCGGCCTCAATCGGCTGATGGGTGGAAAACGCCTTCAGTTCATCCAGCGTGCGCTGGCGGCTCTCCCGCCTGATCTCCGCCACCCAGCTTGGAAACAGTCTCTGCCACAGCCGCTTCACGATCCACCTCGATCCCCTCAACCACCTCGTAATATTTCAGGTCCGCTTCCAACTCCGACAGCAAACAGCAGGGCGCATTGTGCCCATCTTCCCGGCCCACCTGACAGGGATAGCAGCAGTACTTCTTGCGCGGATGGCGCAGCGCGGCCAGCTTATAGTGCCAGCCTTCCTCGCTGTCCGTATCCGTCCGCCGGAGATGAATCACGCGCTGAAGCAGCTTGGCGTTCCTGACCGTAGCCAGTAGAAACGCGCCGCCGCAGGTCGCGCAATAGCGCTGCGTCCGATCCTCGCGATGGGGGTCGCTCCTTACCCGCTCCGGGGAATCCGGCAACGCGTCGATCTCGGCCTGCCGTTGCTTCACCAGATCGTCGATCCGCGCCTCGTATACCGCCTGCATCTGGCGCTTCCCTTCCCACATCCTGTACCGCGCCTCTTCGCGCAGCAGCCGGTATTTCTGATCCACCGCCCGCGTGTGCTTCATACTTGCCCTCCCGGCCCCTCTTGGAGTAGTGGTAGTAGTAGGGGTAGTAGAGAACTTTCGCTTCCCCGTTTCCATAGATCAGGGTGTCGCAGCACCTCTCGGGTCGCTAACACACCCCTTTCTGCCTCCCGGAAGTCGGGGAAAACTGACCGGCGAAGTATCTCGCTACCCCTGTATCCGGTTCTACTACTACTCCCACCACTACCCCTACCACTCCTCCCACTCTGCGTAAATAGCACGAATCACACAAGCTGCGCCTAAGCTGCGCCTAGCTCGCCGTAACCTTAGACGTTTGTAGCGAGTAGAAATCCACAGATTTTTCTAGCTAAATTTTGGTATGGAATTATCCAAATCTCCGCCAAAAAATTCCCGCCAATTTTTTTTCTGCGCCAAAGCTGCGCCTCCGAGTTTACGTGCGTCAAGGTGAGAGGCGAAAAGGAGTTACTGCTTAAGTGTAGGCGTGGGGTACGGGACAACCTCGGGCGAGGACATGGACAGGCGCATAGGGCGGCACAGGTCCGGGCGGCGGGCGGGGCGGGGCTGGAGTCCGAATCTAGAGAATCGGAGTTTACCCAATGTTTATAGGGGTTTGAGCGATACCGGCGAAAGCAAATTGAGCGGACAACGTGGACAAAAGCAGTTTGGACAAGGCGGGACTTTTTTAATTGCGCGAAGCGCGAGACCGGTTCCTGCATCCAGCGAAAGCTTGGCGCTGTGCGGCGTCGCACGGGCGGGCGGGCTATTGAGTAGGCGGGTGGGCGACGGACGCATGGCGGGCGCAGTGTAGCGCGTGGCGTGGCAAGCAAGCGGGCGAATGCTTGGAGCATGGCGGGCGGGCGGGGATCACCCCCGCGACGCGGAGAGACCGCGTCTCTAGGCTTACCGGAAGCATGACTCCTTGCGCCCTGTACCTGAGAGGGTGATTTTAATCCGGGCTGGCGTGTGGAGAGGTGCGGCGGGCAAAAAATACCCCCAAGGTTTGGCTTGGGGGCAAGTCCAGTTCTGAAATGCATTCCTAGTGTAATCCTGTCCCGGTCTACCCGGTGAACTTTTCCCCCATATATGGATACCCGTCGGGTCTGGTTTGCCTACTCGGTAATGAGGTGTCAACGGCACACCCTGTGGAAAACCTTCCAAGTGCTTGAATACAGAGGTTAAAATAATTATGTACAAGTGTACGCATACTGACGAGTTTCTGTGTATAGTTGTTTTAGTGAGTTCGCCCCAAGGGGCGGGCATGGTGGGGGCGCTAGTGGCGCAGATGAACCGCCGAATCTTTGACAACATAGCCCGAAGCTGAAATGGAGTCCTTGAGCTTTCAGTCCCTAGCGAGGGACGGCGAGAAAGGGGTCAGCAGAGTTACCGGGCGGAATGAGTTGACACCAGCAATCAACGTTTGAACTGGCCGAAGGCGCTGTAATGGCGCGTATCCCGATCCACGAGAGTTAGAGCGAAACGGACGGGTCATCTACTGCCGTGAGGCAGCATAGACAAGCAGCTTTGAATCGAGCGGCGGCGCTGGAGTCCATAGAGACGGGCGCGACGATTCAGGGACAGGAAAGCTTGATGGTGACCGGCGAAGTACCTCAGACCTAGCGAAGCAAGCGAGCGTGAGACGGGCAACCAAACATAAGAGTTTGGAGAGAGGGCACGGGTAGAGCTTCGATTTTAGCCTCTACCGTGTGTCTACTTCAGTCCTTTGCATGAGGGTTGAAATAGGCGCATTCGCCTTTTACAGGAGAGAAAAACATGAAAGTTGTAATCGAGAAAAACGAGTTAGTCATCCGCATTCCTTTGCAGAAACCCACCCCGTCCAAGACCGGCAGGACGCTGATCGTCGCATCCAGCGGCGGGAACATCGCCACCACGGCAACCGTGGACGGCAAGCCCGTGATTGTCGGGCTGAATGCCTATATCAAGTAACCCTGAAATGCTTCTATGCCTTGCCTCAGATACGAGGCAAGCGATAGGCGCATATGCACCTAAAGACCTTTACAGGAGAATGAAATGCCAGCAATTGCACAGCAGACCGCTACACCCGTCCCGGCAATGGGACCGGCGCAACTGATTGAACTACTTTTGAAGGCTATCCCGGCGCGTCAACCCGTATGCATTGCGGGCGACCCCGGCATTGGCAAGACCGCAATCGTGAACCATGTTCTGACCGATCTTTTGAAGTGGGACTCACTCACCACGTACCCGGCAACCATTGAACCGCCTGACCTGCGCGGCATGCCTCCGATCAATGGCGGCGCTTTCCTGCCGATAGGCGAGCATGCTCTGGCACTGGCCGCGACGAGGAATACAGGATGGTTCTTCGACGACTTGGCGCAAGGCAATGAGGATGTGCAGAAGGCCACCATGCACCTTTTCCACAATAACAAGCTGCCGCAGTGCGTCTCGCTCATTGCAGCCACGAATGAGCGGCAGCACAAGGCGGGCGTGCGCGGCATGCTGGAAACGGTCAAGTCGCGCATGGTCACCATCGTGAAACTGATTCCTGACCTCGACTACTGGCTGGAAAATTTCGCGCTGCCGCATGGCATCAGCCCTATGTTGATTGCCTTCCTGAAGTTGAACCCGGACGCGTTCCACGTATTCACCCCCACGGCGGACCTGACGAATAGTCCTTGCGCCCGTACATGGGAGCACGTCTCGCATATCGACTCATGGGGCATGAGCGCTGAGACCGAGCGCATCTCTATCGAGGGCGCAGTGGGCGCAACGTTTGGCCAGATGTACCGGCAATTCAAGCTGGCGCATCGTTCGCTGGTAGACGTGGCCGATATCCTCAAGAATCCCCGCACGGCAGCCTTGCCGAAGTCACCCGGTGAACTGTATGCCGTAGCCGTCACGCTTGCACGCGTGGCCAAACGCACCAATTTTCCCGCCGTCGCAACGTACACGGAGAGGCTATTCGATTCGAAGCACGGCGAGGTTTCCACCCTCATCATGCGGACCTCTGTGAAGCTGCATCCTGAAGTCGTCCTGACGGACGCATACATCCGTATGCAGCAAGGCAAGTACGCCGACATTCTGGCGGGGCAAAATTAAAATCGGCGCGGCATGGGAACCGCGCCACTCACCAAAAGCAGTTACCGGGAAGGGGTAACCACACATCATGATGACGCAGATAATGAACCTGCACGAGCGAGCCATCCTCGTGCATCCTAGCTTGCCAGTCTGGAATGACTCAATGGAGAACAAGGCAGAGTCCAAAGCTGTGATTGAGAAGCACGGCGCGGCCAAAGGCTCCGGCAAGTTTACGCAGCGACTGATGCCTGAGACGGCATACACCGAGCGGCAGCGCGAAGCGGGCGAAGAGCAAAACGCATACCACGCGCTGGTATCGCACCTGTCCGCCGTGCGCCAGTGGCACTACAAAAACACCCTGCCGTGGAACCGCGACGGGTGGCACATCCTGCCCATGCTCAACTATGAACCGTACATGGATCAATGGCGTACGTTCAAGGCTGAGTACGACCGCTTGCGGCGCAATCTGGAGCTTGACTGGCGCGAGTTGGTCACATGCGCGAAGGTTCAGCTTAATGGGCTGGCGAAGGACGCAGTCTGGCCGAATGTAGACGATGCCTTGGCACGCTTCGATATGCAAGTGACTCCGCGTCCCGTGCCGAGCGCTGACTTCCGCGTCACGCTGGGCGATGCTGAACTGGCAGTCCTGCGCGAGTCCGCAGAAGCTGATATGCGCGACATGGCGCAGCAGGTCACGGGCGAAGCGGCCAAGAAGCTGTACAAATGCCTTGACCGCATCAAGGAAACGTTGGGGGGCAAGGCGGGGAACACGAAGTCCGGGTACAAGCGTTTCGAGGACACCCTGATAACGAATGCCCGCGAAATCTGCGACATTCTCACCCGCCTGAACGTGACCGACGACGCGTCACTGGAGAAGTACCGGCGCGAGACCGAGCTACTCGCCATGAGCGAGCCGGACATCCTCCGCGAAAACGTAAACGTGCGGCTGGAAACTGCCGCGAGAGCACAGAGCATTATGGATGACATGCTCAATGCATTTGGAAAGGACACGCTGAAATGAGCGCACGAGTAGAGGCACAGGCCGCGATGGACGCGGCCATTGGCCAAGCCGTCACGCGGTTTGAGAAGGCACGCCAGACGCTGGTACTCGACCAGTTTCAGCTTGGAGCACTGGCGATGGGGCTGAAGCTACTGGCTGACCCGCGCTGCAAAACGGCATGGGTGGACGGGCGGAGTCTGGGGTTCAACCCCCACTTCGTCCTAAGCCTGACTCCGAAGCGGTTGATTGCGCTGGTAGCCCATGAAGTCCTGCATGTTGCGTTGGGGCATCCGTGGCGGCGTGGCAATCGCGATATGCGACGCTGGAATATTGCTTGTGACAAGGCGATTAATACCCTGCTTCGCGGATTCGGTTTCGAATTGCCGGACGGCGCATACTACGCCGAAGGCGACGAGCAAGGTCAATCAGCGGAGTGGATATACGACCACATGCCATTCGACGAACCGCAAGACAAGCCCAAGCCTGAACCGGGCAAGGGTGAGTCTGGCGAGAACGAAGAAGGCGACGAGTCCGAGCCAGAAGGCGACGAGGACGGAGAGGGAGACGAGGACGAGGGCGACGGGGAGTCTGGCGACGAGGACGGCGAAGGCGAGGGCGAAGGTCAGGGCGACGGCGACGAGGAGGGCGACGAGTTGGGTGAGTGCCGCGATGCACCGCTAGACAGTGACGCCGAAGGCGACGGCCCACCCTCAGAGGACGAGTGGAAAGAGCGCGTCGCGCAGACTTCAGCACTGGCCAAAGGCCAAGGGCTGGAGACGGGCGAAGCACTCACGCGAGCATTCGAGCAGACCTTGCAACCACGCGTGGACGTGTACAGCTTAGTCCTGCGCTTCATGCAAGAGAGCAACGCAGCGTCCTACGACTGGCAGAGGCCCAACCCCCGCTACGCGGGCAGCGGTTACTTCTTCCCGAAGCGGCACAGCAAGGAGATGGGCGAGGTGGCCATTGCCATCGATACCTCTGGATCAATCGATCAAGTCGCGCTAGGCAAGGCGGCAGCAATCGTGCAGGAGGTTCTGGACGAGGTCGAACCCGCTGGAGTCACCCTGTACTTCGCAGACGAGAAAGTCTGCCACGTACAACGACTTGAGCGTGGCGACACGCTGGTGTGGGAGCCAAAGGGCGGATGGGGAACGGACTTCCGGCCCGTGCTTGAGGCAATCGACGCAGACGAGAATCAACCGGTTTGCACGATCTTCATCACTGACTTGCTGGGCATCTTCCCGCAGGTTGAACCGCAAGTCCCGGTGCTCTGGCTGGCCACGCTGGAACGCGAGGCACCCTTTGGCGAGACGGTGTACGTAGGCTGGTAATCAACAGGCTGGACCCGCAAGGGTCCGGCCCTTCACACACAAAGCAATTTACAGGAGAAGAGTCAATGACAACAGCAAGAGAGATGATCCCCGCGCTGGGCGCACACGTCCTAGTCCGCTTCGAGTCCCTGACCGTTGAATGCTGGGTGAAGGACGTAAAGAACGCATGGGGCAAGCCGCGCTTGCTGATCGTTCCAGTTGTTGGCAGCGGTGAGCAATGGGTAGAGCTTGGACGCGTGACGATCCCGGCCAAGGAAGCGGCAGACATACTCGCACGGCAACCGGCAGGAGCGACGGCGATAAACGCCAGCTTGCAATCGAAGTAAGCCCCACCACACCACAACACGTTTACAGGAGAGAAACATGCTTGCATTTGAATCACTGACACCGCAGGAGCTACTGAAAGAAGTGGCCGAGTACATCGACATGGAAGCTTTGCGGCGAAGCACAGAAGTTAAAATCCTAGACCGCAAGTCGAGACTCACGCGAGCCGAGAAGGAAAAGCGAGCGCGTGCCGAGTCCGCCGACAACGCGCTGCGCTCTATCGCGCTGGAACTGAAAGGCGCGGCCATTATCCCCGCTGGGTCCATTCTGCGCGGGAGCTTCAAGCGCAGGTATACGGAGACGTACACACCGGATGCTGTGCTTACTTCGTGGCAGCACGAGAGCGCGATTAATACAGCCGCGAACGTATCGCGTCCGTGGACGGATACGGCAACAGCCACGACACGCAACGAGGGCAACCTGCCAGCACAGCGCGAGCCGAAGCTGACTGGCAACCAGTGGTATTTACTCCAGACATACGAGGATTACCGCGACTTTGAACCTGTCAAGTACAGGTCGGAAGGCTTTGCACGTATCACGTTTAACGTTGAGAAGCATACCGCACACGGGACTCTGTTCAATCCAACGGCCACACTTAACAACGACGAGCCGACATACTCGGACGAGACGCAGCCGCTGACGTGGGAGCAAGCCGAGGAGATTATCAACCGCACGGCATGAGCCGCATCACACCACAACTGATTTACAGGAGGAGAAAACCCATGAAGCACTTTGTCATCTGCCGCGATGAGAGCGGTTCCTATGTGCTGGCGACTCGTCGCCAGTTTGATACCCGACTGGAGGCGCTGGTGTACGAGTCTGGCATCGCGCCAAGCCGCGAGCCTATCGTAGTCGAGGGCGAGTTCCCAGAGAGCGCCGAGGCCGAGGCAAAGCCGAAGCCAGACTTAGCGACGCTGATAAACGATCCGTTAAAACCGACATGGACGTTTCGCTTTGAGGTCACCGTGAACGCGGACAGCGAAGCCGAAGCCATCCGTCTAGGCAAAATAGACTGCGCTCTTGAGAACGGCATCGTTACGGCAATCCGCCAGTAACGGCGAGGTTAGAACGCAATCACACCAGAACATCTTTACCGGGAGGGTAAATGACAGTCACTTTAAAAAGTTTGCCGCGTCGCGCCATGCTGACGCTGGACACAGGTACAGCCGTAGAGGTGGAGAAGTTGGGCAAAGGCCGCTATACGATTGCATGGCGCAGCGTCTCCAATCCTGCCGTCGTCTATCTCCAAGTGAGCGACAGAGACAACAGCAAGGAATTACTCAGCCACCTTGACGGCGTACACATCCCCAAGCTGGAACAGTGCGGGCAGTTCACTGCCGAGGAGACTCTGTATCGCACACAGTTCTACGAGCCACTGACGGCCAGCAACAGGCCAGCATGGAACCTTTTCAAGGTGCTCCAGCGCTACGCTGAGCAAGCATTGAGAGAGGCGCAGCCGAAATACAACGAAAGGCTGAACGTGCAGCGAGTCAATGAGGACTTTGCTTCACTGGTCGAAGAGGACGACGCACTGCCGCAGAGCATCCGCGATGACGTACGCGCACTGGTGAACTGGGCATGCTCCTACGGCGAGTACCTCGTCGAGATATCCAAGCGTAACTTAGCCGTGGATGGCGAGACGCTGATACTACTTGACCCCGTATTTGATTACGCGGAGGTAGAGCGAGCCAATCAGGAAGCAAAGAGACGCGCTGAACGACGCAGCGCCTACAGATAAACCAATTTACACAAACCGGGAGGAAAAAATTATGTGGATGAATCAGTGGGAAGTTGAGGAGGCAGCGGAGAGGTTCAAGTCGCATCCTGTGCTGGGCAAGTACGCAAGGTTTCTGGACGCGTTCAAGAATGAAGTCAACGAGCACAGCGATGGCTGGGCCTACTGGAAGCTTCCGACGAAAGCAGCCGACAAGCTGATGACTATCCTGCACGGTCATATGTTCGCGGGCATGGGCGCATATCCACGACTGCCCGAGCCGACAGATGCAGACCTGAAGAAGACGCTGGCACCTATCAAAGCGTTCTACACCAAGCACGGCAGCAAGGCCGGGATGCAGTTCCCGGAGGTTCGATGAGGATCGCCGTGAATGCCCTGCTGGTCGGATGCATCGTGGCGCTGCTGACCTTCCACGTGGAGACAGTGCTTGCGGATCGCTACATGCAGACAGCGATTCGCCAGTCCTGCCCTGCCCCGCACCCGCCGCTGATGCGCTGGCATAGATCGCGCAAGTACACAGGAAAACAGGTTTACAGGAGAAGTTAATTGTGGAGTACGTCTACAAAACGAAGCCATCCGACGTTCACACTGTGACGGTCAAGCTTGATTCAGGCGATACCGTCACGGTTCCCGTAGGCATCTACCGCTACGCGTACAAGCCATCCCGGCACAGCGACACTGGCAAACAGTGGGAGCAGCACGTCGCACCCGCCGAGCGAGCCTTTGAGCGCAGCCAGCAACCCGCACCCGCCTATGGCGTCGTCTACGAAGAAGGGCGAGGGTTTTATCCCGGCCAACCTGTTTACGCCACTGGCTCCGCTGGAGTCATCGACGACATTGCCTTCGCACAACGCGCAGGAGTCATTCAATGACACCCGCACAGCAACCCCGAGAGGACGAGCGAAAGTACCGCGTCAACGGGCGACCCTTCACCAACTACGAGGACGCGAACCTGTACTGGCAAGTACACGGTGGCACGCTGATGGAAAAGCTGGATGCCATGACGCCGTGGCACGCTTTGCAATCGAAGCCACACGCACACTGAAACTGGTTTAGAGGAGAGATCGAAATGAAGTACCTGTTCTTCGTGAACACGCAGACAGACTTTTTCAGCGGCTACCGGGAGGGCGACACGCTGGAGCTTGCGTATGCTGGCGAGGTCGAGCCTGACAGCGAACTGGCAGCGCATATGCGCGAGACGCAGGAAGGCCGCGAACGCTTTGAGGAGCGCGACGCTTGCAATCGACTGTTTGAGACATTCAACATCGGTCACCCTGCCGACTACCGCAACCGCAGCATGAGCGTGGGCGACGTAATTGTCCTCAACAGCAAGACGGCCTATGCGTGCGCCCCGGTTGGATGGATCGAGGTTCCCCTGCCCGCCGAGGCCATTGAGGAGGCCGAGGGGCGGAAATTTAAATTACCCGGCACTGCTTGACACCGTAGTACCGAGTAAGTATCTTCAAGGAAGAGCATTGCTCTTTCGGATGCCCGTCAGGTACTACCCTCGTGAAACAGCACCCTACCGGGTGTAGCGGGGCTGGGTGGAAATCTAGTGCGGCTGGACGCAGCCGCGAGTATCTTGATTGTCCTGCGGACAAGCGCAGTCGCAGGAATCATCGATGGGCATCCGAAAGCGCAAGCTTTTTATGGGGCATGTGTTTACACGAAACCAACCGGGAGGAAAATTTTAAACAATGAGCTTCAAAGCAGAAATAAAAGTCTACGACGACCCGAAGTATTACCAGAACGGCATTGCACTGGCGACCCGCGAGGAAGCTGAGTCTTATGGCCGCAACAAGGTGGCAGCATGGACGCTGGCCGAGGGCTACCAAGTCGTTGAGTCCGCCGAGCCTGTGAATTACCAGTGGTCATCTACGGCAGGTCTGGTGTCACTCACCCCGCCTAACCCCGTGGCCGACTAATCCCGGCCACGCAGCACACTAAAACCTATTTACAGGAGAATCGCAATGGGAAACGAAACGGGAGTCATCGACTTCGCAGATCGCATCGATCCGAGCAAGTTCAACTTCAGCCCTAAGCTGGTCGCCATCGTGGGCGCAATCATCGGCCATGACTACGGAGTACGCGACGGGCGCGGCGGCAAACTGTCCCGCCTGAGCATTACGTCTGACGGCTTCGTCACCGCAGCCTCAACCATGTCAGACGGCGGAGGCGCATTCATCGGCAGCGCCGACGATCTAGAGCGCAACCTTAGCGAGTACCGCACCGAGCTAACCCCGGAGGATCGCTCCGAGTTCGACCGCCTGTACAAGGCCAACGTCACTGACTGGCGGTCGCCAGTTCAGCCGCAGAGAGGTGGCGCGTGAGGAAGCTCACGCTTTTCATTGCCTTGGCTTTACTCGCAGTGGCTACTGCCGACGCGGGAGGCTACGACCTTACCGCAACCTGTCCCCGTGACGGTGAGACAGCATACTTTTCCGACGCGAAGGACACGCCGAACGGTGAGTCCTGCAACTACCAACATACGCACTACGACACTGAGACACGCCAGAACGTTACACATTCGTACTGGATTCCGTGTACACACTGACTGGGAAGGAGTCATCAAAATGGTTTGGTTAATCTGGGCGGCAATCATCGCCGTGATAGTTCTTGTCTGGATACACCTTGGGTGGATCGCTGGCATCATCGCAGCCATCGTCCTGTTCGCTGGCGCTCGCATCTTCGACGCAGTACAGGGGGAGTGAATGAATTTAAAGCCGTACATCACATCGCCTGAGAATGCGATACAGGTAACCGAGTGGATACGCGACAGAGGCGGCATCGCCATCTGGCAGTCCGCCAACCTTGCCGACCCGGCCCGCACGGTAACCACACCTGCACTCACTGCCGAGGGCGAACCCTGTCCTAAGCCCGCATGGTGGACGGGTACATCACCTGCCTGCATCATTACCGATCTAGCTGACGTGCTTGTCGCCAAAGACTTGCCGGTTAAACGCTTTAGGGTGGGCTTACGTCGAAGCGACAGCGGGATGCAGATCAAATGTACTGACGCAGCCACCCGCCGCATCCGCGCCGAAGTGGCCAAAGCGGGCGACGGTGCATACTACGTCTTTGATTACGCCACGCAGGAAGCGGTTATTATGAAGCCTGAGTCTCAGGTTTCCCTGCTTGAGTTCCTAGAGACGCGGACAAAACTAGGGATGCATTTGGTTAAGACAGCTTCATAATCGAGAGGTCGAAATAAATATCAGTCCATCCTGCGCCTATCCTGCGCTTCTGGCTTGCCGAGAATTTCCCCCCGCTGACACGGCAGTACCGAAAACCTTACAAAAACATGTTTTGGTGAGACTCGACATCTCACCTATAACCCTTTACATGAGAAGAAAATAGTTAGGGAATTTCCAAGATTCTGCTTGACACCGCAGTACCGAGGAAATAAGCTGACTGTAACGACGAAACTGCATCTGACTCAGGGAGGTTAGATGCTCGCATTCACGAAACATCACACGGGAGGAAATTTAAAAAATGAACGTAAGCTTTTCTAACGATACGACTAAGCGCACTAGCACGCTGGTCGTTGCCGACTACCCCGAAAACATTGTCCTCGACCCCCAGCTAAATGGGCGTTACGAGCGCGACAACCCTGATGTCAAGGCTGCTGTTGAAGCTCTGGCCGCAGACATTCAGGCTAAAGGTCAGGACACGCCGGTCAAGTTCCGCAAGAACGATGCGGGTCAGCCCGTTCTGGTTTTCGGCTACTGCCGCTACCATGCCATCAACCTGATTAACAAGAAGCTCCGCGCCAAGGGAACCTCCGAAGAGCAGCTTCTTAAGGTTGAGGGTATCTACGAGACTCTGTCCGAGGAAGAGGCTCTCATCACGGCTATCAGCGAGAACCGCTTCCGCGTAGGCACCTCGCCAATGGACGACTGCTGGAATATCACTCTGCTGCGTAAACGCTTCAAGAAGTCCGACGAAGAGATTGCACTTATCTATTTCCCCGAGGCGAAGCAGGGCGAAAAGAGGGCGAACGCTGCGAAGTGGGTCAAGGATCGCGCTGCACTGGCAGAGTTGGCCGTCGAAGCACAGGAAGCCGTCACCAAGGGCGAAATCAAGGTCACCACTGCGAAGCAACTGGCGAAGGTGAGCAAGGACGAGCAGCGCAAGATCATCGCTGAGAGCGCGACCGTGGTGAAGGGCAAGAAGCGCGTCAAGGTCGCCGCTGTCCTCGCCAAGGGTAAGGGCAAGACGGCGGAGAGGGCGAAGGCTCAGGTCCAAGCCTCACAGGACAGGAAGGCTGGCAAGAAGCCCACCCATACTCCTGCCCCTGCTGCCGCTCCTGTACCGAAGGTGACAAGCTCCGTCTATGACGCGGCTGAGACTGTAGCCCGCGCACTCGATGCGTGGCTGGAGAACGCCACCGCAGACACGGAGAAGAAGCTGGTCGCCGCACACAAGGCGTACCGGGTACTTGTCCCCCGCCCGCAGAAAGCGGCCTAAGAACCTACCCCGGATGAAAGTGGTCGGCAACCACCGGCCACTTGAAATCTGACCCTCACACAAAGACGTTTACAGGAGAGGCAATGACCCACTTTGAACCGCTCGATCCCAAGGAGCATCAGCGCGGCAACGCCGGATACGACGTGCCAGACCGCTGCCGCAACTGCGGCCAACCATTCACAGATCACACCAACGGCGTGTGTCCCCAATCAGCATCCGACCTTGAACGCGACGCGCAGCGAGAGTTCCTGCTTTGCCCTGAGTGTGGCAAGTGGGTGCATACGAAGCCAGCCGAAGGCGTCCCGGCGCAAGCACTGCGAGCCTGTGACGAATGCGATGCAGTCTTCTTCATGGACCTCAACGCTAAACCAATTTATACGAAACCGGAGGAATAGAAAGTCATGACCAAGACCGAGAATTACGCGCTGGGATATCGTCACGGCTCCGATTCAGAGATGCCTGACACCCGTGGCGTGTCCAACCGTGAGGCATACTTTGAGGGCTATTCCGCTGGCTCACAGGATCGCGACGAACGGCTGGTGCGCGGTGAACCGCATATCGTCATTCCTGAGTGGATGACACCCAAGCAGGTCGAGGCTATCAATGCGCTGTACAAGCGCAGCCCGGATGGCTCACGCAACCGTCACGAGTTCTTTACCCGCGTGCAGGAAAGCGGCATCGGCTCTGACCGCTACGCTGGGATCAACTGGTGCGGCATGTTTGTCGGTATCGAACCGGACGGTTACACCCACACATAAAACAGGTTTACAGGAGACGCACAGATGGCAGCAGTCGTACCTAAATACTTAATCTGGTGTACTAACCCCGACTGCCCGAGCAAGGGAAAGCGCTGGCTAGTCTCCAGCGTTCCTGCGCGGTGCGCTCACTGCAAGAACAGGGTTCACTGGATTCACGCGTAAACAGGTTTACCGGAAAGAACTGCGGCCCCCATGAATAACCCCAACCGACTGCGGAGTTGCAGTAAATAAAATTACAGGAAAGAGAACGATGAGAAAGTTTTTAGCAATTGCAACCATATCTGCCTTGGGCACACCTGCCACCCGAACATCGACAAGACCGGCAGCGTGCGCGGCATGAAGAAGCTGGGCTACTGGGCGCAGTCGGATCGCATGGTACGGAGCCACGGATTTATTTACAACATCGACCGTCTGGCCGTCTCCGACAAGTGGGACGAGGTAGCGCGGGAGCATTGCCGCTGCGGAGGGAAACACTGATGGAGACTTACTACGCGAGGAGGCATAAGACGTGAACTGGCTTGGCTATCACCATAGAACGGGATTAATCCAACCGCCTACTTCCGCTGTGCCGTACTGGACGGAATGCACAGCGGCGCGGGACTGTAACACCTGCGGACGCGATATCTGGGTAGGTGAGCGCTGCGTCATCTCCGGGCCGACGATTCACTGTCGGCTCTGCGGTTCCAGCGTTTCCAACCACGAAGACACAGGAGTGATTCAATGAGTCTGATCGAGCGAGTGCTGGCCTTTATGGATCGCTGGTACACGGAGCATCAATGAGCAAGTGCCCTATCACGCGAGCCATCGCACGTCTAAAGACGTTTGCAGGAATGCCCGTCCCGGTGGTCGTGAAGTGGATCGACGGCAAGCCGGACTTCCGGCAGATCGACGGGGAGACCTACGTTCAACACTACCGGTACAAGCTCTGCTCCGTCTGCGGCACCAAGCTCAAGCTGTCCTGCTACTGGGTCGGCGGGAAGGCCAGCGCGGACTCGCACTACTTCGCGGATGGTCCCATGCATGAGAAGTGCGCAGAGCTATCGATCAACCTCTGCCCGTTTCTGAATGGAACGAAACCGACGTATCGCGGCGATGACGTGAAGGCGATGCCATTACAGGGTGCTGACGAGCGGCCCGCGAAGATGTACCTCCTGCGCGGGGTGACCGGCGCTATCGAGTGGCACCAGCTAGGGTCGGAGTCGGCGGCACTCTACGCTGGCAAACAACTGACAGTGGTAAAGGAGTTTTAATGGCCTATTTCGACCGATTCGATATCTGCGAAGCTTACGCTGCGCTGGAGAGCGATTACAACGTGGGCGGCTGGCTGCACGAGAGGCCGAGCAACCGCAGGCGCAGCGAGGCGACGCACGTTCAGCTTCACCGCCTGAAGTTCAAGCCCGCCTTAGCCTTCAACGGCTTCGAGTCCCTGAGTGACAACGGGAAAGAGATTTACAGCGACTTGGTCAGCAGCTATAACCTGCCCACCATCGACAACGCAGAGTTACTCGCGTGGCGCACTGAAACAGCTTTTCACGAAGAGGGTGCAATTTAAATGACGTACCAAACAACTCAACAACAGGAGCAAACCAATGAAGTCAGGCAGCAAAAACATCAACCTTAAACCTAAACCGAAGGGCCAGCGCCCCCGCTGCCTGTACTGCACCAAGGAACTAGACCCGCAGTTTATAACCGAGGCGATGCCCCCGGACCTTGCAGATGGTCGCCGCCGCACGCAGCGTGAGGCGTGGGTAAAAGAGCACCCGGAGCAGTTCACCGGAGACTACGGGCGCTTTCGTGACAGCCTCTTTTGCGGTGCGTCCTGCGGCTATAACTGGGCCGTCGCGCATGCGAAGAAAACGACGAGGAAGAGAGCATAAAAGAAAATGCCGACCAATCTTTACGATATCGAACAAGCAGTCTCAAGAGTTGAGGATGCGGTAGAGAGAAGCTCCACGACTAGCTTGGCTTTCTGGACCTATGCGGGCTACATGCTATTTTCGCTGCTCGTCACTCTTTCTCTGATACACCTGATTCCCGGTGATCTTTGGCACAGCAGGTTGCGCTACTTTATCCAGTACAACGTCAACCCCAACCGGGTTCGCTACGACAATGTTTTCGTTGGCAAGCAACCGCACGACTGCGACTTCCTCGCTGCGCCAATCGGCGAGAAGTATTGCGAATACAAGCCAGTCGTTGCAACCACACGCTGGGCCACATCGACCACAGGGGTGCCTATCGTTTCCTATGCTGGCGGGCCGTGGAACCAATTCACACCGTACACAGGTGCATTCGTTCCGTTACAGCCAATGGTCGTCGCGGTTGTGGTTTCGTGGCAGAAGGAAGGAGTTTAATTTGCGCAGCATTCAGAAAGTAGTTATAGAGCGAGCCGAGGGGCTGACCAGCCACTACACGATGGTCAAGGTTACCTACTCGGGCGACAACGCCGAGGAGTGGGGCAATCAATGGCTCCGCGAGATCGCGCAGACCGCACCTGAACATGGTGGCTACGACAAGACCGATGTCTGGGTCACGCTCTCCAACGGGCAGGAGTATGAGTTTCGTTTCGACGTGATGCATATTTCCCTGCCCGACAACGACACCGACACATCCGGCAGCACATGCGCTCATTCCTCCTGCTGCACTGCCGCCCTGAAGAGTTGCCGCATATCGCAAGAGACAAGCGGCGGCTGGAATACTTCAAGGCGCAGATCACGCCGGATGTAAAAACCGAGGCGGAGTCCATGCTTACCCTGCTCGACGCCGACCTCGTCACAACCTAAAACCTGTTTACAGGAGAAGCCCTGATGACCGAAAAGCTCACGACCAAACTCCCCTTCGGGGTCACTGTCGCAGGCGGTACGCAGCAAGAACACGACTTCCTGCGCAGACGCGGTGAATTCGCAATCGCGTACTGCGCAGCGAAGAACTGGGACGCCGAAAACCTCACCATTGAGCAGGTACTTGAAATTCGCAGCCAGCCGGGATGGAAGACCCCCGGTCAGGAGCAAGCCTGACACTACTTGACACTGCGGTGCCGAGCATGCTGTACTGTGATTTCAGTTAATTTACCGGGAGGGGTAATGGCGAAACACAGCCTTCAGGACGTACAGGTCGGCGACCAGCTTGCGCCGATGAGAGTTGACCATCGCGAGAACGAGTCCAAGTGGACGGGCACCCTGCGCGGGGTCACCAAGGTCACACCTAAATTCATTTTCATGGGCAGTCAGCGGATCGAGAAAGGCACTGGCCGCGAGCCGGGACTGCACGGTGCCAGCCACTACATCGTCGCAACCCCGGACATGATCGCCGAGTTCAATCAAAAGCAGGCAGAGCGCGACAGGCGCGAGCGCGAGGTGCAGGCATTTTACTCCCGCGAAGACTACCGCCACGCATCCGCTATCGCCTACAAGCTTTCAGCAATGACCGTCGGCCATCACCCGCTGGACTGCATGACGCCGGAAGAATGGCATGTGCTGCGAATTAAAATTTGCGGGCCAATCGAGGCAGGCGGCGAAATTGACTAAAGACGAACACATACCTAAACCAATCTCTGGGAGGAGAGAACACGCATGACCAACTCGCAACTTTTTCTTGCCATCGGCATTCCCAGCTTCCTAGTCCTCGTGGGCATTTTGCTTGACCAGCTTGGGCAGAGCCGCACCGACACCCGGTTACTCAACATCGAGGCCGACCTGCGCCGCGAGAGAGTCGGCAGCTAATGAGTCTCTACGAAGAAGTAAAAGCGACAGGCGGCTATATCGCCGATCACGAGGCCGATCTATACATCGAAGTCAACGAAGTCAACAAGGGAATCCTGTCGCGCTACCCGCTGGAGAAAGCCAACGCGACCACGTTCCACAATCAGGTGACCGGGAAGCTCTGCTACGACATCCCGTTTGCCTACGATCCGTTCTGGATTAAGAAGAACATGGCCCAAGGCCAGACGCTGCACGAGGCCGTCGCGGCGCGAGGCTGGAAGAGCCAGAAGGAAAACGACGAGCAGCGCCGGACGTGGTACGACGCGCAGGGCAACCGTCTGGGCAGCTTCGACGCCGAAGAGGGCTGGGCGTTTCTCTTTCGGACAAGCCCACAGGAGAACGGACAGAAGGAGTCCTAATGGCAACCGCATATCAGCATCCGCCAATGATGATGACCGAGGAAGAGTACCTCAACCATTTCAGCTTTGAGCCAGATGCAGAATTTACCGATGGGATTGTTGAGGAGAGGCCAGTGGGAACGATTGAACACAGTAGATGGCAGCAAGCCATTATGCTCTGGTTTGCGCAGCACAAAAGAGAGTGGGCCATCGAAAGCCTGCCCGAGGTGCGCGTGCGGCTGCGCCCCGGCATGCACCGGGTTCCCGACGTTACCATTCTCGACGCTACCAAAGAAAGAGCCAAGGGGAAGATTGTCACCGCAACGCCGCTGGCCGTATTTGAGATACTCAGCCCCGATGAATCTATGAGGCGCATCCGTCGCAAGTTCGCTGAATATGACGAGGCAGAGATACCGCACATCTGGTTCGTGGACCCGGATAAGGGAGTATGGCAACGCTACATTGACGGCGTGCTGGTTCCTACAGAGCGCTTTCTATACGAAACCGAGGCGAGAAAAGTCTTCACGGGCATCGACTTCATGATGGCTGAGATTACCGCGCTAGCTCAGGGCTAAGCAATATGGATGACGATCAGAGAGAGGCAATACGAGTCAGCAACCAGACACGCAATCTGCGCTGCCGCAAGTGCGGCCAGATGGCGCTGACCCAGCGGGACGGTTCGGAAGTCGGCGGCATGCCGGGACTCCGCTACAACGTTTGCGGCAGTTGCGGAAACGCGCAGCCGATCACCAAGCGCCCGAGGCGCGAGAAGTTCAACACGTAAACAGGTTTACAGGAGAGGGAAGAAAATAAATGACGACCACCAACTGGGAAATCACGGAGCAGGAACACGATCTCCTCATGCAGGTTGTAGACCGGGCCATGCGCGACCTTACGGGCTATCCCGACGAGCCACGCACCCTGATTATGGACCTGACCGCCTGCCACGCCAATGGATGCCCGCTGGACTTCGCGGGGCTGCTGGCGGCTCCCATGCAGGACTTTTCGCATGACGTTTACGGCATCCGTAAAGCCATCAACCGCCAGACCGGCAAGCTGACCGAGGATGTCTTCACGCCCCGCTACGCGCTGGCCAATCAACAGACAATCGACCTCACACCCCGAGGCTTGACGACCCCGGAAGGTGCCAAGCGCGTAAACACCGCTGTGCAGGAGCTTGAAGCTGCCACGGTGGCGTTTGCGAATGAGGCGTCCGAATTTTTCAACGAGCATCGCACGACGCTGCTGGAGATCGCTGACGACGAGAACTATGCCGCCCTGCGCGAAGCGATTCATCAGATGGATGCACTCATCAGTGCTCGCCAGCGCAAGCAGGACGACTTCCTTCGCGCCGTGGCGGGCCACCCGGCTATGGCGACCCCGGATCGGGTGAGCATCGTCCACGAATTGACTGAGCTTCAGTACACCGAGGACAGCGAAGGTCCGTGGGCGTTGTACATCTTCGGCGATGACGGACTGCACAGCGGATGCCAATACTTCGCCAAGGTCATCGAGTACGAGGACGAGCAGATCGCCGTCGAAGAGGCTATGCGGCGAGCCGTTGAAGCCATCGCGCAAAAGAAAGAAGTGCGCGTCTGCGAGGGCGGCGACAGGCTTGTCTTCCACTCTCAGGACGGTAAAACCACTTACGGTGAGGGCTTCTGGGAAGCGATTCAGGCATGAAGCAGGAGGTCTACGTCACCGCGCCAGCGGAGGGTCCAATCTGCGACTTCTGTTCCGGCACTCCCATCTACGCCAGTTACCCGGCCAAGACCTTTACGCAGCAAGTGGAAAACCCAGACGGCAAGAAGCTGAACATCAATTCGCAGGCCGACTGGGCGGCATGCAAAACCTGCGCCGACCTCGTCGATGCCAGCCAGTGGGACGCCCTGTTGCAACGCAGCGTCAAGACGTTCCGCGTGAAGTTCGGCGGCATGATCCCGGAGCGCGACTTGCGTAAATTTATTTCCGATCTGCACCGCCAATTCCGCGAGAATAGGCAGCAGATCAACTGACACAGAAAGAGATTTTCCCCAGTGCCTATTACTCTCAGAACAAAAAGGGTCTTTGACTGTAAGTGCATCAAGTGCGGTCACGAGTGGAGCGCCGAGAAGAAGCCGGGGCGATGCTCGTCGTGCAAGAGCCGACGCTGGAACGGTGAAGACCACCGCTTCCAGAATCCCTACAACAACAAGAACTCAAATGTCCCCGCGAGGGCGCAGATTAAGGTCGGCACTCTCGCTCCCAGTGGACCGAACAGCGCTGCCCTGCTGGAAACGTTGGCCAGTATAAAAGCAATTATCGAGGAGATTCTTGTTCACGAAACGTACAAACGCGCTGACCTGAAAAAACTGATGCCTGAAATTGACGAGCATATTGAGAGACTGACTGCGCTGCGACGCTCCGCGTCTGCCCTGAAGAACGGGGAGTTAGTGGATGCCTAAAAGCTGGCGACCGTTTGCGGCTGAAAAGATACCCGAGGGCAATGGGATTTTATTCCACAACAATCGGTATCACGTCATCCTGCGCAAGTACCCGAACCCGCACGAGGGCGGGCCGGACATCATTCACCTTTCGATCCGCGACAACGAGCGAACAGCGAAGCATGACTGGCGCGACTTCCAGCGGATCAAGAACGAGATCATTGGGCCGGAGACGGAGATGGTTGAGATATACCCGCGAGAGTCGCAACTGGTCGATTATTCGAATCAGTACCACCTCTGGGGACTCCTCACCGGAGAACCGGTTTTCACGAGAATGGGCCTGTGCTGGGAGACGGGTCGCCAGCTATGGGACGGCGTGAGTCCCCGGCCTGTCCCAGCCGCAAAGAACGCAGTACAACGACCATTCAGGAGAGCATGAAACAGACTGTCACAAGAATCGAATTCGGCGTAGAGCGCGGCGAGGGCTGCTCCTGCCGCACCTGCCGCAGGAATTGTATGTATCTTCCGGGGTTTCTCATCCCCGCCGATCTGGAGCGCATGATCCCGGAGGGTGAAGACCCGCTGAAGTGGGCCGAGGTGAATCTGGAGGCGTCACCGGGGGCCATCGTCAAGAAAGACGGCGAGACCTTCAGAATCCCCACGCTGGTCATGGCTAGCAAGGAAGACGGCTCGTGCATTTATTTTGAGAAGCGCAAGTGCCTCATCTGGGAGACTTCCCCTTTCGGCTGTGCTTTCTTTGACTGCCGGTCCAAGGATGACCCTGAGCAGGACCGCATCCAGCACCAGCTTTCCCAGCACGGGCTGAAGGCCGTCTTTGATGCGTGGCGAACCGACTCCCTGTACAAGCGCGTCTGGTGTCACCTCATGGAGTCCGGGCACGAGTCTGAACCGCCTGAGGACAAGCGGGCGAGGATGCTGGAAAGCTGATGATCACCGACATCACTGTCCCGGCGAAGCGCTGCAAGTGCGACGTGTGCGGTCGCGAGTGGACGATATACGAAGACAATCCGCTCCCGTCGCACTGTCGCAATCAGGACTGCCGGTCGCGAGAGTGGAACGGTAAAAAGATACACACACAGTCACATATTCACGAAATTAAATTTCCGGCTGTGCGTGAGCGCGGCAGGCGACATACCATGACGGAAACTATCGCCTTGATTGACTACGAAGAAGACCCATAAACCGGGAGGAATAAATGGGCAACACTGATAAAAGCAAGCGGCGCACAGGAAGAGATTAAGCCGATAAGCGGCAACTCTTTCACGCTGGCAGAGATACAGGAGCACGTTGGCGGCTACTTCGAAATGCAGCGGATGGCTAACGGCAAGCTCATGCTTATGGACGAGGACGGCAAGATGAAGCAGAAACCCATCAACCGGGAGGCTTCGATTCTCCTGTTCGGCAATCGTGCTGGTATTGTGGACTTCGTAGTCGGCAATGTACTCGTCGGCACGAAGAAAGAGTTCGGTGGGTGAATGCTGAAGCCGGTGTATATCAATCTGGTGATTGCTGTGGCCGTGCTCGTCATGCAGGTTTACATCCACAAGACTTGGAATGTGGCGTTTCACCTGCTCAACGAGCGCATCAAACGCCTTGAGAAACTGGCTGGAATTCACTACGAAGAGGAAGAGGGAACGAAGAATGGCAAGCCCGCAAGACTCGATCACTGAGTGGCTGACCTTGCTCAGTAAGAACTGTCGCAGTAACGGCGTGCCTGAGGGCTACCACTACGCCGGGATCGGCGACTTCCTGACGCAGCACGGCGTTTGGTACGAGCCGAAGCCGCTACCGAAAGATATCCGGCGCGGTATGCCGAGGCAGTGCTTCTACAACGCGCTACAGGTGAGCCGGAGGCGCGGCTATCGGTATGTGGAAGGATACGCCGTTCCCGACATTAACAATCTGGACTTCCCTGCCCACCACGCGTGGAACCTTGACCACGACGGAAAGGTAATCGATTGCACTTGGGACAAGCTCGGGCGGGCCTACTTTGGCGTCGCGTTCCCGGTGGACGTGGCGAAGGCGGCGCTCGCTCACGATGGCAGCACTGTGCTCGACAATATCCATTCAGACTTTGAACTCTTCAGAACCCCTTTCTGTGAGGTGATAAGTGAACGCTGAGACACCAGTGACCGGATACATGAAACCCATGGACGATGAGGGTGTGGTCCTCGCCTATCTGCGCATGGGTCGCGACGGAACCATCCGCTTCATGTGGCTCCCGGAAATCTTTCGCGAGATCAATGGCGTGCGGATGGATGACGGGACTCGCTCCGACATCGTGGACTTGCTGCGCCTCTACGCCAACAAGCTAGAGAGTAAAGAGATGGACGCCCGCTTGCAGCACTTCGCTGACATCAACGTCAAAGGGCATCAGGCATGAACGCATGCAACGTTGACAACTGTACGCATACTCTGCGAACATAACTGCATCACTTACCGGGAGGGGTAAATGAAAGCCTTTGCTTATTTACGTGTATCTGGCCGGGGCCAAATTGATGGCGACGGCTTTGATCGTCAGCAACTCGCCTGCGAGAAGTACGCCGCTGGGAACGGCTACGAGATCGCCGAGGTCTTTCAGGAGAAGGGCGTCTCTGGCACTAAGGAACTGGACGACCGCCCAGCGCTTGCGGAGCTATTCGTAGCGCTGGAAGAGAACGGTGTAACGGTCGTCATTATCGAAAAGCTCGACCGGCTGGCGCGTGACCTGATGGTGCAGGAGACGATTCTTGCCGATATCCAGAAGCGTGGCTTCACGCTCATCTCAGCGTATGAGCCGGACCTGTGCAGCGATGATCCCAGCCGTAAACTGATGCGCCAGATCATGGGCGCGATAGCCGAGTATGATCGCGTGATGATCGTGCAGAAGCTTCGCGCCGCCCGTCAGCGCAAGAAATTAAAACACGGCAAGGGCGAGGGTCGTCATGCCTTCGGCGAGAAGCCGGAAGAGGTCGCCACTATGAAATTTATTCTGGCGTGGCGCAGCACCGGGTCAACAGCGAAGCATATCGCAGCGCACCTCAACGCCGGGGGCCACAGGAGCCGCTCTGGCAAGCCGTGGCGCGGCACCACGGTGGCAAAGATTCTTCGCCGCATGGAGGAGCAGTATGCCACAGCTTGAGAAGCCGCTGTTGTTTGAGAACCACACGATTACTTTTGCACCACCGCTGAGCGATGACGAGTTTTTCGAGCTTTGCGTTCGCTACGATGACATGAATTTTGAAGTGACGAAAGAGGGTACGATCCGCATGATGACGCCATCCGGCAACGAAAGCAGCGAGGCGAACGCAGAGATTATTTATCAGCTACACGCATGGTGGCACACCCACAAGCGCGGACGCGTCTACGACTCCAATACGCTGTTCATCCTGCCTGATGGATCAAAGAAGGGGCCGGACGCTGCCTACATCACCGCTGAGCGGCTGGCAACCGTACCACGCGAGGCGCTGCGCAAGTTTGCACCCGTTTGCCCGAACTTCGTTATTGAACTGATGTCAGCTACGGACTCGCTGACAGAGGCGATAGACAAGATGCACGAGTGGAGCCATAACGGTGTCGAGGTAGGCTGGTTGATCGACCCCTACAGGCGGAAGAGTTATTACTTCATCGCGGCAGCGGCGGGGGCGGCGGCGATAGGCACACCAGCGAGCGAGATGGAGGGTTCTGGCCCGGTTGAAGGATTCGTGCTCGACCTGACCGAAGTGTGGAGAGTATACGAATGAGCGAGTTAAAGTGCAAGAACTGCGGTCGCCCGGTGAGGGTGGACAGGATTCCTGAATTTTGTGGGGAGATGGGGTACGACGCCGTTTACCACGATGACGGCGGCGATGCCCTGTTCTGCTATGACGACGAACGCACAGAGGAAGCAGCACTGGAGGCCGCATGAGGCGGCGGTCCCGTCGCAATGCCCTCGACCTGCCCGTGATGAAGAGCCAGTGCGCCACGTGTCCTTTCGGCCCCAACGGTGACCCGACTGTCCACGCAGGCGTCGTGAAACGAAGCACCCAGTTTCAAGGCTCACAACTCTGCCATCACCCGGCACTGCACGGCAAGCGGGAAACGCATCTCTGTCGCGGCGCTCGTGATTTGCAACTGAAAATCATGACTGCTTTCGGCATACTTCCGGCTCCTACCGACGAAGCTTTTAACGTGAAGTGGAAAGAACTAAAGGAGGCACACGAATGAAGATGGACTCCCTGTTCATCGTGCGGCTCTACGACGGCATGGATAACCAGTGGATCGATGTGTCCGGCCCCCTGCCCTATGACGAGGCGAATAAAATCTGGCGGGAGAAGACCGACAACGGCACCAAGAGAATCTCTTTCGACGAGATCGACTACTACAGAGTTTTCCCCGCTGACACGGAGATGGTGTTCAGCAAAGGTTTTGGTGAGCGATGATCGAATTCAGGAAGAAGCTGCACACCGTCAGGAAGGTCGAGGTGGTCGAGGTCTTTGTAGATGGCCAGTTCAAGGGCGCAATCTACCCCAACAACGATCACACCGGCATTCGTTTTCTAAGCAATCACTTTGAGGGTGAGCCGGTGTACGAAGATGACCTTGGCCTGCGCTCGTGGGAATTCGTTTGGGAGAGGCATTGATGGACCTCGCAGACATACAGCGGATCGCAGACGGAAAAGTCTGGTGTACCTGCGGAAACAATGACTGGGAGCAATTCCTGTACGTCGGCACGTCACCAGAGGCACTCATGGCTGGCTGCAAGAAGTGTGGCAGCGTCGTGATGCGCAAAGGCGACCAGTGGGGAGTCTTAGCCCAGCCTGCCAAAGCGCCGCCGCTTCCCATCGGCGTGATCCAAGGGGCACTTGGCCGCTGCGTCATTATCCACAACAACCATCCCGGTCTGGCATGGAGCGGATCGCGCTGGGTGCCGCATCGCGAGGGCATCCCCACTGGAGACACGCAGGTCTGCAACTTTGCAACCTATACCGAGGCGCTGGCGTACATCGACGAGCACTTCAACGCCTTCTACCCTCCGCCGCCAGAGTGATGAGCGCACCGGGTCAGCTAAAACGTTTTAGCTTCCATCTGGCGCTTTTCCTTGGCTCGCCGCGCCCGATCCGCCGCCGCCAGTTGCACGCTGATCTCCAGCCGCTGCAATATGTCGGTCTTGGCCAGTGGAAGCTCGTCATCAAGGAACTTCAGGAGCCTGTGATACTCATCGGGTAGCATGGTGCCCTTGCGGGCATTGCAGGGCTTGCACGGATAGTCGAGATTGCTGAGTTCGACACCACCGGCCCGTCCTAGCGAGTGGGCGTGATCCACGGCAACCTGCTCCAGAGTGAAAAACCCGTTGCAGTACTGGCAGCGGAAGTAGCCGTCGTAGTTCCCGCCCATGGCGGACAGGACGTGATCCCGGAAGGCGTCCTTATCGAAGGGCAGGCCGGGGAATCCCTTCTTTCTGATTCTCGCCAGCATGTTGTCGTACGTCTGCCCGGTGACGCGCAGGAAAACTGATTTCACTGCGTCCTGAAATAAAATCCCGGAGCCAGTCTTGTAACGCGCCCTCCTCTTGAAGTCGCCCATTACTGAAACCGCTCCTTGTAGAGCCGCAGCGCCTCGTCTGCCTGCTCAACCGATTTCCTTACCGTGACTCCGGGTTCACCTAGAACCGCCAGCATGACGTTGGTCCAGAAGTCGCGCTCACATTCAAAATCGTCGCGCCTCTCCTGCTCGATTCGCTGTGTTTCGTAGTACTCCTGATCTTCTTTGCTCAGAGCCATATTGCACCTCAGTACGGCACCGTTCCGAAGCGCTCGTAAATGTCACTCACCAGCCGCTTCACATGGCGGCTCGCACGCCAGCGGGTTGGCTTGCCGTCGATCATCTGTATCTGCGCTCGCTTGACCGCGTCGATTGCCTTTCGCGCATGCCCTTCAAGCTCCGGACACTGTTGACTGACTCGCATGGCCGCGTAGCAGAACTTGGCCATGTGAACTATTTCTTTCGGGATGATCGGCTGCTTGGCTTGTTCTTTGGTAGGCATTTACAGTCTTCCTTGAAGCCCAGACCCGGCACCAGCAGTGTTCCGGCAACCTCGATCACGGGCAGACCATTTTTCTCCAGAGCAGATTTAAAATCGTCGAGGCTGTACGTCCTGTGGCCGTGCTCCGTCAGCCACGCATTCATGTGCCGCAATATGACCACGACGCCACCCGCAATACGTGGATGGCGTTCGCAGTTGTCGCGCACCCAGACGCCAATCACGGCACAGTAACGGTCTTATGCTGCTCAGGTACTGCGTCTTTGACCGTTCCTTCCGTCACCGGTTCTGGTGTATCCGTCTCTTCCTTGCTGTCGTCGCCCTCTTCGTCGTCCCCGTTGGTTGTGGTTTGCACCTGCTCCTCAGGATCAGGCAATACGTTGGTCGTTTCGTCGCTCACTTTGTGTCTCCTTTCGTACACCGTTTGCTGGCAGAGCACGCACCTCGCCGTTTTCCACCATGTAGAAGGCCGCTCCCGGCAGGCTGGATGCCTGCTCCGAGGTGTCCGCGACCAGCAGAATGACCTGCTCCAGAAAGCCGCGCTGGATCATGTCGTAGAGTCGCGCATTCAGCACGCGGCGGATTTCCGGCAGGAACATGGCCACCTCGTCGATCACCACCATGCCGATGTTGGCCGTCTGGCTCACCGCGCACTGGAAGGCCAGCGAGAACATGACCTCTTCGGCCCCGGAAAGCTCGCGCACCGGAATCACATCCTGACGGGCGTTGGTTACGTCGAACGAGTACGGCTCAATCGAGAGCGCACAGGAGTAGCCCCACGCGCCCATCACCTCATTCAGCTTCGACTCGAAGCCGCCAATGTACTGGCCGATGAGCTTGGCTTTGATGCCGCCCTTGTCGAAATACTTGACCAGCCGGTCCAGCGTCGCTGCCTTCTGCTTCAGGACCGCTAGCTGTCCCTGCTTGATCGCGATCTCCTTGCGCCGCTCCTCCGCGACGATCACCGGGCGAAGCAGGCCGGACAGCCGCTCGATCTCCAGTTCGATTTCAGAGATGCTGATATTGAAGGGGGCAAAGTCGAACAGCGTCGGACCCGGAATGTCACGCTCCGCCTCTTCGATCTGCTTCTTCCTCTCTTCCGCCTGCTCGTCGAACGCGCCCAGTTCCTTCAGCGCCGCCTCGTGCCTTTCGATGAGAGCGATTGCATCATCCACGTCGCCCAGAGCTTTGATTTTCTGCTCGACGACGCCCAACGTTCCGTTGGATTCCCGGATGTCCTTCTTCAGCTTCTCGCTCAGCCTTTTTAAATTCTCCACGTCCACCGGCTGCTCGCACGTAGGGCATTCCTTCGCGTTCCATGGCACCGCCTCCAGAGCTTTAAGCTGGATGTCGTAATGATTGCGCAGCCTTAAAGACGCCTCGCGCTCCTTCATCAGTCTGTCCAGTTCCGGCTTGCTCTCCGCGATCTTGCGCAGGTAGACCAACTGACCTTCTTTGACCAGCTTGTCCCGGATCGAGTTCCCCCGGCGATATTCACCGTCGAGAGCCTGCTGCACTTTATCCTTGGCCCGCTGGCGGGCGGTCTCTTCTTTGCTGGCCTCCGCTACCGCCTGATCGCGCTCGCGCTGCTTCTCCCGGCGCTGCTCCCGTAACTCTGCCAGCCTGCTTTGCAGCGAGTTGGAGTCTACGTCTTCAGGAGCCGCCAACGCTTCCGGGATCACGAATTCCTTCACCTGCCGGTTGACGATCTGGCGCTCGTCGAAGAGCTTCTTGTACGCCAGATTGATCGCTGCGAACGGTTCGCCTGTGAAGTTGACGGACCACTCGCCGAGGACCGCCTCCACGTCCGCGACGATCTGCCGGTCGAAGTCGTAGTGACTGGGAAGCGCCAGCCCAGCCAGCAGGTTCTTCTGCTCTTTCTCGTCCATGCGCAGAAACGCGTCGGTGTTCAGCACCACCGTCAGCGCGGCCTTTTGCCGGTCGATCTCGTCGTCAAACTTGGTCGGCTTCCAGCTTGGATCACTCAGGCAAACTGTTTTCTGTGTGCGGCCCGCAGCGTTGGCGTTCAACGTGACCGTGCGCTCGATCAGATGGCGCTTCGTCTGGAAGTCTGCCGTGATCACCGCCCTAGTAGCGCCACGCTTAATCTTCGAGGCGTAGCCCCGGCCCTGCGCATCGAGGCCGGTGGTCGATGGTGTGAGGCACATCGAAAGACCTTGCCCAATGGTGGACTTCCCGGCGAAGTTGCTGCCGCGAATCACCACGAAGGCGCTCTCTCCGAGTGACAGGGTGGAGTCTTTGTGGATACGGAAATTTTCCAAGTGCAGTTTGATCAGCTTCATATCATTAAGTCGCTTCCATCCGGGATCGCTCCAACGGCGTCCAGAAAAATCTTTCCCAGCATTCGCTCCATGGCTGCAACGAGGCTCCTGTCGATCTCTCGCATGTAGTCTGGGTCATCGCGGCGAAACTGGTACACGAGGTCCAGCGTTACCCAGACACTGAAGGGTTTGCCGTTGATCTTCAATGTCAGTGCGCGATAGTCGCTCTTTCTGTACTTGACGGTGGCAAATACCGGGTCGTCTTCGTATTCAAGCTTGAGTCTCATCGCATATCCCGCTCTCCGTAGCTTTTGTGAAACATCGCTAACTTGGCCTCTTCAAGGAAGGCGAACTTTTGCGCCAGTTCTGGAAGCTCTGTCACCCAGCCCATTCCGCTGTGCCCCTGACCGTCTTTCATGAGCCGAAATATAACGACGCATTCGGCCATCTCTTCGGCCAGTTCCATGGCCTGCACTAGGACTTCCGTGGGCGTGCGTTTCTTCTGATCCGCTTCATTGCTCATATCTATGGCTCCCTTATGCGACCACCGCCCAGATCACTTTGCAGGTAGCATGCAGCGCCTGATCTTGGTTGAACGTCAGCTTCCCGTCGCACTTCGCGTAATCGATCACAAAATGCAGTACGAATTCAGCCAGTCCGATCACAAGGCTTCCCGTAATGAGGTAGACCATGCCCGCCTGAATCATGCAGTGCGCGAACATGCACTGATACCACGGCACGCCGGGAATTGGATGGCGATGATCCTTCCCTCTGGCGAGGAAGTCTCCTTGCAGCGGGAAGTCGGCCAGCGCATGCCCAACCATCAGCGCGAACAATCTGGGGAGCACAGTCATAGCGCCAAATCCATCATCGTGCGCAGGCACATCGCTGCCGTCTGCGTAAGCTCTTTGCGCATCTGATCCAGCCGCACAGCCCGTTGCGCTGCATCCAGCTTGTTGGGGTTGACCTTCACCAAATCCCAGAACTCTTCCAACTCTTCCTTGATGACCGCATACGCTTCGTGCGCAGTATTGATCGGAGGATGGACACTCATGGCACGTTCAGTTTCGGCGGTGATCTCACTGGCCCGCATCAGCATTTCCTGTTCCATTACAATTCCTCCTCGTCTTCGAACTCTTCGTCATCGTCAAACTCCGCTTCCGGCACCGCGTCGAGCGGCTTCGACACACGTATAGGCGATTTAGGGACTTTCACCACGGCATCCTCAACAGCTTGGTCGAGAAAGCTGCGCTTATTGGTTTTGAGGTAGCGCCTCAGCGGAGTGGACGACACCACTACATTTTTCATCCACTCTGAGTCATCCGGATTGCCAGCCGCGTAGTCGATCAACAGATCGATGATCGGCAGCGTCGGATTGACGCCATCGCGAAGCTCCATGCGTTGATCGATGAATTTAAATACCGGGTACACCTCCGACTCGACTTCGACGTGGTCGTAGACGTACGCCTTGCCGTTGTAATCCTTGAGCACGATCCCTCGACCCCTCTCCTGCACGTATGCCCTCATCACTTGGTTATTTTTGCGGCTGAACTGCGCGTACCAGAGATTGAAGTTGAGCCGCTGCGTCATGGTGAGTTGCATGTTCTCGTTGTATTGCGCGATGGGGCACTTCAGGTTCGACAGCAGGGGGCAATACCAGCAATGCGACCCGGCAATGGCTTCGATTTTGTTGCCAGCTTCGTAGTCGGCGTGAATTTTAATTTGCCGCTCGCGGCCAGCTTTGACGGCTGCGATCAGATCAGGTATCTGGTCGCGGGTAAATGTAACTTCGCGAGTTACCTTTCTATAACGGACGAAGATCAGGCGGAAGATAACCTTCTCAACCCACTGCCAGTGCATGAACGCCAACAGGGCATAGGTTTTCGCTTGCAGTTTGTCGCCGGGTTCAAAGGGTTTCGGATGCGTTTTTAAATCGTCGATCCGCATCGTTGCTTCCACTGGAAATGCATACAGCGCGTCCAGCGTGCCGACGGTTACTGGCTCTTCTCCTGTGTCTACGCACGTTCCCTTAATCGCATCCGTCACCTGCGTCGGCAGAAAGTGTTCGTCCAGCGACAAGGTAAGTTCTGTCGCCAGCACATGTGTAAAGTCAACTTCGTAAGAATCTCTCATCCCAGCCAGAATGCGAGCCGCGAGAGGACCAGCACCGGCTGCTAACTCATCGAACTTTGCTAGATCAAGCGAAACGCGTTCCAATGCGCAATAAGCAACATAAGCAGCGCCAGTCTGGTGAACTTCCTTGCCGCGTGCGGAGTCCAGTCCGCCCGGTTGCGGGTGGCCCTTGATCACCGATTCGACATATAGCTGCGGGCAGCTAGTTAGAAACTCGGTGCTCTGGTGCCATGGCGGAATTTTAATTTGGGCGAGGTTATCCATTTCATTCGTCGATTCAATAGCTATCTGTATTTAGCGGGGGACCGATTTCCCGCAGGGGGCATTGGAGGCATGAACGGAAGAGACGGCTCAGCTTCAACTTTGCGTAGAGGTAGCCGCCGCTTGGTTGATTTCGTGGGTTTTATTTCGGTCTTTAATGCACGGCAAAACCTGTTCCAATGCTTCTTGACTGCAATTCGATAGTCCTCGGCTTTGGCGCGATTAAGATGCAGTTTATTTAACGCGACAGACAACAAGCGGGTTTCATGATCCGCTTCATGATGGCCCTCGGTAAAATACCAATCCCAGAATGTAGTAGCTAGTTCCGGGTCTCGCATCCACTGAGATAGTACCTCGGCGATCACCGCTGGTCTGCGCAGCAACCACGCGTTTCTGGTTCCGCACCAACGATTAAGCCATAGCGCGAACCCGCGATAGGTGGGGTTTTCAAGATAGATTCCATGATCTTGCGTCTTGTGAACGACAGGCCGTTTAGTGGGGTCCGTTTCGCGCCTACCGAGATCGCGTAAATAGTAAGCGACAGCGGCCATCGTTTCGACCGTGAATTTGCGGCTTAGATTTTGGATATCTGGATGCCGAGCAAGAAAGACGCCAATGTAATCGACGTTTTGGCGAGCGCTCAGATTGTTATCGAACTGAAGAAACAATGTAGGGCCATCTATCTCGATAGAATCAATTTCGTATACCCGATAGGCAATATTTCTGGCGACCGGAAAGTACTCATCGGGTATTCGCGTCAAAGCGCATGAGGTATGCTGTCCATCTGCGCGGTAAACTTGCCCGGTTCCTCTGAGTATCGCGATAGACCACACCGGACTAAGAAATTGCCCAGTTTCAAGTAGCGCGGTAAATATTGCGACCCGAGAAGCTTTGAGTTCGCGCTCGCCATCCATGGCTGGCATTGAATAATGCTTGATGGCAAACTCCCTAGTGAGTGGCACTAGGTTGATAGATTTCTGCGTTAACATGCTGGCCTCCTTTTTGGGGTCTGGGTTGAAAACTGGCGGTAGCGGGTGAATTCGTCTTCGATAAAGTTGAGTAATTCAACCAGTTGATGAGCGTGGATCGAATGCGGCTTCCAATTGGACCGTCCGGCTCTTGCCTCTTGTCGTCTACGGGCAATCTCTTGGCCTAAATCAGCCATGTGAACAAAAATTGAACAGATACCTAACTCTGGACGGATAATAGCCAGTTCCGGACGAAGAACAAGGTTCTCGCAAATATTTTTTAGCTCCTCGTTGATTACAAATTTCTTCTCGCTGCGCTGGCTTAGAACAGTGACCCACGGGACAAATGAGCAACGAGTAAAAAACTTGTCGAGACTCGCACAGGTATATCCCGTTTCCTCGGATATCTCCCTGCTACTAAGAAACCTTCCTTTCTCAGCAAGCCGAATAATGTCTTGGTGTGTGCGGGCGACAATGTCTATCTTTGCTCGCCCGTTCGTTCGCGCCGTCGAAAAACTCATTTTCGCCGCCCCCTTCTCGCGCCGTACCTGACTCAGTCGTTTTTCACCCTTCTGTACCTGAGCGAATACCTCCGGCTCCTCTTTCAGCAGCTTGTCGGCTAGCCTGAGATAACTTGCGCAAGTACCCGCTGCTTTCGCGCGGACCTCGACGGTCTTAACTCCTTTGCCTACTTCAGTCTTCCCGGCGGGAATATTAATACCACCGCCGGGAGGCGGCTCATTTCCCCGCTTCAGATTTGCCGCCTGCGCAGCCGTCTGCCGCTGCTTCGCCGCTTCCCGCACCGTCGCATAGGAGTTCAGCAGCTTGTTTCGCACTGCGTCAGCGCAGGCGGACTGATCCGACGTTAGGTGGCGGCGCGGGCGGTTCAGACTCCACACCCGATGAACCGCTTCTTCCGGCGTACCCTCAAACTGTGTGTATATTGGTTCTACTTCGGCCATCTGGCAGGCTCGGTAGCGGTTGCGGCCATCCAGAATCTTGCCCTCGAAAAGCATCACCGGCAGAAGCAGACCTTGCTGTTTAATATCGCTGGCGAGTTCCTGTAACTCCGCCTCGCTAAGCAGTTCGAACATGCTGGCTATCTGGTGGTACTCCATGTCGCGCTCTCCCGGAAGGTTTTTCTAAACTGTTCCACCTGCGAACAGGTCGTGATGAGGCGTTACTGATACCCGGCTGCAAACAACTCATCGAACGTTTTGGGAGACGGCATTACGCTGCGCTCCCGTTTGGCGGCTGATTGAAGCCGCCGCGCTGAAGCTGCTCCTGCCGATCTTTTTCGACTAAACGCACCACCCATGAAATCCCCTTGCCTGTGACCATCACCTGCGAATACATCTCCGGGTGTCCGTTTTTATAAATCTCCCTCTCCACCAGCACCAGATACCCCGCTTCCACACAGTCCTGATAGGGACGGTTGACCCCGTCTCTCTTGTAGATAGCCTTCTGTCTCCGCAGAAGCGCGAATAGCAGATTCGGCCCCTGTCGAGGAATATGGAGCAGCTTGGCAACTTCATCTATCGGGAAGTATTTGTCGCTATTGGCTATCTTGTCGGCTATATCCGCCTTGGGGAGAAGTACCGCCTTCTGCTGCTCCAGCACGCGGTTCTCCGCCTCCAGCCTTTGAGCGTGCCGGTACTCTGCGGCCCATGCCTCCGCCGCTGCGGCTGGGTCTGCGAAGTTGGGCAGGGCGTGCTGTTGTTTCTTTAATTGCTCCCACTCGCGGAGGATTAGGTCGGCTAGCCTGATGTCATAGCGGGTGGCCAGCAGCCGACAATAGTGTTCGCTGAGGTAATACTGGAGCACGTCTCCATTGGCATAGTACTCGGCAATAACTCCTTCAGATTCAACGGCTGAATTTTTTGCTGTTGCAATGAAAGAGGTTACGCCGAGCTTCTGGCACATCTCCCGGACATCGCGCAGCACGTTGCGATGCTCTTTCCCAGTGATTTCCGCGATGCGCTTCGTGCTCAAGCGGCGAGAAGGCAGCGCTAGTTCCCTCGTCGTCGAAGCTGGCGCGTTCACGCCGAAGCTAAAGCTCGTTGCTTGTTCGCTGCCCACTGCTTTGGTTTCCTTTTCATGATCAAACAGAGAGTCCTGACGCTGATCGTCGTGGTGATGTGTCATACCGACCTCCCACCTAGAATGCGAACTGATCGTCCGCTTCATCTCCTTCGTGCTGCTCCGTCGGCTCCGGGGCCTGAGGTTTCTGTGGACGCCCACGCGGCTTCTTTGCCGGTGCCGCTGGCGGTGCAGCAGCCACATTGGCACCAAAACCAAAACCGGTATCATCCTCTGCGACCGGCGCAGCGCTTTCCTCTGGAGGGGTGGCCGCTGCCTGCTGCGGCTCTTCCTGAGGCGCTGGCTCCTGCACTGGTACTGGCTGCGGTGCTGCTACAACCGGCGCTGGCGGCTCCTGCACGGGCGGCGCTGGTGCAGCCGTCTTTACGGGCGCTGGTGTTGGTGTTGGTGGCGTGCTGCGGGGTGCTGGTGCTATTTGGCTGCGCAGATACTCCAGCAAGTCTTTCGCTCGCCCCATGTACGACTGGCGCAGTAAGCGTTGCTGAGTATCGTTCTTTTTGAGTTGGACGAAGAGCGCGTCGATCTCCTTGTCGTACGGACTTCCGAAGACTTCTTCGATGGTCTTGTCGCCGCGCTTGATCTCCTGACAAAGCACTCTCAGTGTGACGAGGTGCTCCGTCTCCAGTTCCTTGGGGCTGGGCACGCCGACCGAGTTTAAGATCGCCCATTCCGTCACACCCAGCTTGTAGAGGTAGTCCATGGCTTCATTCACACGTGCTTCATGCGACGGAGCCTTGCCTACGGCAGCGCTCATCGCGTGCTCGTATCCCGGAGTCCACAGCGCCTGCGGCACACCGCCTTTGAGTACGGCGTTGCGCCTTGCCACGGACATGGCAGCATTGAGCGTGACCACGATCATGTCGTCGTTGTAGCGCTTGCCGTCCTTGTCTGTGATCCGGCGCGGCACTTCGATGACGTTGAACAGGTTGCTCTCGTAGTCGATGAACCTGCCTTGCGCTGTCACCGTGTTGGCGTCGTCGCTTATCGCCCGCGAGCCTGTCTGGCAATTCCTCCAGCAGGGCGCTACGACCTCCGCAAACCGCACGCTGGGGCCGATGATGCGCTTGTTGGCGCGAGGCAGCGAGTAGAACATCAGCAGCGCGATGGCCTGAGAGGGAGCGGCCCACTCCTTCAGCCGGTTGATGAACTCGCTTGGCTTGCGCCGCATTCCGGGCATATTCGCGGTCTGCACACACGCCGCATGATCGCTCTGGTTCAGAGTCGCCAACGCAGATGGGGAAATCTGGGCGATCTCGTCCTGTTTGTCGTCAATCGCTATGTCTTCGGGATCAAGGATTTCTGGCATCGTGGCCCTTTCAGAGGAAGAAGAGGAAGAGGAGGAAGAGGAGGAACTAACATCCACTTACTTTCTCAGAGGAGGAAGAGGAGGAGGAACTAACATCGAAGTTAGACCAGAACCATGCCTCGACTTAGCGCAACATAGTCCTGAAAAAAATCTGTGTCAAGGTAGTATGGAAAAAACCAGTGGATAAAGTACTGTCGCTATAAGTTGAAAAATTATTTTCTAGTATCATCGGCCCGGTGGTTTTGCACATAACTACGCATGGAGTACTTGACAAAGAGTAAGTCGTGACTAAGATGGACGAGTCCGGCTAGCTACCGGATGCCAGCCATCAAGCGTTGCGAAGATTGCGGGCCAGATTCCAAACTGGCCCCTTTCACTTTTCCGCTAAGGCTGACGCAACGCACACCCCTGTTGCTTGAAGAGAGTGAGGGGCGCACAGATGCAGTGTGTGCCGACACAGCCGTGTGCCTTTTAACGGGAGGGATGGCGCAGTGAGTAAAGAGACCGACATCTGGATGCCAGTGAATATCGGCGATTACCTCAAAGATACCCAGCATCTTGATACCGTGCGCCATGGCTGCTATTTCCTGTGGCTGATGCACTACTGGATCAAGGGACCGCTGCCTAACTCTATGGAAGATTTGATCCAGATCGGGAAGCTAACTGGGCCGGATGCTCCAAGCATTGCTAAACGAATGCTAACGGAGTTCTTCCACCTCGAAACTGATGGACTGTATCACCAGAAGCGGGCCGATGATGAAAAACTGCGCTGGGTCACTAAGACACGGTTAGCAAAGGAGAAAGCCGCAGACGCCGCGCACGCACGCTGGAAATCACGTGCTTCAGGTAATGCTCCAAGCACACAAAAATCGATGCTTGGAGTATTGCACAAGGAATCCCCATCACCTTCACCTAAAGACAATACAAAATCTCTTGTCAACGGAGTTGACGCGAGCGCCGGTTTAAAAATCAGGCCGGAGGAATTCGGCAACGCGTGGAACCGGAATGCCGGGAAGATACTGCCGAAGATCAAAGAGTTCACCGACTCGCGCCGGGACAAAGTCGTGAAGCGAATCAAAGAGGGCCTCACGCTGGAGCGATTCACGGAAGCGGTGAAGCTCTGCACACAGAAACCGTTTTTACGGGGAGAAGGGACGCGTCACTGGAAGGCCCGGTTCGACTGGCTCATCCAGAACGACCGGAATATAACACGCGTTTTTGAAGAGGACTGGGCGGTCGATGCGTCCAAGCAGCGCGAGAAAGTTGAAATCCTAAGCGGCCCGCTGGAGCGGGTGAACTGAGAGGAGAAATTTTAAAATGACAGGCACACCTGTAAGGCACTTTCTACGTCTTCGCCAAGTGAAAGCTATGACGGGACTCAGTAAGACCACCCTTTACGACAGGATTAAGAAGGGAACCTTCCCGGCCCCCGTTTCTCTGGGAGGCCGTTCGGTTGGCTGGATTGAATCCGAAGTGGCTGCGTGGCAGGATGCCAGAATTGACGAGGCGCGGCCTAATCAGCCGCCATCTCAACAGGAGGACGACGAGCCGCATACCCGCGCTCCCGAGCTTCGTCCACATAATCGGCCCATCCCTGCAAAAGCTCCCGCCTCTGAGGCAGGTACTGCGCGTAATCGTACGCACGCTTCACTTTACTCCGCTTGAGGTGAGCCAGTTGCGCATCGATAACAGCATCGCTGTAGCCGCGCTCGTGCAGGATCGTCGAGGCGATACCACGGAACCCGTGTCCGGTCTGTTCTCCCTTGAACCCAATATCCTCCAGCATCTCCAAGATGCTGTTTGGATGGATGTGACCACTCTTCGAATAAACTCCGGGGAAGATGAAGCCGGTGTTATCGGAATACTCCTGCAACCGCTTCAACACCTCCACCGCCTGATTGGAAAGTGGAATCAGGTGAGGAGCGCCCTTCGCCTGTTGACCCTGCCCACGCACTTTTTTCATGCGCTCACGAGGAACCCGCCACATCCGCTGCTCCAGATCGATTTCTTTCCATCTAGCACCGATCAACTCGACGGTTCTCAGGAATACCAGAAGCATAAGCTGCGCGGCATGCTTCACGATGACGCGGCCCGTATACTCATCCATGGCCACGAGGAGCGCGGGGACATCGGCTTCTTCGACACGAGCTTGATTGTTCTCTGGGACCGGCAGCAGGACTTCACACGGCTTGATATCCGCCGAAGGATCGCGCCGGACCACCCCGGCATTGTAGAGACCGTACCGCATGATCTGTCCCACAGTCTGGATGCTGCGCTGAGCAAGATCAGTGGGCCTCCCCAGACGCCGCTCGATAGCTTTGGCCATTCTTACGATGTCGGGCGCTTCCACCTGTTTAATGCGCAGCGTGCCGAGCGTGGGGAAGATGTTGTCGGTCAGCCGCTGCCGGGAACGGGACACATGCTTACTTGCCTTGCCAATCTTCCAATGTTGGAACCAAGCGAGCGCCAAAGATCGAAAGGTGGACTCAGGAGTAAGCTCATCAACTGGGATCGTCTCATCTTCCTCGTCGCTCGCGCTGCCGCTGCGTTTCCCCGGCACGTCCAAGATAGCCTTCTGCCTCTCCTCGACGAGCTTCTTGGGGTCGGTGCCCTTAGAGGCGTGATACCGCACGTCGATGTGGTCCTTGCGGGCCTGCTTCAGGGAAACCTGCGGGTACGATCCGAGCGGAATCGACATACGCTTTCCAGCCAGCCAGTACTCGCCCTTCCAGAGTTTGGTGCCCTTCGGCTTGATGCGCAAATAGAGGCCGTCGCCATCGTGCAGCGAGTACTCCTTGTCTTTCGGTCTTGCTGCCTGAATCTCAAAATCGGTGAGTTGGTTTCCCATGGTAGTTATCCTCGCTGGAGCGAATTTAAATCGGTACTTCTGTACCTTCTGCACGACGCTACCGCTCCCCAGAACCGCTCCCTTTGGGGAGCGGTGGGGAGCGGTTTGGGGGCTGCTGTAGCCGAACTATTCCGGACCATTTCGAACGCCATATCATTGATTATACACCTTTTACTTCAATCCTGTCCGAACTACTTCGAACCCCATAAAACCCCACTCTGGGTTCTGGGTTCGATTCCCAGCGGGCTCACCAAAGTTATTGAAACAAAAGAAGTTACAAGCAGCCTGAAAAATGGCGGGGAGCGGTTGGGGAGCGGTTTCGGGCGCAAAGCTCGTCCCTGCGTCCCACGACCGCTTCTTAGAAGTCCCCTCTATCACTCCCTGAAAACCTTCAAAGGCACATGCTTTCCGGCGTGTGCCTTTTGCTTTTTGGGGGAAGGAGTTCCCTCATGGCCACCCCTGACGTAGCCTTTGAACGCGGCCTCCCGGCCAGCATCGACGCTGAGCGATCCATCCTTGGGGCGATCCTGCTCGACAACGTCGCCTACTACGAAGCCTCCGAACAGATCGAATCTCCAGACTTCGCCCTCGATTCCCACCGCCGCATTTTTACCCGGATGAGCGAGTTGATGGAGGCACGACGCGCTGTCGATATCGTCACGCTGGCGGAAGAATTGGCGCGGCGCAAAGAGGTCAACGCCATCGGCGGTGTCGCATACCTTGCCTCACTTACCGAAGGTCTGCCGCGCCGCCTGTCCATCACCGAGTACATCCGTATCGTCAAGGACAAGTCGCTCGCCCGGACCCTGATTAACATCTCGTCTACAGCCATCACCCGCGCCGCTGACCAGAGCGATCCAACCGCAGAGATACTCGTCGAATCTATCGAGCGCATGGAGGACTCACTCTCCCGCGACAGCAGGCGCAGCGGAAGACAGATTGCCGACATCCTTGCCGAAGACGGCCCGAAGTTTGAAGCTGAAGCCAACGCGCCAGCAGATGCCATTCTGGGCGTCTCCCTGTTCACACGTGACCTATCTGCCGCCACCAAGGGCATCCAGCAGGGCGAGCTATGCCTCCTGTGCGCCCGACCCCACCAAGGCAAGACGGAAGCAGCCATACAGGTGATCGTCGAGAATGCGAAACGCGGCCTGCGTGTCCACTTCTTCTCTCTGGAGATGACCGCTCCGCAGATCGTGCGACGCATGGCTCGCTACGTCGCTCAGGTGCCCGTCAAACACATGCGCGATCCCCGCGTACTCACACCCGGCCAACTCTTCCGGCTGGCCAAGGCACGCGATGAACTGGCCACGCTGCCTATCGTGATCGACGACACCCACGAGTTGACTACGAGCGAATACCGCTCCCGGAGCGTGCTGGCTGCGAAGCGCTGGAAGGCCGACCTGATTGTGACCGATTACGCACAGCTACTCCTTGTTCCCCGCGCTAAGAACGTGCTGGAGGAAGCGAAGAAGCAGGCTGAAACGTTGCGCCATATTGCCCGCGATTACTGCCGCACCTTGGCGCTGGCCCAGCTTCGAAGAGCGCCACCCAACGACCTGAACAAATTCCCGGACATCGAAGACATTTACGGCTCATCGGCGTTTGAACAGGCAGCGCAGATCATCCTCATGCTGCACCGGGAAAGACAGGACAAGAAGTACACCGGCAACGATCTCTGCATCATCGGCAAGATGCGCGAGCTTCAGGAGATTCGAGGCATGGGTATCAAGGCTGAGGAGTGGGGTGGGTTCCGCGACAAATACGCCACGGAGTCTGCACAGTCTGACGAGGACGACAGGAGATTCTAGTGACAGAGCCGGTCCACCGAGAGAGGCGACCTTATGACACCGCTGGCACTTCCTAAGCCGAAGGACAAAAAGAAGCAGTTGCCGGAAGCAGTCTACGTGTACCGGAGTGGAAGAGAGGTCTGCAACCAGCAGACAGCAGAGGGCCGTGAGATTTACAAGGGCCGTAAAAGAGCTATGTGGGAGCGACAGAATCACCTCTGCTGCCTGAAGGATTACATTCCCAGTTGCCCCGGAAATTTAAACTGGGCTGACGCTACCTTCGACCACGAGATTCCGCGAGGTTATGGTGGGGGATCGCAGGACGACCGTATCGAGGTGAAAGAGAAAAAGAGGAACGGCCACGCTAAGGTAAAGTGGCAGAACGGCGCAGCGCACGAAGCATGCAACATGAAGAAAGGTTCGCGCCGGATCAACTACAACGCGAAGCGTAACGGCGACATCGACTGGGAGCTTATTCCCAAGACAACACGCAGCGGCAAGGTACTCTTTCGCTGTCCACGCTGCGGGTACGAAACACCGGCCCCAACGAAGAATCATGAATGTTGGAAGGAGCATAATTAAAATCATGGCCACTGAAACCGTAGTGAAGACGCAGCCAGTGCCCCGCCGCATGGCTCACCTCCCGGTCGATCCTGATCGCTCGTACGTTGTACCTTGGTTTGTAGACTGGATCAACGGCAAGCCTGAGTTCCGCGCCATGGACAGGCGCAAGTATGTGCAGGCCATCAAACAGCGTCTGTGCTGGGTGTGCGGCCAAAAGCTGGAGACGCGCTTCGCCTTCGTAGCCGGTCCTATGTGCGGCATCAACCGCACTGCATCGGAGCCACCCAGCCATCTTGAATGCGCCCGCTGGAGCGCCCGCAACTGTCCCTTTCTCAGCAACCCCAACATGGTGCGCCGTCAGGATGATCGGATAAACAATGCATCGATCACCGAGACCTCTCCCGGCTTCGCGATCACGCGCAACCCCGGTGTGACCATGCTCTGGATCACCCGTGAATACGAGTTGTTCCCGGACGGAATGGGGAAGTACCTGATCACGATGGGCAGGCCGCACGACGTGGAGTGGTACTGCCGTGGACGCGCCGCTACCCGCATCGAGGTGGAACAGTCCATCGAGAACGGGATCGTCGCACTGGAGACGCTGGCGCGGGCAGAGGCGGGCGGTCTGGAAGACCTAGTGAAGAAGCGCAGGCAGTTCGAGAAGCTGCTGCCAAAGGCGTGAACTGATGATTTGGACTACGCGCTATCGAAAACGCCCACAACGGCGATGCCGGTATTGTTATGAGCCGTTAAATGAAGTAGGTTTGGCGTTGATTAAGCGCAAGGCATTCGATGGGTGCGCGGCATGTTGGACCACCTCTAGATATAAGAAGCTGCGACCTGATCCGTTAGGGCTATTGACTGCTGACGGCTTTTTACGGGGAACCGCGCCATGAGCGACGACGTATTGCTACGACGCCTCTACTACGAAGAGAACGGGCAATGGATGGAAGCTCGCTACTACGGGCGCAGAGTCGTCCGGGTCGGCCCTGCGCCGGTTTTCTTTTTCCATCTCTGCCGCTGGCCTTGGATGACGCAAGAGCCGCCATCGCTGGCGCTGGTCAAAGAGGGTCCGAAGGCGATTATCTTGTATCGAGGGGCGGTTGCTTCCCGCCAGCCGTGCATCCTTGCCTGATGTATGGCTGGCCTCCCCTCTCCGATTTGTCTTAAAATCCCTTGCATGGCACGAACACCTTCACAGAAGTGCCGTCACGGTCACGAAATGGGCGGAGACAATCTGCTTTGGCATACCCGCTACGACGCCACAGGAAAACAGTTTTTAGTGCGTGAGTGCCGGACCTGCGCCAACAAGCGCTACCGAGAAACCCGCAAGGTCGAACGCACTGCCGCGAGGCGCAATCAGGAATTGGATCGCCAAGCGCTGGCCGCAGCCAGTATCGCCAATGAGTCCCAAGTTGCCTGACGACGAGATGGAACCGGAGGGAACATCAGAGCGCCCCTGCCAGCCGGGAGGGGCCAAGAGGGGCGCTCATGATTTACAGGAAAGGACGCCAAAATCGGTAGGGAAAACCGACTCTATCGCCTAGTTAATTGTCTCCGGTTCACCCGGCGAGGTCAAGGCTTCGTCGGTGAAGCGCTCGTACTGGAAGATGTACTCCACCACTGCTTCGCTCCAGCCGTCGATATGCACCCAATCGCGGTAGCCAACTCCGTTCTGGTAGCTGGCCACGTTGATGAAATAGCCCTTCGTATTCTTGACCGGGCCGCTGATCGTCTGGTGCGACTGCTCGTCAGTGATTACGATGCAACGGTCGTAACCCTGCTTAGCTGCCGCCTGTAGAGCGTTTTCCGTGTTGGTTCCACCATGGGGCGTTGCGCGGAGGATCACATCGCGCAGCGCAAAGCCACGACGCGGAGGAACCACCACAGCCTCATTAGAGAAAACAACCACCTGCACCTCATCGCAAATCTCCCGCAGCAACATAGCCAGAGCGCAGGCCGCGTCATTCCGCTGAATCTCCGACTTACCGGAAACCTTGCTGTCCATCGAACCTGAGTTATCCACGACCAGCACCGTCTTACCCGGCAGCTTGTCATGGTCACCCAGACACTTGAGCATGCTGGCTTCCAGTTCCGGCTCCAGCGTCGGCGCATACCGTGCCGCCGTGATGAAACGGAACGGCAGTACCCGCTCCACCTTCATCTTGCTCAGACCCTGACGGATGGTCTCCACTTCCACACCCGCCTGTTGCATGTTGCGCAAATTACGCAACAGGGCCAGAGCACCCAGCTTCTCTTCCTTGAGCAACCGGGTGAAGGTCTCCTTTTTGTCAGCACCCGCCGAAAGCGCTACCTCCCACGTATCCGGCGACTCCAGTTGCTTGTCGGCCAACTTCTTCCACACCTCGGCCTGTGCCTCATCCTTGGGCTTGCCATGGATCAGGAAGAGCACGTCACGCAGCTTAATCGACGCGCCGTCGCTGTTCCACTTGGCCAGCGTGTAGGCGTCGAACTTCTGGAAGGCCGCGATCAGACCTTTCTTCATCTGCGCGGTCAGAGGCTGCTTTTTGTGCTTGCCCTCTTCCTGCCAGTAGAGCGCGATCAACTCGCCCATCTCATCGGGCCGCTGCACGACACGAGCGATGGCGTCAGCGACCACGGCACGCGTGGCCTTGGTCTTCTCCCGGATCAGCGCCACCAGAAGCAGCAAGGGCACGTGGCGCAGCTTCATCTGGGTACGGGCCTCGTAGGCGATCTCCACCAGCTTGGCCGCGCCGTCCTTCCCCTTCAGCACGTCTTTCACTTCCTCTTGGATACGCGTGGCGATACTCTGACCGTCTTCGTAGAATTGGTCCTCGAACAGCATGTTCGCCATCACCGACCGGCGAAGCTGGTGAATCGGGTCGATAAAAACTGCCACCGCACCCTCATGGGTAAACAAAAGCGCCTTGCGACTTGCTACATTGGTCCTCATTTCATTCCTCCCGAAAACTGGTTTACACAACAGAAAGCCACTCCTCCAGTCAAAGAGTGGCTCTCTCTTTAAATCGGGCGGAACAAGCGGGGCAGTGACATTTTTACAGTGCTCTACCACTGAGCTACACCGTGTTGCCACGATGACGGGAATCGAACCCGTGACCCCTGTCTCTTGAAGAAGTAACTGTTCCCTACACCAGCCCGATTTTCTTTAGAGAGCCGAGAACCTTAGCAACGGTTGTGTTACCCAGCTTATGCGGCTGGTTTGTGGGATCGAACCACATTGCCCGAAGGCAATTTACCCGAAGTAACCGTTACGCTCACTACGGCTCAATGTTTAACTCGACTCCTGCGTGGCCGAACAGCCACCGAAGTCATTCTCATCAAAGACGTGCTCAACTACCGCGTAGGGTGGCCCATTAAACCACCCCTGCATCTCTTTCTCGTCGCGACTCACATTGCGAATCGTCGTCTCGGGCGGGCCGGGAGTGTATTCCACCACCTCTCCGTCATCCAAAAGAATGGCAGCGACGGTGCGCGTGCCGATATCTGTACAGCGCCATTCTTTCTTGCCACACCAGAAGTTCTCGCCGATCACGAATTCGCTGTGCTTCATAACCTCAATGTCTAGATCGGGCGGAACAAACGGAACAGTGACGTATGCGCTCTACCAACTGAGCTACACCATATTGCTATGGTGGAGGGATTCGAACCCCCGACCTCATCCTTAAAAGGGAAGTAACTGTTTCCTACACCAGCCCGAACTTTTAAAGGCCGAGAACAACTCTGTCGGAACTAACGACCAGTCTCCATTGTTGGTGGAGTCTCCGATTTGAACGAAGTAAGTCCCAACTTCACTACGGCCTAATTTTTACCTCCAGAGGAACAAACCGTGAACGGTGGCTTTTTTCAATGAAGTAACCGTCCACTTCACCATCTGGAGAAATCTCCTTAACCCTTGATCCCGAAAATCTGCACGTTGTTACGTGGCGCGGGAACTGTTCGCACCCACTTAGGAGTGAGATTAATCAGCCGCGTCGCGAACTCCGCTGTTATCGATTCGTCCTGTTCCATCTCCTGCATCAGGTCACCAAGCGAATCGAAAATCTGCCAGCCGTTAATTCCCACGAAGCGATTAAACATCGTGTCGTAGAAGGCGAACTGGCGCGGCCAGTTTTCGTCGTTCTCATCCAACGCGATTTGCCTGCCGAGATCAATGAACCGAATCATGCGCCTTCCGTGCCCTTTCCATGATCTCGTCCCAGTGCTCGTGGACGTAGTCCATGTATTCCTGCTTCACCGTTCCATCCTCCTCGCAAGCCTCCGAAGGCCAGCAGCCGGTGAACGGGTCGTATTCGATAACGCCAAGCTGCATCTGTCTGATCTGCCACCCCGCCATCGGATAAAACATCAATCCGCTTTTAACCTGCCATTCGCCAAGGGTTGATCCTCGCGGCTTTATGTAAATACCATCTCCGCCGCCAAGCTCAACAACAATGCCGAATTGCACTTTCTGCCTCATTCAGCCCCTCAATCTTGGAGGCGGGAGATGAAACCCTCATCATCGACATGGCCGAAGCCAGTAACGCTCGACAACGGTCTAAGAATGGGATTCGAACCCACGACCTCCGAGGTTTCACCCCCGGCGCTCTACCACTGAGCTATCCCGCCCCAACTTTTAGCCCCCGGAGAACACTCGCTTTCAGGTAGCCCTTGCGGGCTATTCGTAGTGAAGTGGCACGAAGTACCTGACAAGCTTTCACTACCGGGAGCAAATTTAAATTTATGCGTTGCGGAACCAGCGCCTACGGCGTTTTTTCTTTACGCAGAAGAAGTATCCGTAAACTTCACCAGCAACGCATAACCTTCCAAGATGTCCACCTCTTCCGGCTGTTGAAGCTCCTGCTTCACGGCCCTGCGGACACGCTTGTTATAACCTTTTTTGATCTGCCTCCGAACGCCGGGACGCCAGTGCAGAAACCTTCTCCATCGCGTCAGCGCGTCGTGTTCGTCTGCGCTCTTCATCGGCAGTTCGTGTCTGCGCATTGCTGCCTTCCAATATCTCGTCCCCCGCGCCGGAGCGATTGCTATTCCGGCCTTTGCTTTAGCGTCCGCAGTTCACTACACCGCAGAGCGAGAACTTAGCTGTGCAGCCATTGAGCTACCGCACAAAACAAAAACCCCAAGTTTTTAGGCTTGGGGTGGAAACGTTGAGGTACGACCCAAGCCACTTACACGGATGTATTCTGCTGCGGTTTTCCCGCTCGCATCCAGTAACCGTGAGTGGCTAAGATCGTCATTGCAAAGTTAAGCTAACTTGATACTCACTATCGTGTCAAGCGTAATTACCTATACAAAGTAATTATCGGTGGAAAACTTTTGGTGGGACGAGGGGTGATCGAAACCCCAACTTCCCGCTTAAAAGGCGGGTACTCTGCCACTTGAGTTATCGTCCCACATCTATGGCAAGGCGGAGGAGAGTTGAACTCCCATTCTCGGGATGAAAACCCGATTTCCTGACCGTTAGAAGACCGCCTCAAAACTATGGCGGAAGCGGGGGGAATTCAACCCCCGGTGCCTCTTTCGTAGGACACGCCAGTTTTCGAGACTGGTGACTTTAGCAACTCGTCCACGCTTCCGTACTTCTGGCGGAGGATGTCGGATTCGAACCGACTCTGCCTTGCGGTCAGCAGGTTTAGCAAACCTGTGCAGCGCTCCAAACTCTGCCGATCCTCCCGCGCAAATAAAAACGCCTTCCGGCATTCGGAAGGCGCTCGCTGAACCTAGTTAGTCCTCAGCTACACGCCTCCGCTTTCGCTCAGAGATGAGCTAGAGGACAGCGAACTAAGGTGTTTCATGGTCATAACTCAGGTATGGTTGCACGGGCCGCACTGGAGTGTCAAACAATAGCCGTCTTATAGCTCGCCAGTAAGGAGGTTGATCATCGTCCCGAAATTCAGTCCGTCAGCGAGATCAACCAATGGCTGTACTAGCTCTGCACGGCGCTGATTATCACCGTCAGCCCTGAGGTACTCCGGTTCGATCTCCGCCGCTTTGCGGATGCCAAGCATCATCAGCAGAATATTATTCTTTACCCAGTCAACGTCTCTGATTGGATACTGATCGGAATCACTGTGCGCCGTGTCGAAACCGTAGACGCTTCCGATTTCATCATGCACGCAATAGGTGATACCGCCATGCACCGGGATGTAGGTCAATATGCCACGGTTTCCCGGCTCGATGACCGGCTTCTGCTTGAAACATACGTAGCCGTTATATTCAACCGTTAGGCCGCGAAAATCCGGTAATTCCTTGGCGATCTCATCAAATTCATCCCAAACGCGGGGCTTTATTATCCAGCACTCTTCACCGTCGAGCGTAAAGATTTCCATTGCATCTTTTCGCAGCCATGAATTCTGGGGGCCGCGTTCCGCAACTGACTGCTCTGTCCGTTGGCGGTGATCGATAGCAAGCTCCTCGATCCTGCGGGCCATATCTTCTAAGGCGCGGGCTAGCTCGTCATCCACGTATCCCCTCCCGAAGCTTCACTCGAAATCCATCCTCTTCCAGTTCCACCGATCTGACGAAGCGACGATGGGCGTGGCGATCTCTTTCTCGATCTGCTCCTTTTCAACCATGGGCGGAATGATCTGCACCAGCTTGTCTACCTTCGGGCACACCAGCCCGGCCAAACGCCTCGCATACCCATGGCCGCACCGGGTAGATCGTGCAGCGGTAATTGTCCTTGTCCAGAAAGCCGCAATCCAGTTCCCCGCGCTCCTGCTTCGCCAGACGCCTGCGCTCTTCTGCTGGCAATGCGTTCAGGTGCTCGCGAATTTTGGGAAGCCGCGCCGCAGGGATCGGCACCGGCCCGCAGCACATCGCCGTACAGGATGCGCAGGGTAACCGCTCAACCATCATTCCGGGAAGCAGTATTTCGCTCATACAAGCCCATCAGTATCTGCTCTACGGCTTCAATCGCCTGCACATCGCCGTTCGCCAACCTCTCCGCTACTATTTTCGTCACCATTCCCGTCCAAGCCGCTCTAACGTGATGCTCGTCGTAGTTCGCCCCGCGACAAAAGTAGCGATCTAACGCGGCGAAGCCTTTGTCGATAAGCGGCTTGACTTGCTCCGGTCGGTGTTTTGCACCGCTGACAAGTACGTCAAGAATGCTGCTGGCTTCGTCGAAATCTAGGAGTTCGATTTTTACAGTTCCACCACACATAGCTCGGTCCCTCCCGATACATGGAATACAGTATCCCTCATTCCGCCGCGATGCGAATCCGGTTCCTGAAAAACAGTGTATAGACGTGACGCGTATGGGCGAGAAAGGCTTCGCGCTTGGACGGACTGAGTCTTCTCTGTGTATCTAAAGCTAAGTCCACATGTTTCAGCAATCCATCGATATCCTCAGCATCCACGTAGCGTGAACACTCCGCGCACGCTGCCCAGTAGTTGATGGAACGGAGCACAAGGTTGGTTGGTCTTGTAGCTTTAGGCTCGACGTACAGAACGCCCGCGCTTTTGGACTCCGCTTCGAAGTCCCTGCACTGATACCGGCGCACGACAGCGTGACTACTGCAAAAGTCGCACTCGTCGGTTTTTATGGTCACGCCTTCCCCTCTTTGCCTATCGGAATCTCTTTTCCGTCCTTGATGATCTGCCTGACTTCGATCAAATCCTGCGCAAGCAGCCAGTCCAGCGTCGCCTGAGGGTCTTCGGGGGTGGGTGGGTAGAAACAGGTCACCAGCCCCTTGGGAACGCCGTTATCGTCGCGCATGGCCCCCTCAAGGCCCTTGGCCGTGCCAGCCATTAACGCCAGCCCTCCACGCATCACTTTTTCGAAGCTGGAGGCAATGTACTGAATCTGTTCCTTGACCGGGCGCTTTCGTTGTTCCGGAGTCAGGTGCAGATGCATCCATGAATCGCCGGTCTCGCGATCTTCGACGATAAAGCCGCGCCAGAACGCATCGCCCGCATTCCGCGATATCGCCTCGGCAATTTGGTCACTGAGGACGACGAGGCACCGGAGGTTTTCCTTTGGCAGGTTGAAGCCGACCATGTTTTCGTCCACCTCTGGCTCTTTTGGGTTTACTTTGCGGCTCATCGATGTTTCCTCCAAAGCGACGGTCAAAAGCGGCCAGATCGCGGTTCAGTGCGTGCAGGCTGGGTTTAAAGCCGTGCTCGATATTTAATTTCAGACACGCCGCCGACAGCGCGATGTCGCTCAGCATCCGGTTTCGTTCCAGTATCTCTTTGACGGAAACCGTAAGCAGCATATCGTCTGCGCGTCCACATCCCGGAAAGCCAGACGGGCACTTCACCATGTCCGCCTTCGGCAGGCCACAGTAGATGCAGTCCATGTTGCTTTCGGCGATCAGCCCGCGCATGATGTCGTTCTCCTTGCGCAGCCGCTCCAGTTCGCTTAGCTCTTCAGGTGTCATAGCAACTGCTTTAACAGACAGCCGATAGTTATGCCAACCAACAGCGGCAGCACGATATCTTCTAACAGTCTGATAGTTCTGGGCGTCATTGCAACACCGTCCTGTTGGCGATCTTGAGAAACGCCTGCTCATCCGTCTTCAACATCAAAAGCTGGCTAAGCAGGACATCGGGCATCGGTACGTCGTGCGCGTCGATTGGATGAGCACAATACTTGAACTTCGGCTTGCCGTCTTCCAGCAGGATCACGTTGCCCGACCGGCTGTTGCAGTGTAGCCGATAGATGCGCCCATCGATCTCCTGTTCGACATAGGCGTCGTCCGTATACTGCCTTACCTGCGACGGGGTCAGGATCGTAAACAGCAGGTGCTCAGCGCGGAGAGACGCGGCCTTGCGCTTTGCCTCTAGCTCCGCGAACCGCTTCACGCGTGCAGCCTTTTCTTCGGCTGTCTCCGGCGCTTGTTGGCCAAGGTTGCTGTAGATGATGGAGTTTGCGGCAGTCGCTCCGCTCTGAATGTATGCGCCACCCACCAGTGCCTGATACCAGTTCGTCACCTCGTATTTGAGGTTAGAAACGTTCTGATACTGGTAAATGATGTGGGTCTCGGGGCAGTACTGGCCCGTCACTGCGGCGGGTTGGTAGATGTACTGAATATTGCTCTTGCTGTTGCCGGTCGAGCTACCCAGACCGCCCCAGAATCCACTGTTTATCCACTGGCTGTAATCAACCTTCAGATTCACGACGCCCCCTTAATCCTTTTCATCAGGTTTTTCTTTGTTTGAGGCGGCGGCAGCGGAGGCCACGAGTCCTGATTTGATGGCACATACATCTCCTGCGCGATGACGCATTTGCTTCCATCCTGCTCGCCGACGCAGGTGACGCGGCGGTAGTACACGCGCCGTAAGCGATAGCGATTCCTGAGGTCACTCTCTTCGGCATAGACGTGGAACCCTGCCTCGTACTCTTTACCATCGCTGGCCCTGATTTTTATTGGAGGTCTTATCAGATTGGCAAAAAGCCACTTGTCCAGCGCGACATCGCCGGTCATGTTCGCGAAAGTCAGCGACTTCCTGCCGCCACCGAACTCCTTCCATCCGTCTACGATCAGGTCCGACACCTTTGCAGGGCTGCTGATGACTTTTGTCAGGCACATTTAAATTCACTCCCCGTCGAACTCTCCGTCCATGGCACGCGTCGCAATCTCGTTCAGGCCAAGCCTGCGACAATCGCGCACAAGGTCCATGATCGGCGTAGCGCTGTCACTTTCGAAATCGGCATATCTGCCGCGTGTGGCGTCATCGATCATGTCAGCCGGTGCGTCGGCTTCCATGAGAGCTTGAGCCAGCCTTGCTTTCACGTTCATCGCTAGCCACCGATCATGGGCGCGTGGAGAATGATGCGCTCGGCGCTGGGATCGAATTTGTCGATCACCTCGCCCTGTCCGCCCTTGGCGTCTACCTTGTAGGCTAGATAGCGCTTCGCCCTCAGTTCATTGAACCGTGCTTGCGCGGCGGCTACCTGTTCAGGATTGTTCCGGTCCCACTGTATCCGGCTGTCGCCAGACTCATCGAGAATGCACAGGGTGCCCTGTCCAAACTCGTCCCTGTAGCGTGCGCTGTTTTCCAGAACGTACGCTTCCAACGCTTCAGTTGCCATTGAGATTTCCTCCCGGATCGAAGGCGCAGGATACCGCGTTCAACCCAGCGTTTTCAAGCTTAAAGCGACAAGTACCGAAAAATAAGCGGAGTGCCTGTCAAGTTATTTTTTCTAATACTGAATTTCAAGCACTTACTAAGCGCAAACCCGCATAAACACTGGGCATTTCGTACTTTTTAAAAATGCGCTTGAGATAATAGAGATAGGAAAGGACACAAATAAAATGACTAACGGACAAGTAGAAACACAGACAATCAGCAAGTACGACCGCACCTACGGAGGGTTGCATGACATCAGCCTCACAACCAAACCATCCACCGTCAAGAACGTGCAGACATTGACCGGCAAGAGCGAGACGTTTGTGGTGCAGACCCTTCGCCATGAAGAGCTTGGAGACTTCATTTTCATCGAGTGCATGGACGAGAACGGCCTGACGCGTCTGGCGCTGCCGCCCAAGGTTGCTGCCGCCATTGCCAGCCAGCGGGACTCGCTGACCAAGCGCCGCCGCTCGATCAGCAGCAAGGCGGTGATGCGGCGTCGTATGGACGAAGGCTGGGTGCCGACCTTTAAGAAGAGAAAAGCGTAACATCACGCGGCCCCGCCAGTCCCGGTGGGGCCACCTTCAATCTCAAACGCACTACGTATCTCAGCATAGGAATGCGTACGCTCCTTCCAGAGCCGCCACTTCAGGAACTCCCTTGCGTGAGCATCGGCCTCTTCAAAGGAGAAGAAAAACCGGGGAAAGCTGTCGTGTCCGTCCAGTTCCAGCGGCCCATCGACGTTGAGTTGGATGTGGCCTCGGTCGCAGTAAGGCGGGCGCATCGAAAGAAAGGCGTGGACCGGCCTCCCGTCCGGGAAGCTCACATGCAGGTTGAGATAGCCGAACTTGTCTCTCTCCCACCGCGCTTCATCGATCTGCTTAATTCCCTCTTCCGGCGTCATCGGGTCACCTCGACTCGAAACCTTGCCACCTCGCGATTGCATTCGGGCAGATAACAATACAGAACCAGTTCATCTTCACGAGTCATCTCTACGCGCAAAGGCGCTGTCGGATGGCATTTCGCTCCGAGTTCCACAGGGAAGTCTCCGCACAAATCACATCCACTTATTTCTGTTGTCATATCCAAGTCTCCACAATCTGCGGTTCATCGCCCTCAGAGCGCGTCAGGCAGGCCAGACCGAACGGGATCAACGACCGGATTTCATCAAGAGTGTCGGCCATGAAGTATTCGCTGCTGGCCTGCGGCTCCGTCCTGTTACGGAAGATGTCGTGCCGACGTGCTACGTACTTGCCGGGAAAGTCACGGGGGTTGTAGTAGATCGTCCACACGCTCATGAAAGGCTCTTCCTGTGGCTCTCGGAAGTACCGCTCAGCATCCCACATGCTGATGCGCTCGCCCGTGTCGGTAATGCAGCCAAAGCCGCCTTCAGACGGCTTGGCAAGACGATTCGCGACGCTGATCCCCCACTTGGAAGCGATGCGATGCATCTTTCCCCTGTAGAAGACATGCGTTGCCTCAAGTATGTTGCACTCGTTCATTTCACCTCTTCCTCAAGCCCATGCCGGGGTAGCTCTCGACCGGGCGGCTTCTTCGTAGTCGCAATATATGCCAAGTCACGCACCACCGTTCTGGCGCTCACGTTCACGGCAACTGCAATCTGATTTGTCGTTAAGCCTTTGCTGGCTAGTTCTACGACGGTCTTTCGTCTCGAATCCATACCGCGATCAGAGAATGGGTGCTCATCTAAAATTCGGTGGCATCTTATACATAGCCGCGCCCAAGTCGCATCTGATCTGGTGTAAATCTTGTTAATGCAGGCCATGTTTAGCTTGCAATTACTGGCTCCGCAAATCCAACACTCCATCGGAGATGGAAATTGTTTCTTTGCCCAGCGATGAAGCTGCGAGTAGGAAATTAAATCTCCCTGCCAGTTACCATGGTTCTCACCGCTGATGCGTGGATCACCCTTTCTCTCAGTCCAATACGATCCGCCAGCGAATCGCCCCTGTTTGTCATGAATGAGCATCGTAAACACCTACGGTTTAATTTCTTTGAACCCGTATTGCTCTGCAAGTTTAGGTAGATCGCGGCCAGTAATAGTGTGCAGCGCGATGAAATGCCTTGGCACCATGAATGCCCTCCCTAGTTCCATCACAGTGATTTTGACGCAGTCGCCCAGATCGGCAATCATCGTTTCCACCAGATGCTGCGTAAGCTCAGACGTGTAGTGCAGTGGCTTCCCGCACGCGCACATCTTCTCAGGCATTCGTCGCTCCGATCTTGCATGGCAGGCGCACGCTGATCGGGTCGTCAGGGCGACCGGCTGCGGTGACCAGAATGCTAAAGTTGCAGGTCGTGCAGGTGACCTTCCACATGCCACATTCTGGCGCGGGATAGGGTAGCTCCACCTTGCAGCTTACCGGCACGCCCACGGGAGCGTGTATGGCAATCCCGTTGGGGAAGTCAGGATCGGGTGGACACTGCGCCTTGCCCCGGCCTGAAGGGATGAACTCGACGGTTTTATCAGTCACCATGCTTCGTCTCCCGCACCACTTCCGCGAACGTGAGCTTGACGAAATAAATTCGCTGGCCGTAAGCCTCCGACTGAGCCTCAGCTTGACCCCAGTACTTATCCAGCTTTTCCTGATTGGTGGATACCATGGGGATCGTCCCCGCTGGCACGTTGCCCTGCTTCAGCCCGAACAGGCCCGACCCCAACTCGTCCCGGCCTACCCATGCGTAGACTTCAAACTCCTGCACTTCCTTCGGCGGTTCCGCCATTATCTACTTCTCCTCTTAACCAGTTGTTTGGTCACCACGCCAGCCACAAAGCCGACGACGGCATAGATCACCCAAGAGTGGTGCATATCACCCCGCATCGAACCTGCGAATAAATTTCCCGCACCGGGCGCAGTGAATGTCGCCCTCATGCCACAACTGTTCGTAGTTGCGCATTTCGAACTCGGTCGATCCGCAATCTGGGCATGCGGTGTTGGCTACGGTAACGCTGCCATGGAGTATAGGATTATTTTCTGCGTCAGACATCTTCAGTCCCTCAACCACTCGATCTTGATTACGTAGCTCATGCTGGCCGAACCTCTACCGGCTTATTTTCCAGCAGGTCGTGGTATACGCCTTCGTCATCGCGGAGCAGTGGCATCGCATTCACGTATCCGCAGAACATGCCGTCGAACATGACCATGAGCGAATCTTCGTTGGGCGACGCCAGTGTCACCATGGCCTGCATCTTCACGTCACCGCGCTCGATCCATACAAAGTCGCCGCGCTTCATCGACGGCCCTCGTGATAGTCCAGCGCCGCCTGTGCGCCTTCCCGCCGCGTCATGCCGTCTTCCTTATCTGTGCCGTTGCCGCCGAAGCAAGAGCAGCGCTTCTGCTGATGCGCAACCGATCCTACGACTGCGCGAAACTGGCATTCGCGGTGATGCACGGAACCATTGTCATATATCCACCCGTCCTCACCGACCGCGATCAACTCGTCGCAGTATACGCAGGCGCGTCCTGCGGGAGTTTCCGTCTGCGGGCAGTCGCTATAGGCTGGTGCAGGGTGCCATTTCCCAAACCACATCATGCTCATTCGATCACCACTCCGTGCCGTATCGATCCGCCGAGTATGACGGTGTGCTCCTGAACGAGCTTTACGAAGCAATCCACGCAGACCACGTG